ACTAGTTGCAGGACAGCTTGTTCCATCTGCATTTCTTACCGTGATCCCATCGTCACATCATCCATATTGGCTTGCGGTACAGCTAGAACTCACTGGAACTGGACAGCTTGTTCCATCTGCATTCTTTGCAGTGACTCCATCGTCACAGCAACCGTATTGGCTACTGGTACAGCCGATCGGTGCAGGACAGCTTGTTCCATCTGCATTCTTTGCCGTGACCCCATCGTCACAGCACCCATATTGGGTTGCGATACAGCTTGCGCTCGCAGGGACAGGACAGCTTGTTCCATCTGCATTTTTTACCGTGATCCCATCGTCACAGCATCCATATTGGCTTGCGGTACAGCTTGCACTCAGTACATTCAAGCCGCGTGTTCCGGGATAGGTACTTGCGTTCATGGCCGAAGTAGACTGAGCGGAACGAAGCTGTACGGGTTGTGGATTACGTCCTTGAAATTTGGACATGGGTTGATTTGTTTTGAGTTGAGTTAAATCTGCCGAACGCCCCATATTCGTACTTAGGGTAGTTTTATTGGATAATTTAGAACCATCCAGTTTAGGGGCATTCGACATGGGTTCGATTGTTTTGTAAAAAACGCCCTGTATTGCCATGGTATCGGAATAATAATCAGGAGGCGATTTATATTTAGAAACAGTGTGTGACGGCATCCATATCAATGGAATTTTATTTCCTAAACTAAAAAACAATAGAATACACAGAAGAAAGACCCATAACAGAATTTTCATTAGTATACAAGGAGATTATAATGTTTAGGGATTTTTTTATCCGGTTAGAATATGACTCGGATTCTAAAAGGTGAAGATGGTCTCTATCACGTAAATGGTAAATCCTACAAGTTTTTGATAGGTAGCAGACAACAGGTGGGTCATGAGACTGCGTATAAAACTCCCGGTGGATTGACCAAAAAAGGCCTCATTCAAACCAAAGATGGTTGTTGGAAATCATTAAGCAAACACAAGAGCGCCAAAAAGGAAAAGCGCCTAGAAAAGGCTGGTTATTTTACCGAAAAGGGCAAATTCGGGTTTGTCCGTACCAAAACTCGTCGTATGCGCCGCCCGAGACCTTAACGTTTACGTGTTCGACACCTTTTCCTACTACATTTTCTGGATTTAATCGTAAATAAATCATATAAATATTGTGTTCTGTTCTTACAATTCAAAAAAGGCATCATATGTTTTCTCGGCCTCATATGTTTTCTATACATAATAATTACATATACATCATCAGTTCTGATTTTTGTTGGTCTAGTTTCAACAACTTTCGAACAATCTCAATGGTCAAGGTAAAGGGGAATTCGACTTGGATCGCTAAATCTTCCCCGAATAAATTCGTACCTGGTTTCATCAACCGGAAGAGATTCAGTTTCGAGTAAATGGTTTCCAGACATCGTTTCAAATTACGAACCCCTTTCTCTTGACCGGTATACGTTTCAATGATATAATTCAAGGTTGCATCAGGAATCACAAGGTCTTCTTCCTTGAAGGAAATATTCTCTCGAATGTGTCTGCTCAAATAGCGTGTTGCAATCACATTCTTCTGTGCAGTGGTATATCCTGTCGTCTTGATAATATTCATTCGGTCACCAAGAATTGGATTGACTTTATCGCGATGGTTGTAACTAAACACAAGTGTTGCTCGACTCAAGTCCAAATCAATTCCAGAGAAGTAATTGTCCTTGAAATGCTTGTTTTGGGTTGAGTCAGTCAAATGGGTCAAGATGCCGATAATTTCTTCACCTTTAGGCGTATCACTGACCTTGTCCAATTCATCGAAATAAATGACAGGATTCATACACTTGCTTCGCATCAAGATGTCTGCGATTTGTCCCCACACGCTTCCTTCGTAGGTAATCAGATGGCCATCCAGCAAACTACTGTCTTGAGCTCCACCAAGTGACACAAATGCAAATGGACGCTGTAGGATTTTACTGATGCCTTCTTTTACCAAGGTAGTTTTTCCGGTACCCATAGGTCCTTCAATGGCGATGACGGTGCCCGCTCCATTTGGATTCGATATCAGCTGACCAATGTACTGCAAAATCTGCATCTTGGCATCGTTTAGTCCATAGGTACATTCATCTAGACATCGTTTGGCGTGTTCCATGAAGTCGTGACATTTTTCGGTACCATCTGCAATGGATACGGGCAGATTATGATACACGCCAAAGGGGATTCGCATAAATCCGTCCATCCACGCTTTGTTTTTCCCTGCTTCACCATCTGTTCCTTGATTGATTTGTGCGAGTTTTTGTAACGCAAGGATCTTATATTCGGATGGTATCGAAGATTCCAAGAGTTGAATGCGGTTGGGTTTTTGTTGTTTGTTAAGGTCCCGGAGCGTTGTCAGCGTCTGTAAGATGGTGCGTTGGGACTCCACTTCCATCGCCGCAAAATATTTGCAGTCACTTGCTGGTTTATTGGTTAACAGTTTACTGAATTTGGATTCGTTGGCGGCTCGTTCTTTGGCAAGAACCTCTTTTTTTTTATTTTCAAGTTTATGCTTCATCGTTTCTTGGGTTTTTAAATAAGTTTTGTAAATGGGAAGTTCTTTGTATTCTTCGCCTAATCCTTCCGCAAGTGTCTGAAGTTTGGCCAAGAATGCATCGTTCTTTTCATGGTCAATCACTTCCAAACTTTCGTCGGATTCAGCATCCGAATCTACAGTAAAGGTAATGTTCACATTGACGGTTTCTTCTTCGGTCGATTCTGATTCGGTTGACTCCGATTCAGTCTCATAATCTGAATCATCTGTTTCATATTCGTCGGAACCTGAATCCGAATCAGATGCTTCGGCGACCTTTTTCGCCATATACTTGGATGGGAAGATTTCATTCAGAAGCGTCTTGAATTTTTTGTCGCGGAGATTGTACGAATGAGGCATTCGATGGATACATCTATTCTCTTATTCTGTTCATATCAATTTTTTAAATAAAATCGAAATAAACGAGCAACAATCATAGAAAACACAATATGGATTCAGAATGCATTGTTTGTTACGAGAAAATGACGAATTGGAACATGAATACGATGAGTTGTTCACATTCGATTTGTCTGGAATGTTCGGACAAGATACAGTCTACCTGTATGCGTATTACGATGCCTCCAGTGTCGTTTAGTGGAGGTTATATAGTAAAGTACCACGTAAACGGATATAAGATGACGCGTGTCAGTCACTTCATCTTACAAGGATATAAAAACACCATGAAGTGTCCATACTGTCGTCAATGTGGACCCACACTATACGATTTCGATGAAATTCGATTTTCCAGTCCTTTGTTCACTACGGAGTGGAACATTCTTGAACGCAAATTATACCAATCTAAACTACAATCCTTCACAATGAGCAGGGATGGCAACACTTTTGCATTTAAACTATCCAAGAACTCTTTACACGTCATGTGGTCCGAAAGCAATACATATGCGTATACACTACCACTTGTTGCATACAAAATGTCCAAGGACAGGTCCTCCCTACTCATCGGGTGGACGGAGTTCAACAAGAGAGAAATACGTCGAAGAGAATTCAACAGACGATCGAAATCAAGTCCGTGTAATTTAGTATCGAGAGGTAGATGTTGATCAGGCTATTTTTTTTATGTATTAGTGTAAACCAAATGCGGCGTGGATATCGACAGTGTACGCGGTATTTTGCTTTCCACCATTTCATATCGCTGATTAAATAAATTAATATACCAATAGGTATGAGCAAATCCAGAATCATTGGGGCCGGGTGCGCTGGAAGTACCCTTTATCATTGCAACGTCAATTTAAACACTGCGGGCGGGACAAAAAAACAAGGACTACCCTATAGTCTAAGTGATCCAATTATTAATCATCGAGTTATCAAAATCAAAGCGTACGGCGTGAATCGGAATATGATTTTCACCATCAATCAAGTTGGTGGGATTGGACACACTGCTACGGTAACACGTGGTGGTTTGCGTCCAAAAGCGCCGTTTGTATTTCATATTAATGAATAAAATCGATTTAACAAATAATACTGAACTATAGTAAGAAATGATTCAAGAATCAACCATTCTAGGCATCCAATTTGGGCTTTTCTCGCCAGAGGAGATTCGCAAGAGCTCTGTGGCAGAAATCACTAGCAAAGAAACCTATGTCAACAACAAAGCAGTGGTTGGGGGGTTATTTGATACGAGGATGGGTACACTCGACCCTGGAATCATCTGTCCTACCGACGGTCTCGATTATATTCAATGTCCTGGTTACTTTGGTCACATTGAACTCGCCAAACCGGTATTTTACATTCAATATTTAGGAACCATTGAACGTATCGCGAAATGTATTTGCATCAAGTGTAGTAAGTTATTGATCGATAAGACCAAATATAGGTCCCTCTTGCTACTTTCCGCCGATAAACGATGGGGACAGGTTCAAACCCTTTGTACGAAAATTTCCCGGTGTGGGGAATCCAGTGTAATGGGGTGTGGCTGTCTCCAACCCTCCAAATACAAACAAGATGGATTTGCAACGATTGTTGCAGAATGGAAAGCAGACGAACCCCTTTCCTTGAAAATTACCCCCGAAATGTTTATTAAGATATTCAGGCGAATTTCAGATGAAGATATTGCCTTTATGGGATTTAGTCCAGTATGGTCTCGTCCGGAATGGATGATCTGTCAAGTCCTCGCCGTTCCACCTCCTTCGGTGCGTCCCTCGGTGAAATATGATTCTTCCCAGCGTAGTGAGGATGACCTTACCTATATCTTACTGCAAATCATCAAAGCAAACAAAACCTTGAAGGAAAAGATTGCAGCGGAAGCAGCTCCGAATAGTATCGATGACTATCACAGTTATTTGCAATTCTTTGTGGCAACATTGATCGACAATAAGATTCCAAACGCAAAACCCGCCGCGCAACGATCGGGGCGTGCCTTTAAATCGATTAAGGATCGACTGAATGGAAAAACGGGACGAGTACGTGGAAATTTAATGGGAAAACGTGTCGACTTTAGTGCACGTTCCGTGATTACACCAGACCCCAACCTATCCATCCGCGAACTCGGTGTCCCTCTTAAAATCGCAAAGTCTATCACCAAACCAGTGACCGTGAATAGCCGCAATATCCATAGTTTAACAACCTTGGTCAGAAATGGACCAGACGTATATCCAGGCGCGAAATTATTGGAACGAAAGGTCAATAGCCGCACGGTTCACATCTCATTGAAATACGCCGATCGAGAATCGATTCAGTTGTCGGAAGGAGACATTGTCCATCGTCATATGATGGATGGAGATGCCATCCTCTTCAATCGTCAACCCTCTCTCCATCGAATGAGTATGATGGGTCATATTGTACGCGTCATGTTCAAGGGAGACACGTTTCGAATGAATGTCGGCGATACAAAGCCCTATAACGCGGATTTCGATGGCGATGAAATGAATCTTCATATGCCCCAATCGTTGGAGGCAGAAACTGAACTGCGACATTTAGCCGCGGTTCCTTATCAAATCATTAGTCCTGCATCGAACTCGTCCATTATCGGTATTTTCCAAGATTCCTTGTTGGGATCTTTCCAATTTACTCGTCCATCCATTCGATTCGATGCACTTGCGGCGATGAATCTGGTGGTGAATTTACCACACGTAGACGTATCGGTGTTTCAAACAGAGTCGATTTCCAATTTCGATATTCTGTCTCTGATTCTACCTCCAATGACCAGTTTCCAGAAGAATAAATTGTTCAAAGACACGGAGGACGTGAATACGTCCAATAATGTCATACAGATTATAGATGGACACTACAAGCGTGGTCGGTTAGACAAGGGTGCATTGAGTGCTACCTCCAAGGGTCTGATTCATCGTATTTTCAACGATTTTGGAAACTTTGCTTCTGCAGATTTCATTGACAATATTCAGTACATTGTAAACGAGTATATGAAGGTAAGTTCGTTCAGTGTAGGCATTAGCGATTTGGTCACGTCTAAAGAAGTCCAAGACAACATCAAGAAAGCCATTCGCAGTGAAAAGGAAAAAGTGGACCGACTCATTTTGGATACACACTTGAACGCATTTCAAAATGAAACGGGACGTTCGAATGTGGATGAATTCGAATCACAAATCAAGGACATTTTAGCAGCAGCCAATAAAGAGGCGGGTAACCTTGGGAAGGGTGGATTGAGTCCAGATAACCGATTTGCCATCATGGTTCAATCAGGTTCCAAAGGGTCTGATATTAACATTTCACAGATGGTCTCTTGTCTTGGACAACAAGAGGTCGAAGGAAAGCGGTGCCCTTATGGATTTAGCGACCGAACCCTACCCCATTTTACCAAGTATGACGATACACCTTCGGCTCGTGGATTTGTAGATTCGTCCTTTATTCACGGACTGAACCCATTTGAGTTGTTCTTCCATGCACAAGGAGGTCGTATTGGTCTGATTGATACGGCTGTGAAAACGTCCACTACGGGATATATTCAGCGCCGATTGATTAAATCGATGGAAGATTGTATCGGTATGTACGATGGTACCGTAAGAAACCATAAAGGACGTATCGTGCAATTTCGATATGGAGAGGACAATATTGACCCAGGCAAGGTCGAAGTGTATCAAATGCACTTGTGTGAAATGAAAATGGAGCAGATTTACAATCATTACAATATGAATCCGGAAGATTTGGCCACATTATCACCGGATGCCGGAAAACGTTATACTTCACAACATACGGAATGCACGACTCGTTCCAAGTTTTGGATTGACTTTATGCTTACCTCTCGAGAACAATTGGTCCGTTACATATTTGACTATAAAAATGACTACAAGGTTTACGTACCCGTAGGCATTCCTTTCCTCATTTCCAATCTAAGTAAACAGTTCCATTTATCTCCACAGACTGTCTTGGATGTGACGCCCCTGGAGGTGTATGAACTATTGGATGTCTATTATGATAAATTGGATGCACTGGGCGCCTACAAGCCAAGCACGCTCTTTAAAATCGTGTATTACTATTGTTTGTCACCACGAGAATTGTTGTTGGTGAAACATTTTACCAAATCAGCCATCGTCATGTTACTCGAACAAATCGTGATGCAGTACAAACGTGCCTTAATTCAACCGGGGGAAATGGTCGGAATCATTGCGGCTCAGTCCATTGGTGAACCCACTACCCAATTGACGTTGAACACGTTTCACTTTGCTGGTGTAGCCAGTAAATCCAATGTAACCCGTGGTGTACCCCGCATTGAAGAGATTCTATCCTTGTCGGAGAACACGAAAAATCCGTCGATTACGGTCCGACTGAAAGAGTTTGATGAAACCAGTAAAGAACGAGCGAAATTCTTTATGACTGCACTCGAACACACCAAAATCGCCGACGTGGTCACGAAAGCCGACATTCACTTTGAAACGGACGTTGCGGAAGAAGACCGCGCCTTTGTACGACAATTCAAAGACTTTAATGATTTGTTGGTCGATTGCACAGAACCCGTAGAAGAAACGATCGAGTCCCCTTGGGTGATTCGTCTGGAGTTGAATCCAGAAGAAATGTTGAATCGAAACATTACGATGGATGACATTAGTTTCACCATCAAACAGAGTGCGGAGTTCAAGTCCACCAGTTGTATTTATTCAGACTACAACGCCGACAAACTCGTCTTCCGTATCTATCCTACGGACAACAAGAAAAAACAGAAGGGGCGATCCCTCTATGACATGGATTATGTGTACACCTTAAAGGATATTCGAACCAAACTACTCAATTTGGTATTGCGTGGCGTAAAGAACATTCGCAAGGTGAACATTCGTACCGTAAAGAATAATGTCAAAAAGATAAATGGAAACTATGAAACCCAAGAGGTATGGGTATTGGATACGGTAGGTACCAATTTATTGGACGTATTGGGTATGGACTTTATCGATGCATCCCGTACGATAAGCAATGATATTCGAGAAACCAATGACGTACTGGGGATTGAAGCTGCAAGAGACAGCATTTATACAGAATTGACTGACGTGATTGAATTTGACGGTGGGTATATTAACGACCATCATAAGTCCTTGTTGTGTGACCGAATGACAAGTGTGCATCCAATGATGTCTGTATGTCGCCACGGTGTAAACAAGGACAATATTGGACCCATCGCAAAGGCATCTTTTGAAGAAACACCCGAAATGTTCTTTCGAGCAGCCATTCACGGTGAATTGGACAATATGCGGGGCGTGTCTGCAAATGTAATGACTGGACAAGAAGGATACTATGGAACGGCATCCTTTGGACTGTTGTTGGACTTGGATAAACTTCAAGGCATGGAAGTGAAAAAGACGGAACACGTCACGGATGAACTCATTCTGTCTAAACAACAATGCGACGGTATTCAAATTCATCATAACCTGGGTGAACTTGTGAATACAAAAGTAGAAACAGATGTGAATTTCTTTATCTCATTGTAGAAAAATATAGGCGTATCCTATGAACATATCAAGTCTATTACTTACCATTGTAGGATTTTTAGTGGTCGTCTATATATTGTCCTATGTATTCAATGGTAAAAAAACCTTGAGTAATTTTGCGAGTGCGACAACGGAGTTGGTGGTTCCACCTACCTCTCTCCCGTCTGGTACAACCGTAAACTTCACTTATAGCATTTGGATTTATGTGGACGATTGGACCTATCGATATGGACAAGAAAAGATCATTTTTTCAAGAGGACCCGCTGCAGGTTTGTTGGCACTGTCGTTAGCTCCGACTGAGAACGACCTTCACGTGACTATGGCGGTTACTGATGACCAACCGTTTGATACCGTGGTTCCAAACATTCCCATTCAAAAATGGACCAATTTGATTGTATCCTTGAATACTCGAACTGTGGATATCTATGTCAATGGGAAGTTGGTGCGAACGAGTGTATTGCCTGGTATGCCGAAACTGGACCCGACTGCCGATTTAAATTTAACACCCAGAGGGGGATTTTCAGGATACACCTCTAGATTCAATTATTGGAGTGATACCATTAATCCACAGGAAGCGTGGAATATCTATAAATCTGGACCGGGTGGAAATATGTTTAGCAGTTTTTTCAACCAATACAAAATACAATTTAATTTCTTGAAAGGCGATAATGTACAAGCTTCGTTGACGATATAAACAGATGTGTTGGATGATATAGAATGGGTGTTTATGTGTATCGTTCCAAACATATGAATGCCATCAAAATTGGTCATTATGCAAAACAAAATGCGTGGAGTCGAATCGCGCATCGCGGATTTTATTCGTGTATTTGTCCATCGGACATTCGAGATCGTGTTAGCGTGGATGATGTTGATTTACTCTATTGGTTTCCCGACTTGAAACCTAAAGATGAAAAGCGGGTTCATAAATTATTGAATGCACACGCTTTATGTGGAGAATGGTTTTCAACCGATGCATTGGAACAAATACCCATGCTACTCCCCTTTGAAAATAAGATGGAAATGTGTTCAAAAGAATTGGCATTGCAGACCCGGCGAAGATTATAACATATTATTATAATAATCTGTTTTTTTCTCTTCTTCTAACCCTCTCATACTCACCTCAAATCTGTACATTTCTTTATACAAACTAATGGGTAAAAATAATGGATTTATATATAAAAATATGCCCAATAATCCTTGTTGTCCTTTACTGATATATAGATACGTTTCTTTGTGGATAGATTTAAATTTAGTATAATTGTAATCATACGAATTTAAACCGCGGGTGAAACCCAATAGTCCCCAACTCGTTCCAGTTACGAATAATACAATATCTTTTTTTGTGCATATTCAATAGCATCGTATGTCTTTAAGATATATTGGAGCAGTACCCGAAAAAAAAGTAAAAGATAGACGCTGTTTATACTCGGATGGATGGATGTTTCATTCGTGAAAACCAGGATTTCACCAATGCTAATGGCTCCCCGACAAGTTTAGTTTCAAGACAAAGTTTAAAATAGTGATCTGCTCTATCACTTCTGTAGAATGTATTCAAATAACCTTCTCTATAATTGTAACATGAAGACAATCCCTTCATCATATGAGAATAAATGATCCGCCATTTATGTTCTATCTGTTTGGCTTGGAGCATACGATAGAGGTGACGAAAGAAATCCATATCCATAGGGAAGTCAATCGATGAACTGTAATAGGAAAGATAAACATCCATTTCACTTGGATCGACACATTCGACCCTAGGATAGCCAAGCGATACAAGCTTTTCTGTCATGATTCGACACACGCGCGACATATCTATCGATGTATAATCCAATGGTTCGTTACGCATAAACCTAGGCATACAAGGTAATTCATAAGACGGTAAATAAGAGAGAATGATACAGGTGGTGACATGATAATGAAGATGATAATTAGTCAATTGTCGGATAATACGTTTCCATTGGTTTCGATGGTTGCGATAATTCTTAACGTGAAAAGTGGTTGTCCGTAACTGCCAATTGAACCAATGAAGATCGCGCTTGAGTTCGGCTTCCTTTCGAAAGGCGCGCGTCAGTTCCGGACAACAAGACTGTCGAGCATATCCAATTTCTGGTTTCCTAGGTCGACACGTTCGCACCAGTGTTTGCGCCATTCTTTAGAACGGTAAGCAACATTATCTATTTCAATTTTTCTGAATTTACGAGGAAAATTCTGCGTCTCTTTTGAATTGTTCGCCATGAGCGGAGGCCATTCCATCCGCATCGCGCACTTCATATAGACTTCTTACCATTCAGAACACGGATAAATGAGCCAAATTTAATATATTTTTGTTAAGTTTGACCTTGCTTGGTCAAATCGATGATGCGACATAAAATTGATTCGTTTTATAGAAATACTTTTTTGCACACTCGTTGAATACCCGATATGGACTTCACGGACGAATACACCAATCTTATCAACATCTTGGAGGGCTATGAAATTCGCGGATTACGAGACAAACTGAACACGCATCAAGCCGAACAAATGATGCAATCGCTGCGCATTTATGTGGCTGCTTACTTGGATACGGTCGACAATCTCGACTCGTACACTCGCGACACAGCGGAGAATGCTTGGGTCGACCTGATGAGGATGGCCTAGGCGCAGACAGCCTTGGGGGAAACCCCTTTTTTTTATTTAAAATTGATATCCTGTTTAAAAAACTATCTGAAACAATGAGAAACTCACCATAGACCAAGTGATTGCCGATTATCTAGCGATTGGTGCGACCCCAAGGCGTATGTATTTGTCCGTTACACGCAAGAATATCGCGCCGAAGTGATGGAAAAACACAGCATAAGTCATTTAGGAAGAAGACACGATTTTCCATAAAAGCCTGAGACTATTTATACAATGTGAGAATGTACTTCACAAAAGAACTTCTACACACATCGGACTCTGTCAGACGAACCAACGCAATTTCGTCATTTCCACCTGGATATCGTTGCAAGAAATCCTCTAGACCAGATGCACCGTGGCTATCTTGTTGGTCCAAATCGCCAATCACCACCATTTTACTGTTTTGACCCAAACGTGTCATCAACATCTTTAATTGTTTAGGCGTGGTGTTCTGAGATTCATCGCAAATGACAAATGAATTGGTGTACGTGTTTCCACGACAATAGGCTAACGGGGCCAATTTAATAACCTCCTTTTTCATCATCTCCTCCAATTGTTTCATGGAATAGTGTTCTTTGAAAATATCCAGATACGATTCAATCCACGGAGACATCTTCGATCTCATATTCCCTGGCAAAAACCCAAGGTCTTCCCCTTCCACTGAAACAAGCGGTTTGGTAATTACAATTTGATTCACCTGCTTTTCTGCAAGTTGGGATATTGCAGTTTTGCACGCAAATGCCGTCTTGCCCGACCCAGCCGGTCCTGTACAGACCACAAGCGAATGTGCCGGATTCTGTAAGATATACATGTATTTTTGTTGCATGGTCGTGAGACGAAGCATCATAGATAAATGCATCTTCATTTCATAAATAGCCTTAGCATCGTTTATATCTATTAACTTAAATATTTTTTTCACTTCTATGTTATATTGTCCAAATAGACATAAAAGGCTGTTTCATTTTTGGTTACTGTGTATTCATTTACGGGACAATAAACTTCTATACCAAATGAATTTGTTCCTAAAGATAATTTATATTCGTGTAATAGGGCCTTATAATCTCTAACTTCATCAGTTGATTTAGCACTTGATAAAAATGCAGTAATGTCTTCATTATAATCGTTATCTGGAATAAATCCGTCAAATTTCTGAAGAAGCAAATAAGCAGATATTGGATTTTTTGCTTCTGATTTTATGAATTTAAATTCACTTGACAATAATGGGACTAAAAACATAACAGCACATCTTAATAAAGTATTATATTTTTTTCCTTCATAATCAGGATTCGTTTTACTATTGATAGTGATGGAATCTGAATCAGGAACTAATCCAATCGATGCTATACAGCCTTCCTCATTGTTCAAACACAAAACCAATTGGGTAGGACCTGACCAGCTTAACAACGTTTTACCTTTTGGGGGGGGGTAATATTATAAACATAATCCAAACTTATAAATAGACCTTTTAGCTTTATGGCATCATTCATTGCATTTATTTTTTCGTGTGCTCTTGTTAGATCAAGTGGTTTAAAACAATTCATTTGAACAAAATACAAAACATTATATTGTTGATGAAATAGTCTACATATGGTTACTATTTTAGGCTTACCGTTCTTGTTGAGATTATCTTGTATGATTCGTTTCATATTTTCTATATTTTCGGGGTCCTCATTCGGAGTATCATCTTCAAACTTTAATAGGTACGGTGTAGCGGAATCTACCTACATATATTATCATTATTTGTATTGCTTATATAATAAGTACATCCATCTATATCTAAGGTATATAAGTTGATTTCATTAAGAGTATTGATTAATGTTAATTTACCACCTATTAATTTATTAATTCTCACGGTTCTCTTCTCTTTTTATTTCTGGGCGTTCTCATACAGTATCTATTTATTATTTATAAGTATAAAGTCGTGTTTTTTAGTACCTACTTTCCATATGGAAATCTTCAAGCTACCCATTCAATATGTTTCACACAAAGAAGTGAACCCCCATATACTAAAGGATTTAGAACTTGTACAGTCCGATGAAATTCCGGTCTATGACAAGCTGTTCAAACCCACGACAAACGAGTCTAAACAAACTGCACACCAATGGGCGAAATACTATACCACGAATACGGAATTCTTAACGGAATCGGCTGTCTTATTTCAAAACGCACCGAAACCCATTCCCATTGATGCATTTGTACAACATTGGAATCGAATCCAGGACAATAAAGAGTTCAAAATCAGTTATCAGTATATCGAATCCGAACGATTGAGTATGTTGAACCAATCCTCCTCTTTTCTAACCTTTATTAGTATTTATTTCATTACCTCTCCGATTCTCTTCTTGTTGACTCCCTTGATTATGGTCATTATCCCATTTGTCATTCTTCGTATGAAAAGCATTGAACTTTCGTGGTCAACTTACCTCGAAATTTTGAAGCAAGTACTCAAACAACACGCCATTGGTGGATTGGTCACTGGGTTTCAAGATGCGGATGTCAAACAACGAGCATATCTTGTAGGCACAGCACTTTTATTCTGCGTACAGTTGTATACCAATATCTACACGTTTTACACCTTTTACACCAATATTAACACGGTACATACGGTATTTCAAGAAGCCGGGCGATATGTAACCCATACCTTGAACGCGATGAACCACGTTCAACAGAGTATTTGCGCATTACCCACCTACCAATCCTTTTATCGTGTATTGGAAGAACACAAGCAACGATTGACGCAGTTTAAGACACAATTGTCCGGATTGAATACAAGTATGTTTCGATGTGGTGAAGCGAGAGCTTTGTTTTATCAATTGTATGACAATGCTGAACTGAAAACAACCCTGCACTATTCTTTTGGTTTCCACGGATTTGTGCAAAATATCTATCAATTGAATCGTCAGAAAAAAATAAACCCGTGTGTGTTTTCAAAGAAAACTTCTTTTGTGCGAGCCTATTACCCAACCAAACATCCCGTGAAAAACACGTATTCTTTGGATAAAAATAAAGTCTTGACGGGTCCGAATGCATCTGGAAAGACTACACTGTTAAAAACAACCTTGATTAACGTACTCTTATCGCAACAAATCGGTCGTGGATTTTACAAATCTGCTACCATTTGTCCTTACGACGCCTTTTATTGTTACATTAATATTCCAGACACGTCTGGACGCGATAGTTTGTTTCAAGCCGAAGCGAGGCGTTGTAAAGAAATCTTAAATGAAGTCGTTAAGAAGGAACGTATTTTATGTATATTCGATGAACTCTTTTCTGGCACCAATCCCGTGGAAGCCGTTGCAAGCGCGGGTTCTCTCTTGTCTTTTTTAACAGATTATCCTAGTTTCCAATTTTTGTTAACCACGCATTTTTTTGAGTTATGCGAGAATTTAAAGTCAAATTCAACCATGGAGATGATTCATATGAAAACCGTCCATGGAAGAAATACTTATAAATTAGGACAAGGCGTATCTTATGACCGTGGAGGTGTAAACGTGCTTGAACAGTTAGCTTACCCAACTTCCATTGTAAAGGATGCGAGAATGCGGACAAAAGAACGTATATATAATCTATAGAAAAGTATGATCGGTTTGGCCATTACACTGATTCTGATGGTTGTATTCTTTTTTTATATCCGTCAAAAACTCTTTATTTTTGAGAATCGTCTGGAATTAATGTCTGAGACCATTCAAACCATGGCAGGGGTTACACGAGCTGCATTACAAGAATCTGATGAAGAATCCGATGAGTCTAGTGAAACGAGTGAATGCTCGGATGTACACCTCGACTATGAGTCGCGTGAACGTACCCCAGAAAGAGTCACAGTATCTGATGATGATGTGAAAAGAGTATCCTTGCCAGCTCAAGAAGTATGTGAAGAGATTGAGGTCAAAAAAATGATTGAACCCGATGTAAAAATTGTACCTGAATTTGTGGAAACAGAAGTCGGACCCTTTGATTCTCTTACCCTGAAAGAGTTAAAGGATAAAGTAGCGGAGTTGAATGGACCTAAACTCAAGACCAAAAAGGAATTGATTGAGTTCTTACAAAATAAAATCTAAACTCTCTCTATGAACAATTTCCATCAAGATTTTCCAGCGCTAATGTCGGATGGACGATCTTTTTCGAATTGGCAACCTACGGCGGTCTTGAATGACCAGATACGTTCTCGTGAAAATCTTAAAACCAATTGGGACTATCGTCAATACTTACAGAAGAATGCAAATTCCATCATTGCCTTTGACCAGTCTACCGCGTGCCAGCAAACCGGGTGCCCCTATGCGTATGTACCGTTACAACCCTCTTATTCGAGCGACTTGAAAGAATCGTTTGATACAAGACAGGAAAAATTGCAAGAAACGAGGCAATACAAGAAATCAAACTACACGTTTCAAATGAATGAAGTTCCCTTGGACATGTAATTATATCTATTATGTTTGCCAAAACACAATAAATATAAATAGAAAGAGTAATATATGGAGTGCATACATAAATTTTTAGAAGAACCCGGATTTTTAGTAAATCATCATTTGGATTCGTTCAATCAATTCGTGAAACAGATTCCTGAAATCATCAAGAATCAAAACCCATTGATCAACCTAAAGAACAAAGATGATAAAAATGAATTTCGTTACGAATGTCGATTATGGGTTGGAACCAAAACATCTTCCGAATTTGTATTTGGTGTACCCGTGTTCACGGAGAATGGTCTACAAAAACCACTCTATCCAAATGATGCTCGTCTTCGTAACCTCACCTATTCTTTCAGTATTCACGCAAAAATAACCTTTGAAATTAAAATCGATGGTGTCGTGCAAGAACATACGCCAGATGACATGGTATTTCTTGGTAATTTCCCCATTATGTTACAGTCTGAAATCTGTATTTTACACAATGTTCCTCCAGAGGTTCGATTTGCAATGGGGGAATGTCGAAGTGACCCGGGTGGTTATTTTATCATCGATGGTAGTGAAAAGGTGATCATTTGTCAAGAGGGTCGTGCACGAAACACCATTTGTACGACTAAAAAATACAGTGACAAATATTATTATAGTGCAGACATTAAATCGTATTCGGATGACGGGGTCACATTCCCACGCGTGGCTGCTGTACGTATTGCCACCAAAGAGGATGCATCTAGTTCTGTGCGCACCAATGACGGGGTTACCCTACACGAAATGGTGGTCGAGTTACCTGATGTACGTCTACCCATTCCACTGTTTGTAGTTATGAGAGCATTAGGTGTATTAACCGACAAACAAATCATTGAAACGTGTTTGTTGGGAGAAAACAACTTTCGAGAACACTTCCACGAGAGTGTATGTGATGCGATGGGTATTTATACCCAACATCATGCCCTAGAATTTATCGGTTCTTTTACAAAATACAAGTCGTTACAATACGCAGTTCATATTTTAGTCAAATTATTTTTATCGCATATGGGAGACCACTTGATAGACAAGGCCTTTTTCTTGGGACATATGGTGAAAAAGGTTCTTCGAATGGCATTAGGGGTTGACCCCGTGTCCGATCGGGATTCGTTTCGAATGAAACGCGTAGAACCCTCCGGTGCATTACTACATGATTTATTTCACGATTTTTACCACAAACAGTTGGAGCACGTAGGCGTAGAAATTGACCGTGCCCATAATAAGAATAAGAATTTTTTCAATGAACCAGCCAACTTCCCCACATTGTTTTTGGCAAATTATCATCAGTTTTTCGAAGAACGTATCACCGAGAATGGATTGATCACCGGATTCAAAGGAAGGTGGGGTGCGACCGAGTATACACAACTCGTGGGCGTGTCTCAAAAGCTCAATCGTCTCAGTTTCAATTCTGCCATCTCTCATTTACGAAAATGTGTACTTCAAATCGATGATAGTGCAAAAGTCATTGCACCTCGTCTTCTGCATTCTTCTCAATGGGGGTTATTTGACCCAGTGGACAGTGACGGCGCAGATGTAGGTACCCACAAACAGCTGAGTTTATGTTCGCGGATTACAGATGGATTTCCCAAAAAACGTGTATTGGACGTGATGGCAGAATATGAACTCCTCATCCTTCCGTTACATACCTTGACAGCAGAATCCGCCACCTTGGTGAAACTCTTTCTCAATGGGCAATGGGTTGGATGTATAGAAGAACCCGAAATCACGTTGTATACATTGGTGGAGTGCAGACGAACGGGTATCCTTCCTTCTACTACAAGCATTAGTTGGAATATTGGTGAAAATACCTTGTACGTTTACACCGATGCGGGTCGTCTTCAACGCCCATTGTTTTATGTGAATCACAAACGCAAACTTTCGTATTCACCCGAACGACTTGGTTCGTGGGTGGACATGACACACGGTGATGCCAAAAAGCCTTGTATGATTGAATATTTGGATGCAGATGAAAGCAATTCATCCTTGATTGGGTTTGACCCATTAGAGAATTTTGAAAAGACCTTGTACACTCACGTGGAAATTCACGCTTCTTCTCTACTTGGATTTATGGGAAATCAAACCATTTTTGTACAACATAACCCATTGCCTCGAAATGCATTTTCGTGTGGACAATCGAGGCAGGCCGTTTCAGTGTATCACACCAATTATCAAAATCGAATGGATACAATGGGTGTCGTCCTGAACAATGGTCAGACACCCTTGATTCAAAGTAATTTTCTCCAACCCTTCAAATCCTTACCCTGTGGTGTAAACGCGATTGTCGCCATTATGTGTTATACGGGATATAACACAGAGGACGCTATTCTATTCAATCGTTCGTCCTTAGAAAGAGGTATGTTTAACACGAGCTATTTTAAAACATATGAAGTGTCTGAATCGAATGGAGATATCCCCTTGGTATTCCAAGGGAGTACCAATACAGACGAGAACGGAATCGTGCAAATGAATACCGAGGTTCATCCGGATACGGTACTGATGCGTATGGCACAAGGAGAAAGTATCAAGAACATTTATCCCAATCGGGACCAAGAGGGACGAGTGGACCGAACCTTTATCAGTGAAGATACTCCAGGCAATCGTGTTGCTAAAGTACGCATTTGTCATGAACGAATTCCGGGTATTGGCGATAAGTTTGCCTCCCGCGCGGGCCAAAAAGGAACGTGTGGACTTGTTTTAAATGAGTCAGATATGCCCTTTACATCAGATGGAATCCGTCCTGACCTCATCATCAATCCGCACGCACTTCCTTCGCGAATGACCATTGGTCAATTGATTGAATCGCTTATTGGCAAGGTTCATCTACACAATGGAGGATTGGGGGATTGTACCGCATTTAACACCACTAACATGGATGAAACCAATGAAACGCTCGTAGACACCTATCGTCGTGAACTTCCACAATTAGGTTATCATAGCAGTGGAACGGAATTATTATACAATGGATTTACAGGAGAACAAATTGAAAGTAATATTTTTATCGGACCCACGTATTATTTGCGATTGAAGCACATGGTAGCGGATAAGATTAACTTTCGTGTGCGAGGACCGAATACGGCACTCACTCGCCAACCTGTACAGGGTCGTTCCAATGAAGGCGGATTGCGTATTGGTGAAATGGAACGTGATGGCGTCATTGCCAATGGAATGGCTAGTTTTGTACGCGAATCCTTGATGGATCGTGGGGACGGAACTATGATGGTCAACAATTCTCGCATTCCTTATCGGATTTATGTCGACAATACATCTGGATTGTTGGCCGTCTACGATGACTTTACCAATTTACAAATAAGTCCATCCATAGATGGCATGGTCTTTGAAAATCAGGCATTGCTTACCGTGCCTAAACATAAGAAATCGTTTAGTGCGTTGAATGTTCCCTATGCGTTTAAACTATTGCTCCAAGAATTGGCCACCATGAATGTACAAGCAAGATTGATTACATCCGATACCGTCGACCAGTTTGAGAATATGCGGTACAAGGCATTGCAGACTCTGACCACTGTCCTTTTTTCATCCTTGAAACTTACCCTATACGCTCTGTTGGAAAATACACTGTATGTTGCGAGTGGAAACACACCTTGTCGTGACATCCTTATCAACGCACACGGTCTAAATCCAATGATTTTCCCTTATGTGACACGTCAATTTGAACGTATTTCGATTGCTCGAACGATCCAACCTAAACCTTATCCATCCGAGTATCAAAAGGAAAGATGTGAACTAGATATTTATAAACCCCACCCGGATAATTTCGACACCACCTTGTCCTACTTTGTGAATAAAATGAAGACGGCTATTTTCGTGCGTATCAAAAATAATAAATTATTTAATTTCTTACCCTTGTACAATGTCAACTTTACCAATGATTTTTACACTTTAATAGAGGAGGCTCAATTGGAAATGTTGTTGAAATCTCTACCTTCGAATAAACGGAAAGAGACTTCGAAAGACCCCAAGACGTGGCACGCAACCAATTGTTTACTTCGGACGGAAAAAGAGGACCGAGATCCAACCGATAATTATTTGTCTGAAATGTATGATATGCTGGTGGACACGTGTAGTCATCGTAAAGTGAACGATTGTGTCTTTTTTCTCTCTCGCAAAGATTTCCCTCATTTACGAAAAGACTGGAAAGAATCGTTTGATGCCATTTACGGAGACGTTCCCATGTCCGCCTATGACAAAAAGACGTTTATTCCAGTCGTAGGACAGTCCACCTCAGTAGACCACGCAGATTTTACGTTTCCAACCGGAGACGATTGGAACATCATCTGTCCTGAAAAGAAATTTGCAAAATTGGAAACCGATCGTGGTCATAAGGGTATTGTTTGTAAAAATACAAGTCCTTCCAGAGAAAATCTACCTGCCTGGGAAACTCGCGAGAATAAATGTGTTTGGAGAGGCCAAGGAACCGGATGCGGAAACGACGCAAGTACCAATCCGCGAATGTATATCAATGAACTGGTGGAAGAATTTATGGATACAAAGATTGTCAATTTCACAAACCGCATCAAGGGAAAGAATGTAGACGACTCACTTCGTTTAGAGTACATTAATCCAAAAGACCGTAAGAATACAGGAAAACGAATGGAAATGAGCGAACAAGTCAAGTTTAAATATACCCTTAACGTGCAAGGGAATTCAGCCGCCTATCGATTTGGAGGATTGTTAGGGCTTGGATTTTGTGTACTGAACGTCAAATCGCGTTACACGCTTTGGTTTGAACCGATGTTGAAGATGAAAACCATCGATGACCCTGACATTGGTAGTGCAGATTGTATCCTCGTGAATACCGTTGCCGAAGTCGCGGAAACGATGAAATGGTGTTTAGACCATGATGAGATTTGTCAACAAATTTCGAAAAACGGAATGGATTTCTACGAAAAATACTTTACCAAAGAGTTTGTCTATGATTATGTCTCGGATCTATGCAATTCCATCTCGGGGATTTTACAACCTCAGAAAAATATGTATGATGTCGACAACGGAAAGTTGATAGAATCGTTGAAACCGAAACACGAGTTGACCTTCACATCCTACAAAGAGACGAATGCGGTACCTACCAGTACTACGGTCATTATTGTGCCCTTTCGCGATTCCGGTGACCAAGACCGCGGTGAGCAACTCGCCCAATTCATTGAACATTATAAGAATATCAACATTCTCGTGGTAGAACAAAGTGAGGCGGATAAATTCAATCGAGGGATGTTGTTGAATATTGGGTTTGATTATCTTACAAGGGAATTACCCAATGTCGATACATTTGTGGTACACGATGTAGACATACTTATGCCAGAGGATATCATCGATCGTTATTATGGGGAGGATGGAAAGGACCTTGTACATTTGGGGCGATTGATCAAAGACGATAAATACACCGCGGGTAAAAAGGATTACTTCTTAGGGAGAGTCTTGCGTATTTCAAAGTCCAAATTCAAACAAATGAATGGATTCCCCAACACCTTTTATGGATGGGGCGGAGAAGACGATGCCTTGGTTCACCGTATCGGGGGTGCCGAAGTGTACCGCCCCGATGAACCCAAAAAAGGTATAGAAATGAAAACACGTAATGATATCCTCCCCAACAAAATAAAGGACCGTATGGAGGGAAATAAGATTGAACAACTCATCTTAGATGACATTCAATGGAAGATTGATGGCGTCAACTCGTTGCAATACGTCATCGAAAACAACATTGCGATCAATTCACACGTGCGTAAAATTACTGTTCAATTAAATCCGGCACCAAATAGTAAACCACCTTCCGTATCGATTGTTTCAGAGCCGATAGAGGCTGAACCCGTTCAATCCGAACCGGAAATGGAGCCGATTCCAGAACCAGAGACAGATAATCTTGAGATTGTAGATAAGAGTGATACCTTAACCGATGAGACAAATATTCATAAAATTGAGATATAAATATTAGTATAGAGTTAACATATAGAATGGAGACGGTTAGTGTTACCCACATTTATTCTGCTCGTAATAATCTTCTCGCCATCTTGGAAGAAACCGGATACGATGTTTCCGAGTATGCCCATTGCGGAATACAGCAGGTGGGTGCAATGATGGATCAAAAACAATTGGATTTATTATTGACCCATAAAAATGGTAAAAAGATTTTCATCAAGTTCTACCTGGATGGACGGTTGAATGTAGCTTCGGAAGCGTGTTCCTTTTACGAAAGTAATGAAGACGAACCACCCATTTTAAACAAAGAGGACAATTTGATGATCATTGTGAAGATGGACCCCAATGATGCTCAGATTGCTGCATTAAACACGTTGTGGAACGATTCTCAAATATACGCATCCGTCATTAACATCAAACGTTTACAGTTTAATATTCTGAAACACGTCCAAGTACCCAAACATGAAATTTTGACGGTTGAAGAAGAGGATGAACTGTTTAAACAGCACAATATTCAAACCATTGCAGATTTACCGGCCATTAGTCGGTATGATCCCGTTGCATTGGTCCTGTGTATGAGACCAGGTATGGTGTGTAAAATTACTCGAAAAAGTAAAACCTCGGTCAGTACATTTTATTACCGAGCGTGCGTTTAATCTTCATACGTTTCTAGAGTTCGTGCGCTACAATCTTTGCTGTTTGTATATTTAGGCATCCAATAATAGGGCAACACTGTAGAATAATAGGAATCGTACACCTTTTTATAGTAATATTGTTCTTGGGTCAACAATGTGGTTTGTGCTGCATACTCGTGTTGGATTGACGCGGGAATCGATCGCTGAATGATAGAATACCACGAATTGTGTAGAGAGCTCACTCCATCACTAAACGCTTCTTTTTTTCGCCATAAAATATCCCACGGAAGCATTCCTTCAAACGACGTTCGTAACAATTCCTTTTCACATTGGGTATAACGAAGATTCGCTGGAACAGACAGATACAGTTCAACAAAGGCCCTGTCCAAGAAAGGAGTTCTTGCTTCCAATCCATGATAGGAAATACATCGATCACTACGAAGTGCATCAAAATAATGAATGTCCTTGACCAACCGACGACACTCTTTATCGAATTCGACTTCATTGGGGGCATTTTTCAAATACAAGTACCCCCCACATACTTCATCTGCCCCATCTCCATTAAAGATAACCTTGGCCTCACTATGCTTGCTGATATAATCTGCTACCAAGAAATTACCTACGCTTGCCCGAATCGACGTCGTGTCGTACGTTTCGGTTGCATAAATGACTTCTGGAATAGCTGCTAAAAATTCTTCCTCCGTTAGTACGATGGACGTATGTTTCGACCCCAGATAACGGGCCACCATAGATGCATACTTTAAATCTTCTGCACCTTCCAGTCCAATACTATAGGTTTCGAGTGAAGGCTTACCCAAATCTCGAAGGCATTGGGTAACCAAGGACGCAATGAGACTACTGTCCAATCCTCCAGACAACAAACACGCAATAGGGCGGTCGGTATGCAATACACGCTTACGCACGCACTCATACAGGGTCTCTTTGATGAGATATTGAGGACGAAGCAATGCTGGGTTTATCGAGGGTAACGAATGATACGTATGCACGCGTGTTCCATCCGTATATGTACCCGGTAAAACAGGCGTAATGGTCATTCCTTCTGGAATCATTTTCATTTCCGAGGCGAAACAAAGTGTATTGTTCCGTACTCCTTTGAACAAGGGTCGCACTCCGTGCGGGTCTCGAGCGGCATAGACTATATTCTTGATAGAATCATACAAGACAAAGGCAAACTCAGATGCATTTATCATATGCAACATATGTTCAATGCCGAATTCACGGTATAAATGTACAATAATTTCACAATCTGAATTCGTCGTGGGAGTCAGGTTGAGTGCTTCATAGAGTTCTGGATAATTGTATACCTCCCCATTACAAATTAAATGAATACCGTTGATGGAGATGGGTTGATTGGAAATAGTATCTAGACCATTGATTTCGAGACGATGAAATCCCAATCCAACGTATCCATATTGTTGATAAGCAGTATGGTCGGGACCTCGACGATTTCCACGCATAAAGTCCGCGTGGACTTGATTGTTGTCCATATCTGAATTGACAATGGCAAATATTCCACACATACATCGTATACCATTATGAGTTTATATTATTTTGGAATTGATATAAAGAATTGTATACCTTTATTTATATAATGCCAGAAATGTTCACGGGAATCGTAAAATGGTTCAACAATAAATCCGGGTATGGTTTCATTCATCATGAACAGGAAGATATATTTGTACATTACCAGCAGTTGGTTGTGTCTCCTAATGTATACAAATACCTTGTTCAAGGTGAATATGTGAATTTTCATAAAAAGGAGCTTACCGACAACCAGCACAAGTGTATGGCAGTGAATGTGACGGGTGTGGGCGGAGGCCCTCTGATGTGCGAAACGCGTCACAGAATGAAGGAGACTAAAGTTGAACCACCGGTAACATCTTTGTAGTTGTATTATGACGTTGCAATATACCCATTCCAATGTCGGGTAACGTGGCGATTAAATTGGTCAACGTTTTATAGTGAAACATGCATATACATGCATCTTTTTCTAATCGAATACTATACCACCAATAAGCAGGGATATAAAACAATTTACCTACGGGAACAACCAATTCTAAAAATTTGACCTTTTTAGGGTCATCGGTCCATGGATTTAAATCACTGAAAAACTCTTGTGTATCGTATTTCTTGATTTCTTTCATAAAGGGTGTATTGCGTGGTGGAGTTAATTTTATCGTAATGGTTCCTTGAGTGACCAAGAAATAATTTCTACATGACGTGTGATATTGAAGACGAGTCGTATAATTCAATGACCCAAAGAATATATCGTGAGTCATTGAAGTAACCATCGGTGGACGAAGCGCTAAATCCGTCAAATCATAATATCGCTTCAACATTGTTTCTTGAAGAAATGTTCCGTTGTGTAACGTGGCGTGGCGGCCCGTTTTGAATAATTCGCGGGCCTTTTCCAAGGGTAACGATATGCCTACGTGGGTATCATCAAACACCATTACGTCGAACGCACTGTATTCGTCGAGCGAATCGAGTGTACACCGTGAAATGGTTTCTTCGTAATAATCAAATAAAACGGGTTGTTTGAAGTTACACACTTCTTCTAATTTGGTTTTGGTAGGCATGGCAATCTCGTAAATTTCTAAATCATTGCTTGTATGTAATTGAAAATGAATATGAATGTACAATACAGTGACAATGCATATCGTAGCAAGGATACCAATATTCATTACTAGTTGACGTTGTCATCTTTTTATATGGATTATGAGAATGAAATCCCATTGGTATCTTCTGTCCCCAAATCAGCCAGTTTTACGGTACCTCCTTTCTTTTTAGGAGGTTTAATGTCATTCCGTTTTTCCACTTCTACTAAACGTTCCATCAATCCATCGATTTTGGAACCCATCAGCTTAAACATTTCGGCAATTTGGTCCATGTCGGGTGCGTCTTCAATAAACCTATTTTCGTGGTCCCCTAGTTTTTGTTCAATTGCCTTTAATTGGGACATACTCTTGTCTTCTAGTCCCTTCACTCGCCTTGCTAAATTCAATACGGCGTCGGGTATCGATATTTTGGTGGGCATTGGAACAGGCTTTTGTTTAGACATATCACCTAAGTACATTAATTTTTAACTTTTTAAACTAATATTAATTTCTTGTGATAGACCAATGGAAGAATCGCCTAATTTTTTCTCTCACGTGTTTAACTTTGAACAAGACAGTCGACAGGAAATGGTGAATATTATGCAGTATACGGTGTTCGCCATTGTATTGGTTTCTTTACTGAACCGAACCATTCAGGATTATGCGCCTGTTGTCGACCGAGATAAAGGAAGTATAGCCATTTTTGTAGAAATTACGCTTCAATGTATTGTACTGTTTATAGGCATTATGTTCATTCATCGCATTATTACCTTTATCCCCACGGCCAGCGGGATAAAATATGCCGAACAAAATATCATTACTGTTATTTTACCGACCTTGATTGTATTGTTGAGTATGATGACTTCCTTGGGGGACAAGGTTACGATTTTGATAGATCGTGTCTTGTCGACTCCGCAACCCGTTCGCGTCAAACACACCCAACCTTTGTCTCAACCCCAAATACAAACACCGCCGTTGTTACCCAAAGGAGGTAGTACCGCAAATCCAATGAATTCTCCTGAACCTGATTTCAACTCCATGTTTTCGGGTCCAAACAATCCACTTCAAAACGCCCAATCCCCCGATAGTTTTGAACCTCTCCCCTCCAACTATGCAGGAAGTACCTTTTAGAGGGTTGGTGGATTCTTGTCTTTAAATTGGGTATACAAGGCCTGGATTTCTTCCATCGTCAACACCTTATTGTAAAACATCATTGTACATAATTTACCATACACACCTTGTTCCGCACCAACAATCATATCTTGTGTTGTCAATTGGGGTACTGCAACTGTACTTTTTTGTAATTCGCCATTCAAGAATAAATCAAGAGTGCCGTTTGCGTAAGATAATACCACGTGATTCCATTTTTGTAATGGAATGTCGTTCATATCATAGACGGTCTTCTTCGATTCATTTTTCATCACGGTTCGGATTATATTGAGTGAACTATTATACGCAATTAATACGTTCCCTCCATACATCACTACATCCGTGTATTCATTGGAGGAGGAAGAAAATCCAGGAGAGGTGGCCTCTAGATTAACCCAGAAGGATAATGTATAGGTGTATTGATGTACATTGGATACGTTATACGAAGATCGTTTGTTTAAATCAATCGGATTATGAACCACCAATTCTCCTCCATAATAGTTCTTGATCCATGTTCGACCATATAAAATCAAAACAATCAAGAAAATCTCAATCACAAATATCAGGGAAATACCAGGAAGTTGTGTATAGAGGTAGGATGCCGTATCGTATACACTTTGGATCGGTTGGCTGGATAGTCCGGATAGGTTGAAATCGAAAAAGTTCCACACATAACCCATCAAATAAAACAACAGATAATACAAGAGGTGCAATCCCGAATAGTTCACCCCCATCGTCTCACCACATACCCCTAATGTGATGACCATGGCGATTAAGATGACCTGTTTTAGGATTCCGGTTCTAACATATTTCAGTATAACAAAGACAATTGCGGTTATACAGAGTATGGTTTGTAAACTATACGCCGTCGTTAACACCCCCATTGGATTGAATACGACGAGAACAATAGACAACAAGAAAAACAATCCCGTATAGATCTGGTTGATCATTCGGGTATTGGATTGTCGAATCAATAAATTGAAAAAAAGAGGTAAATTCAAAATTGAGGCAATGGTGTAAAAGGTGCCTCCTGTTGCAGGTGTTGCCTCTACAATTCCATCTATATTGTCAAACCCTGCCAACCAAGACGATATGGGTTTCATAAAGATGAGAATCGGCAAGATCAATGTGGTGCACAACAAAAATAAGCTTAAGATAGAAGTAAAATGAGTTCGTATATTATTCAAGTACATACATTCACGTCATAAAAGTTTTACAGGTTTAGGCTCATTGAATTCTTTTCAGATCGTTTCTTTCGTCCTCTCTTTGCTGAATTCAAACCATCCTTCATCTCATTTAATTCACTCAAACTTACTGTACTTCCTTCATCGAGTTGAATCGTTTTAGGCTTCAGTCCACTTAGAAGAGAATTGATATCGCTCGGTCCCTTCATGTCCGGCCGTTTTTCTTCACGTGGTTCGCGGCGTACTTCGCGCGGTTCTCTTTCTCTCGTGGGCTGTACAGAGTTGACAAAACCAGAGAAACCAGGGTGAGATGCCCCCATGGAGTTCACGGCCGCCTGAGTGAATTTTTGCATCAATTCTGGATTTTGTTTCATAATGTCGTCAATTCCAGGCACAGAGGATTTGAACATGGTGTTTGTCATATGCAACATAATGGCGCTTCCTCCTAATTGGAACATCAACTTTAGTTCAGGCGCCAGTTTAGCTTTGTTCTTGTACTTTTCGTGCAATTCTGCGAAAATGTCATCGTAATCTGAAATATTTTCATTGACTTGATCAGCCCATCCATCCAATTTGACATCAAATGGGTCGAACTTGGAATTGAGAAATTCCACCCCGGTAATCAAGGCCATCAACATTTTACCCTGAAACTTGACATTGTTGCTTCGTTCTTTTTCAGAAATGATGTTCTCGTATTCTCCTTTCATTTCTTCAAGTGAAGAATCCATCGTATATTTACGGGTCAATCGTACACCCTTGAGTTCAAGGTCCTCTAATTTTCGTAAATAGGAAAAACGTTCTTTCAAGCTATCTTTTGTTGCGGTCACTTTATCAGGGTCACCTTGGAATGGTTTAAACCCATCCCACGTCATAGGGTCCTTGGGTTTCTCTGGAATATCAAATTTGACCGAAGGTAATTCTTCAATGACTACATTTTCCATACGTGGAAAACTAACGGGTGTGGACGGAGGTGCTGAAGTAGGTATCGAGGAACGTGAAAGATCGTTTAATTCTGATTCTAGCTTATCCAAATCCGTAACCGAAACTGTTTCCTTTTTGGGCTTATCATTCATCAACAATTCAATGCCTGGTCCAAAACTGACTGTAGGCGTATCGCTTAAATTGATAACCTCCATAATGTGATTAAGAACAATTAATTTTAAGTAATCCGCAATTATTCATTTGGAAATACCAAACCCCCTGTAAAAAAGTATCCGCTAAGTCATCCTTTTTCTTATGAGAGGAGAAATTTGTCACCAATCCATTTTGTTCAAGCATGACTTGAGTGTATTGTATACTCAACTTTTTACGTTGAGCGTAGGTCGTTTTTCCTGAATGAAACAATTTGAGCTTGTTACACGCCGATATGCATTCGACTTTTGCACCCCTCATCAACCAATATTGGACAACCAGTCCTTGGACCGATTTCATTTTACTGGCAAGGGGACCAATTTGATTTTCAATCAACACGACATCTACTTCTGAAAATCGTGCATAACGTTTCATAATTTGTTGTCCTAAATCCACCAAAGTTGGTGGCGGAATCGGCTTGACTTCTTTAAACAATCTCTTTTTCATTTCCGCTTTGGTACCCAATGGAATCGATCGACCTGTACATTGAGCAATCAATTCAACAAGTGACAGTTCCGGATAGGTATGTTTTTTGCACGTATAGGTTTGATGGAATCGATGCGTCGCGGGCTTGGAGCATGCACATACATACTCATCCGTTAAATCGATGACATCCCAATCTACAATACGAAGCGTATCCGATACATCAAAAAGACAATGTGCCAAATGCTTAATCCCAATGTCGATAGACAAGACCTTCATAGTCTATTCACACAAATACTATTTAAGTTAATGAATGCGCTTATAGATCTCCAACGCAACAAGACCTCCGGCAAGTTGTGCTACAATATAAGGTAGCGCGGTGTTTATGTTTTGCTTCTTTGCAGCCACCATCATGACCGTGACGGCTGGGTTAAAATTACCTCCTGAAATGGGTTCTCCTAAATAAACGATCAACGATAAAACTGCGCCAATCGCCACGGAATTGTCGGTTGCAATAATCACGTATAGGAAAAGTAAGGTTCCTATAAACTCCACTAAAACGGCCTTCATCATTATATTACGAATAGATTAAAACGATTTACGATTATGTGTTTTCCTGCAATAACTTCGTCGTGTACGACTACGTCTAGTGTTTTCACAGCTTACAGGTGCGCGCTTGCACGTCGACTTTCTTCCTCTACAAGGACGTTTGATTTGATTCGCCATTCTTTATAGATATAAAATAGTTTCAGAGGGATGTCTTTAAGTTAGACAATCCATGGTCTGAATTTTTATCTGTCACTACATTTTCCGTTTCAAACAGAGTTTTCTGAATATCCTCTACATTCTTCACATTGACCAAATTATCATTTGCATCAATGGACTGAGAAAGCTTATTGCCACTCTCTCTTGCTTTCCGAACATTTTCTTCGATGGCTTTCCGCTTGGCATCTTTCACACGTTTGTCGAAATATTCTTTTGCACTTGCCTCGTTCTGTTGTTTCTTGGACATGAGCTCATTGAGCTGTGATTCCAAAAAGTGAACCTGTCCGGTTCTATACGCGTCAGGCTCCCACGGCATCCAAACGCCTACGGGTCCTACATACACATCAAAATGCGGGTCGTTCTCGCGCAATAACTTTGCACGTATTTCAGCTTCTTCTTGGGATGGAAATACACCTCGAATTTTAATGCCACGAGTATTGGTCTGGAAATCATTCTTCTTGTTGTACTCCAATTCTAAATCTTCCACATATTTCTCGAGATAGGTTTTATAATCATCCGCAACCGATTCTTTAGCCAAAGTAACGGATTCCTCCTTACAGAACTCATTCAAATCCGTGGTCACTTGTTCTGGATCTAGATTGTACTTGTAGGCTAGAAATGCCGTGAACTGTGCGTACTTTTGCATCGATTTGACTAAGTCCCATGTCTTCACGAATCGGTCGAAAAAAAAATGTTCCTTCCGTTGAATGATATTTTCAGGCGAAACAAAGGAAACACATACAAACTTTTGTTGTGCGATGGGTTTGTCCTCCTCCAATAAGTCTACATATTGTTTTTTTTCCGACATACAGCCAATTACCCGCATTTATTTAAGTTTTATTCTGGATATATTTTTTTCTATTCTAAATCTATGTTTGATTTAGGTGAATTGATAAAACGAGCTATCAAATATTTAGTGGAAGGTTTGATGGTCGCTATCGCCGCTTACGCCATTCCTAAAGGAAGACTTAGTTTAGACGAAGTCGCTCTCATTGCTCTTACTGCGGCGGCAACCTTTTCCATTTTGGATACCTACATTCCCAGTATGGGCGTAACTGCACGAACGGGTGCGGGATTTGGCATCGGTGCGAATATGGTTGGGTTCCCTCGTTAATGTCCATAGATACCATTGTGCAAATATGGACGCGTGATCTATCGGAACATGAATCGTAATACAAATTTCGCTTCATTTCCAATCGCAATTGAACACTATTTTCCTATGTATCCGTATGGATTGTTCGTATCGAAATAGCTTAGGTGTACCGGGGGAAGGCATTCATACACACGTTGGTGGAATTGCCATCGCTGATGTAATCGCTACCTTCATCGGTGCGTGGCTCATCGCACGCTTTACAGTGTGGAAATTATTGCCTACTACAATAGGATTTTTTATACTTGGCGTTGTATTACATCACCTATTATTCGTTAAAACAACCTTTGGTAAACTGGTTGATGATTACATCGTACCTGATAAATGATATGTTTTTATTTGTATATAGTAGGAATATGCATCGAAAAACGATTAAACGTAAACATAAAGGAAAGACAAGAAAAGGTATAAGTAAAAAATATGGAGGTGTTTGGCCCAGCCTTGGAATGTTTAAAAGTACAAAACCACAAACTGTAGAACCAAAAGAGATTGTTTCTAGTTCAACTGGTTTAGCAGGTGAACAAGAACAATTACAACAGTTAATTGATAACGCATATACTGCTACTGCAGTGTCGTCCGCTGTTATTTCTAATCTCGCCGTTTCTGGGGTTGGTATACCGGTCGCCGCGCTGTTGGCTGGCACATTACTCATTGCAAATAAAATGTTGGATTTGATCAGGAACAATCTCATGTTACGCTTATTGATGCAAGATGCTATATTTATTATTATGGATTGTTATTTATTATTCAGTTTAATCAAGAAATCTTATGATGTGATTGGATTATATGATGATCCTTATAATGACTGTATGTTAGACAATGAGCAAAAATTAAATGACAAAATGAGGCCAAAACCGATGGATTCTAATCAATTGCAACAATTGATGTCAAAGGCAAAACAGTTTATGGATCATAGGGAAAGGATGGACGGAGGAGAACGTGTGAGAAAATACCAAATCAACCAAATTATGGAAGCTCAATTAAAGTATCAAATAGAAAAGTTAATTAACGTTCTAATGCATTTAATGGAAACGGATACTCTGAATATGCTAATGACAGATTCAACCTTAAAAGATAATGCGTTTGGTACATTGTTGCAATCTGAAGATGCCAAAAGAAAAAAGGAGGCTGGCGTTATCGGCTATTTTAGTAAGAGTAAAATGACTAGAAATTATGATAGAAGATTTGGCGGAAAACATTATGTGAATGAGATTAACAAAATATTAACCATCCTAAATAGTTATATCGTGTTACTTAAAAGTAATTTGGATACCGTTTTTAAAAAATTTGAAATACTTACTCCTGAAGTATATAAAGTTATGTGGGTTGCCATTCTATGCAGCTCAGAATATAATTATTATATTAAACCAGTTATAGCAGATGTTTTAAAAGAGGCCCAACAAGATGCAAAAGAAATTGGCGCCAATGATTTAATTGCCTCTATGGCACTTGTTGGAAAAGTAGATGAGCAGAACAATGTAAATTAATACATGTCCATCTCATAGAGTTCAACCGTCCATACATTCCCTTCTACGTGAACCGTATCACCAGAAGAAACTGAAGAACATCCCGGTGAAATAGAACATTTACGTTTGTTGATGGTAATCGGTAATTTAATCCCATCCATCGTCGTGTAATAATACCACATATCTCTTCGAAGATTCGCAGGTTTACCAAAAAACGGAAGTCGTGTCGATTGACGTTTCAAATAGCCCATTTGTTTATAGGATTCTGTATCTAGATAACGTAAGGGTGGTGTGTATGGATTTTGGACGGTATCGTAGGCATCCTGTACCAGCTTTACTTTCAAGTCGGGTTGTTCCACCCGTGTAATGGGTGTTAAACTATCGGTATACGCAATCGGTATACAGATGCCTACAAACAACCAGAACAAAATAAGAATCAGCTTCATACCCTAGTTTCTTATTTTAAAATCGTTTTTAATTTGTTGGATGCCTTAACCAGTGCACGCGTCACTTCACGCTCGGACGAGGAATGACCCGCTGGAACCATGATCAATTCGCAATCGGTAAAACGTTTACAGAGAGTGTATGCCATTTTAGGTGGAGTGACCATATCATATCGTCCTTCCACCATAATGGTAGGAATGTCTTTGATTTTATACATATTTTTATAGATTTGATGTTTTGAAGCGAAATGATGATGTACACCATAGTGCGTGCCAATAATCGCAAGGGTTTCACTCTCTTTAAAAGGTTCTTTCCGTGTGGTTTTTGTTGTGACGTGCATTTGAGGCTCATTTGACATTAGCCGAATCAATGCCGTGCGTTTTTTTGTTTTACGGGACAATATCTGTTGAATTTTCGTGTCTTCATCCTCCGATGGTTTTAATTGGATAAATTTTTGTATTATATCCTCTTGTTCTGGGTACATGTGGTCCAAGACATCGTCATTGGTCAAATCATACACGCCTCGTAAGATAAGTGCATCCACTCTCGAAGGATGTGCTTGTGCGTACAACAAGGCAAGTGTACTCCCCCAACTTCCGCCCGTTACCACCATACTAGGTGTATGAATCCATTCCCGAATGGATTCTATATCACGAATCAGATACTCGGTTGTATTTTTTTCCGTGTGATTTGCAGGTAACGATTTTCCACATCCTCGTTGGTCAAACAAGATAATATGGTAGAATTTCGGGTCGTATAGTCTGCGAATCCGAGGTATACTATGGTCCCCAGGTCCTCCATGTAAATAAATGACGGGAATACCCTTTGGATTTCCACTACATTCTACATAGATTTCTACGTGTTGTCCAGTGGACAGATGGTCCGTACATAACCATTCCTTTTTATGCGGTTGTATAGGTGGATACATACAATAGGTAGATATTTTATCGTGTGTATTTTAATATACACTGAAGCGCTTGTTCGCACGCCAATTGTTCACTCTTTTTCTTAATTTTATGACGTCCTTCTCCTAAATGGATAAGGACGTGAGAATGAGTGCGCAGATACGCGTGTATTTTGTCAAAGGATTCAAACTGATGAAATGGAATCGATTGTTGAATGGATGTTTTCCAAATGGGTTGGCCTAAACACAAATAGACGCCCATATGATAACAACCATTATGACTAATCTCCAAGTATTCAGGGGTTGTTTTGAACTCTTTCTGTAATCTGACTTGTAGAATATTCTTGTAATTGTCGTCACATAAAATAAGTTCCGTCCAATCAATGTGTTTTTCATACACGCGTTCGATGAACGTCTGAGCGATTTGGAACCCTCGTTCTTTGAAATCCACAAAAATAGCCCCCAAAAAGGCCTCGAACAAACACCCCAGTTTCTTCAAATTGGTACGTAATTTTTTTTCTTCTGAATGACGAGACAGAATATACCATTCAGACAATCCCATTTGTAACGCAAGAGAACCGATGGACTCGTTTTTCACCAAGGCGATTTTTTTCTCGGTCATGAATCCCTCGTTTTCACGCGTAAAACGACGGTACATATAAAATTTGGTCACGCATTCTAACACGCCATCCCCTAAAAACTCTAAACGTTCATTGGATTTATCTTGAATGGGAATGCATTTGGGAGGACACACTGCAATTTGAATCCTTTGATCCAAGGGACGCATACAGTAAGATTGGTGTGTAAATGCACGTCGATACAATTCTATATCGATGGCTTGTTCGTTCACCCCATACTTGGATAGAATAGTTTGAACTTGGCTCAAACTAATCTCTTTGTTACACGGATTGTAAGGGTTGAAGGTAAGTTCTGAAATATCATCGTCTGATCTCTCCATTAGATAACCTTATAACAAAGGTTTAAGTCAAATAGGAATAGTTTCATAAAATTGAATCAAAATATTTAGATCAATAGATGTATACTAAATCCATAATGGCACAACGTTCTGTTATGGTTGCCCCCGCGAAAAAAAAGCCAATCTACAAGGGTCGGCTGGACAATAACCGGGCGCGGCAATCCCGAGTTTATCCAAAAATGTTACCCAAAGTGACGCGGTTGGAGAGAGTCTGGAGAGATTTAAATGCACAAATCGGTTAGACTCAGTGTGCAATCATAAGACCACACAAGGATGAGTGATACCAACTGGACCGCTTTTTTTCACATAAAATTGAAACTGATTCTATAGAAAGAGATAGGTAAAAGGCCCTCCAAATGTCGACGAATCCTACTACGAAGAAGCAGGAAGTGAACCCCTCCAAGGAGGTGAACCCCTCCAAGGCGAAGCATCGTGAAAAGAAACCTGAAAAGTATGGCGAAAGCCGTAAATGGAGTGCCATCAAGAGCAAGGCTCGACACCGTGCATCTCGTGATGAGAACACAGCGTTGTTCACTCTCGAACCCGAAGCCGACCCCGTTCTCCCCGTTCTCAAACTAGAGTTTGAAGATCTCTCTGACAAGCTCACTGAGATTGGACGTATCGAAAAGATGGGACGCTGGGTTTCGGAGACGTTCGAGCTAGAGGATATTGAATCCGAAGGCGACGAACCACTCGAGGTAAGTGAACACTGAGGATATGCGCCTTGTGACTCGGTAAAACGAGTTTTTTAACAACGGCATCTTCGAATAAAGTCGTTAAATGATGATACGGTGCAATCAAATGGGAACAATTCAAATAACATGAAATAAAATTGAATCTATTTATATAACAGAGATTTGTAGATCCATTTACAGAATGCTGAGAGTAACAGACACCTTCGTCAAAACCGTGAAAGGAAACCAGAACCGCGTCAAGCGAACTGGGGGCTTTTCACGAAAAGAGCTAGGTTCCCGAGAGACCAAGTATTCTGGCAATAAAATCAAGAAGCGACGCAAAAATGTCGAGATGCAGCGTGTATCTCGATCAGAGAATGCGTTCGATTCCAGAATCTTGCGAGTTGAACTTGTCTGGCCCTATGAAAATGGGATGCCCAAACACCTAGAAATAGAGTGCCAGAAACCTCTTGGTCCTGGTTGGTAAGACAGAATCGCGTTGGTTACAACGTTTTTTATATGCATTCCGAATTTAAATTAGACGAATAAAGTCGTCTTTATAAATGAGTCCAGACGGTTTGTAACTTGAGGTCGATTTAATGATGGATGGTGGTTTATCCTCTTGTTTGACTTCCTTCCCATATCCATCAATGGATACACCCGTTTGTTTTTTGTATTCCATCCTTACATAATCCGGTACCCAATGCGACCATACTATAAACAATAAATTGGGATGCGTATAGGTCACTTTAAACCCATTGTCTTGTAATTCGCGTACAATGTAGGCGATACAATTACGGACGTCATATCGAGGTACCCCTAAAATAAATTCAGGAACCACATACCAGCAGCATTGATTCTCGTTTTTTTGCCTAGAAGTACGTTTGATGTTCAAATGGACCCGTTCCAACAAGAGGTTGTAGGTCTTCAAGGTATTCAAATCTTGTTCTTTCTTAAATTCAAAGAGTTCGTCTAAATTGATTTTCGTTGCCTGCATATACGAAAAACAGACTAAAAATTTACGATATCATTGCAGTGGATTGCCACTTTATTTGTCACAACTATACTAATGATTGAACATTTGGTCATTTCATCTGCCGGTCCCGATGGATTGATTCAATTAGGTATGCTACAACAATTGCAACAAGAATCTATCTTAGATATATCCACCTTGAAAAGTATACATGGTTCATCGGCGGGTTCTATTCTAGGCGTGTTACTTGCTATGGGTGTTCCAATCCAAGAAATGGTAGATTATTTCATCCAACGTCCTCTAGACAAATGGTTCAAAATAGATATGGAAAATATGTTTACTCACAAAGGGTTTGTAGATTCTTCTTGTTTTGAAGAACTTCTTCTTCCTTTTTTTAATGCATACGATATACCCATATCCATTACGATGAAAGAGTTCCATGAACGTTCCGGTATGAATATACATATTTACACCACGTCCGTTACGCATATGAACTCGGTGGATGTCAATCATCAAACCTTTCCAGAATTGCCCGTGATACAGGCAATATCCATGTCCTCTGCCATTCCCTTTTTATTCACCCCTATTGTATACAAGGGGGAATATTACATCGATGGTGGATTGGTGAAACATTGTCCGATACCCGATGTAGAGCAAGATACCCTTTTGGTGGTGATGATTGACCATAAAAGAACTGTAAATCTGGACTCCCCTATCGAATTTATGCAGCATATCTTTGTCAAACTATTTGATATTGTATGTTCGAATACTGTGGTGCCTAATGGCAAATTTGTGTATATTTTTACTACACCCATCGGTTCGATTCATCCATACCATATCGGAAAGGTGCTGTGCAACCAACCTTTTCGAGAAGAATTGGTTGAAATGGGAAGACAATGTATTTCAAATCGTGGGGATAAATTGCCAATTTAGATCATTGCAAATGTTTTTCCAAATCTCGTCTTGTTCAATTCGTTTTTCACGGTCTTTTAACATTGGGAAAAAGGGTAAGAAATGATCTTCCTCTAACAGTTCACATAGTTTATAGATGGTATAATAGTAGTTCAAAAAGTTGACACGAGCATCCGGACAAAATTTGGCATAGGGTCGTTGAATTTCAATAAATAAATTGCACAATTTTTCTTCGAGTTCAGGACTCATCGTTGGCGGTTTGATGCCTAACTTATCTTTGATGAAAGGGATATGTTCATAATATTTGTTATACCCGAATTTCTTTAGAATTTCCTTCGTCTTTTTATTGGTGATACTTTCCAATTGGATACGTTCCTTTTTAATTTGCAATTGAATATTTTCTAAAATATCGGATGGGATTTGTGTCGTTTCTTTCGCTTGGAATTGTGCTAAAATTTCACGAAAATGATTAATACGTTTATAGGCATAGAAACAGATTTCTTTCGGGGGGTCTTTGTAAGACGGACGTTCGTTTTCAATCAATACATGAAATTGACACGCACAAGATGGATTGTTGCAAATCATCATACCTTCATAATCTACATGAATCAGTTCCCCCTTTTCACATTTTGTACAAATGGAAATTGGATACACAAATTGGTCAGAAGGTAAAAATGAATCGTCTACATTGCGTAAGTACTGAACCGCGTGACGATTCATTTTATGAGAAGCATCTCCTGTGCGAACAATATTGAAGAAATTATTCAATACCGTTGTTTTGGATTTGTTTTCGGAAATACTCTTTTTATCTTCAAAATAAGCAAATATGTGCTTACTGTTATCCAGATAATAGTTTAATTGGGATTCTCTCATTTTATCAATTGTATCGTGAAGTTGTGCAACCTTGGCGGGATTGGTTTCAAGGGATGCCTCTTCTAATAATTTAGGAATAATCACGGATGTTTCTGCCTCGAAACGCTCCACGTATTCTCTATGTTTCGTATCCAACATTTGCACGACTACATCGTCTATTTTCTTGGTAGGTTTAGGTTTAAATGGCATTTTAATTAGTACAGCCAAAACTGTTTTAAATTAAAAATACGTATATTGTTTCTAGAATCATCTTATGAGTGTTCGAACACGGATTATTATGAATGCCATTGAAGACGGATGGTCCGTGACCAAAACAAACAATACCTATACGTTCTCAAAAAGACATCACAATCTTAAGGAATACTTTGATCCACTATTTTTAGGACGGTTTCTTCGGAATTATTGTAAATAATCCCAGTTTTTTTTTCTTTAGCAATAGTATAGCATGGGAGGAGGTTTAATGCAATTAGTCGCTTATGGTGCCCAGGATGTTTACCTTACGGGTAACCCTCAGATCACTTACTGGAAAGTTACTTATCGACGATACACCAACTTTGCAATGGAATCCATCGAGCAAACCTTCAATGGTCAGGCTGATTTCGGACGCCGTGTCACCTGTACCATTTCACGTAACGGCGACCTTGCCTACCACACCATTCTTCAAGTCACTCTCCCTCAAATTGGGCAGGACCTCAATAACGGCAATGGTGTTCACGCACGTTGGTTGGATTTCCCAGGTGAGCAACTCATTGCCCAGGTAGAGGTTGAGATTGGTGGTCAGCGCATCGACCGCCACTACGGAGACTGGATGCACATCTGGAACCAGCTCACCATGTCCGCTGGACAGGAGAAGGGCTACTACTCGATGGTTGGCAATACCACCCAGCTCACGTACCTCACGGACCCTGCCTTCTCCAACGTCGATGGTCCTTGTCAGTCGGACGCTCCTCGCCAGATTTGCGCCCCTCGCAATGCCCTCCCGGAAACCACTCTCTACATTCCTCTCCAGTTCTGGTTCTGTAAAAACCCTGGTCTCGCCCTTCCCCTCATTGCCCTCCAGTACCACGAGGTTCGTGTCAACATTGATCTTCGTCCCATTGATGAATGTCTTTGGGCAGTGAACACCCTCTCGGCGGAGAGCGGTTCCGTCAAGGTATCCGCGGCCTACAACCAGTCGCTCGTCGCCGCCTCTCTCTTCGTAGACTACGTTTTCCTCGACACGGATGAGCGCCGTCGTATGGCCCAGAACCCGCACGAGTATCTCATTGACCAGCTCCAGTTCACTGGTGATGAGTCGGTCGGTTCGTCCTCGAACAAGATTAAGTTGAACTTCAACCATCCCGTCAAGGAACTCATTTGGGTTGTACAGCCAGACTCGAACGTGGACTACTGCTCGTCTCTCGAGTCGGGTACCCTCCTCAACCGCGTGCTTGGAGCCCAGCCCTTCAACTACACCGATTCAATTGATGCGCTCCCCAATGCCATCCACGCGTTCGGCGGTCCTAACTCGGTAGCCGGTAATGCCGGCAAGAGTGGCTCCAACAACTTTGATTTCATTACCGCGGATGGTCTTTTCCAGAACGCGGGAGCGGTTGACGCGGACCTCTCCGGCAATGCCTTCGGTGGTACCAATCTATACGGTTTGTGGGGCTCCTCTGGTGCAAGCGGTTCCACTGCCTACTACACCGACCCCAACTTTGTGCCTCAGGTCGGACAGGGTTCTCTCGCAGAATCCTACGTGTCGGATGCAGGCACCTTTGTGCTCTCCGAGACCGCGCTCGGCCTCCACTGTTGGGGCGAGAACCCAGTGGTCACTGCCAAGCTCCAGCTCAACGGTCGGGACCGCTTCTCTGAGCGTGAAGGGTCGTACTTCGACCTCGTCCAGCCCTTCTTCAGCCACACTCGCACCCCCGACACTGGCATCAACGTTTACTCCTTCGCTCTCCGCCCTGAGGAGCACCAGCCCTCGGGCACCTGCAACTTCTCGCGCATTGACAATGCCACCCTCCAGCTCGTTCTCTCGAACGCCACCGTCGAAGGCACTTCGACCGCCAAGGTGCGCGTCTACGCAACCAACTACAACGTGCTCAGAATTATGAGCGGTATGGGGGGGCTCGCGTACAGTAATTAGTATCGTGTATTGTATGGATGGTTTAGCATACATAATAGAACTGGCTTTATATTTATTACGAACATAAAATAAAAATGGTTATTTTTATTTTATACGAGTTTGGAAAAAACATTACAATATTTTACTTGATAATGAATTATGATCGTTCCTTTCTTTTTTTAACGATTGAACCGATCCATTCCTTTCTTGCGAATTCATTTGTGTATTTTTCAAATAAATCTTCTTGTTTTACTTTCTTCCGAGCGACTTCATTATCAGTCTTTTTCTCATTGGTTAATTTATTTCCAGTAACTATATTTTCAATGACTTTCATATTATGTTCGGCGATTGGATATACTTTCTGATATGCATAGATCATATGACATTTTGTCATTAGAGTGTCATACTCATAATTTCGTTTCAAATAATTACAATCTCCGCAACAGCTATGCACATTTTCTTCAGTATATCCTTTTGAATTATCCATACGATCTAGTCCATTTTTATGAGTACCACTCTGTTCTTTTCCGCACAAGTAACAAGGGGATTGACGTTTCTCTGAAAATTGTTTTTCCGTAATTTCAAAACAAAGACCCTTGTCTTTTGCTCTACCCTTATAACTAGAATATGTACATCCTTTCGTATTTGAGAATTCCGTTGGATACAGTGTACCTTCGATAAGACGTAAATTCGTCAAGATGTGTTCAACCCGATGCACAAACACAGAAGGACTAATCGTTCCTTTCATCATATTACACATTTCACAACAACCGACACAGTTTTCGACCGTATAATGGGCGCTTGAATCCAATCGGTCCAATCCATTGAACCCCTTTTCTTGAATAATGCCGCAGTAATAACAAGGCAATTGTACATATTCTAGAAAAGTTTCCAAGGGTATCGTAAACTCTAGATTTTTCATTTTTGCGGAGGTTTGATAGACACCATACTGACTTTCCATGCAATTGACCCTCTGTTGTTTCATTTCTTTGACCTTTTCTGGATTCGCATCACGCCACTTCTTTGCTTGTTCGGCATTTTTCTTGAGGTATCCTTCCAAGTCTGTTTCAATCGCTCGCTTTCGCGCATCGACCCAGTATGTGGCAACCTTATCATAATTCTCTTCCTTCCAAGCTTGTTTGACTTCCTTGCGCTCCGGTTTTGCGGCATTTTTACGGGCAAGTGCCTGAACGTGTTTTTTGTCTCGATTGGCATCCGCACGTTTGTTTGTATCTCGACATACATTACACGTCAGTGTTTCGCCATGTATGCCTTGAAAACAATCCAATGAAACTACTTGTAAGCAGGTGTTACACGCTTTCTTTCCTTCCTGAGTTACTTGTAGGACCTTCTTTGCTCGTGCAGCATTGTCTTTTTCTCGGTCTTTCTTCAGACACGGTTCACATCTGGATCGTGTGTAGGTCATAACAAGTTGTGCTCGACAACCACGGGCGTAATTTGAACACACTTTCTTTCCAGCTTCTTGGGTCACTTCTAAAAAGTGGGTTGCCTGGTGTTTTCCGCAATAGGCATTGAGTTCACCCTTCTTGAATTGACATCCTTCTTTAGCGCATTTCATGTTATGATGATTGAATGTGTGATTACAACTTCAATTTTAGTCTCGTGAATTTTATCCATCTATAGAATGGAGAGATGCAGAAATGGCACTCGACGAAACAAACAAACAAGTGATTGTGAAACCTATCCTGAACTAAGACGATGCAGAAATGGTACTCGACGAAACAAAAAAACGGGTGACTGTGAACCCTATCCTCAAAATAAACTCCGATGCAAAGGCACTCGAAGTGATTGTGAAGAGGTAACCGTGCAAGTACCTAAACCATATGATTGGTTTTACAATCTTGGTTGGTTTCGCAGAATTCGCGAAATACCAAGAACCAATTTAACACCTCGTGCAAGAAATGCAGCAATTATTCAACGATTTATGAAGAAAACCAGACACAAACGTATTGCAGCGTTTCTAAATGCAGTGTGTAACGATTCCGGGGTATGTATTGCATTTGGAAAAGAAATCAAAAAAATAAAGGCTTTTTTCGGGAATTTTAGTTTTGATTACATCAAATATCCCATTAAACGCATCGGAGCTGTATCGGTAAACGGGTTTGTGAATGAACTTAAATTTACACATAAAGGGTATTCTTCGTATGCCATATTAAAATCATCCGTACGGGAACTTTCGGATAACTTAATGTATGAATATAGAGTTGGACAATTTCTAAATAAAATGTCTTTACGATTTCCGTGTTTCGTAGAAACCTATAAATTACTGAAGTACCCAACAACGAATGGTTGGGAACTCGTTCAAAACACCAAAGTAATGGAAGCTTCTGTATTTAAAAAAAACGTAGCGCCTCAGGTTTACAGTTTAAAAGAAGGATGTAAGTCGCCCGTCAAAGTCGCCGTGTTAATTCAACATTTGAAGGATGTTATTTTGATGGAAGACTTGATTCATTCTTCGAAAGCTGCCATAAATTATGAGTTTATTTCAACCTTATATCAAATTTACTTTGTATTAGACTGCATGAAAGATGTATTTACGCATTATGATTTACACGGTCAAAATGTATTGTTATATGAACCCTCAAAAAAAAAATACATAAAGTATCATTATCACACACCAACTAAAGTCATTATATTCAGATCCATTTATCTTGCTAAAATTATAGATTATGGTAGAAGTTATTTTAAAGATGGCGCCTATTCATCCAAAAAAGTATATACTGAAGTATGCACAGAACCCGAATGCAATACATTGAATAGTGGTACGTGTGGTTCGAGAAGCGGATTTAGATTGTTAAAACCGAGAGACACAACCAGTTACCTTATATCGTCTGTCCCCAATAAAAGTCACGATTTAAGACTTGTTTATTATTTATTACGCAAAATTGGCAACCAAGTTTTATCTCCAACGATTACTGGATTTGTAAAGGAAGTAAAAAGTAATTTGAAGTATGATGGCACGTTTGGTACAAAAGAACGCACCTGTGCAATACCAACTATATGCGACGTTACAGACATGAAAAATGTGTTAGAAAGGTACGTGGTTAATTTACTTGAATCTGAATTTTTTAGATATTATCCACGTCGTACTAAATTAGGAGACATGCACGTGTATAGTGACGGACGACCACTTGAATTCATTGAATCTTAATATATAGACTACAGTATGCATACAAATCCATTCATTCGAGATATGGAAAAACCTTCTTGCGTCGAATGCGTTTATTATCAGATTGAATCTACCTCCATTTTGAATAAGTGCACTAAATTTGGAGGGAAGGATTTACATACGGGCGACATCGTATTTGATTATGCAGACTCTGTTCGATACGATGAATCGAAATGTGGAAAAATGGGACACTATTTCAAACGTGCGACATTCAAACAAAGGGTACGACACGCCTTTCCTTGGGTCGTCATTCTCCCTTTACTTTTCCAGATGCTTTCGTAAAAAAGGGTGTTTTCTCTAAACACCTACGAGGCCTCGCTCCAACAGGAATGCTTCCCGAGATTTGCGTAGGTCATCGTGCAGAGGTAGGACGTCGTCACACCAAGTTGAGTCACGTATACAACGAAACTTTCGATAGGCTTCGTACAAATCTGATGGCTCTTCTGGAAGTTCATCTGGGAATTCATTCGGGCACACGTCATATAGAACCGCCATCAGGGCAGACTCATCGTCTTGGTCAAGATAGAGCCAAGGATAGTCCCGAGGACGTTGTTCGCGTATTTTCTGCTTGCGCCGTTCGATGTCGTCCTCTTTATTCTTTTGTTTAAAATACGCGAAGAATTCGGCTTCTTCTGCTTCGTTGCGTTGTTCGGGAGTCTCGATGGGACCTTCGAGGGAGGGAGTCGCTTCCGCGCTACCGGGGGCAATCGTTCGCCAAGAGTCCGAACGCATCAAAGGCTGATCGTTGAACGGTGGTAGATGTGCCATTGTGAGAGTTAGTCACTGTAATTATTCATCTATAGTGAACACATTTCAATTTTATTGAATACAATGTAAAAAAGGGTGTTTAATCTCTAAACATCGCGTTTCGCAAGGAAGGCTTTCCAAGCTATGCGTAGCTCGATTGGGTTTGGTTCAGCACCTTGTTCGAACGTCGCGCGGAACTCGGGCCAAAGACCCTCTTGTTCAGTTGTCACGATAAACTCGTCGGGGTTGAACCAACCCGGGTAAAGCGCTTCGCAGTACCATTGATAGTACTCGCAAATTTCATCCGGAAGGTCATCATCGATCCGTGTAGGCGGGCAATCGTTGGGACGCCAGCCGTGGAGGTGGCCGAAGCGACGGAAACTCTCCTTATGATACTCTTGGATTTCACGTTCGCGTTGCTGATTCCGCTCCTCCAAGAATCCAAGTTCTAGTTTACGGTCCGATTTTCTCACTTCTGCAAGATGCTCTTGGTAAAGCTGTAATTGCGCCATGTTGTGAACGTTTTGTCCACTGTAATGACTTCAAATGTTGAAAGTAGTTTCAATTTTAGTGTTCTATTCCTAAAAACGGTATAAAGATTCATAGGGACATTTACGCTATGGAGGTTATACAATTGGCTTGGATTGCCACCTATGAATTCGGAAAATATGCGTTTACGCGTAAATTCGACATTGAATCCTTTTGGACGAAATGCATACGCGTAAACCTGGTGTATACCAAATTTTTTCAAGCCGTTGCTTCCAAATACAATTTACATTCTGCCGTTCATAACATTCCCTATACAGAAGATGAAATGAAAATCCCGGAATTTGCCGTAGGGAAGGTGATTGGTTCCGGTCTTATCTCGATTGTATTCGAAGGACAAATCCGTGGACAATCTGTCGTGATTAAAACCAAACGCCGGAATATTGACCAGCGTGTTACGGAGAATATATTGGCCATTCATAAATGGGTAGAGTGGATTCATTGGGTCTATCCCATACCAACCTTGTGCGATGCATTGAACGAAATCACCGATATCTTTTATACCCAATTGGATTTTCGTAAAGAAGTGGAAAATCACAAACGGTTTCAGGCCATGTTCACTAAACCCATATGTCCAACTTTATTAGAAGACTTGTGTACTTCGGAACAGATTGTCATGACGCGTTTGACAGGTGAACCACTATCACAATGTTCATCTGAACAGAAAAAGATGTATTCGAGTCAATTGATGGACATTCTTATGCAAAGCTTATTGGTAGGAGGCTTTGTTCACGCAGACCTTCACGTAGGCAATTTAATTTTTCAGGAAAAATCACTTGGTGTGATTGATTTTGGATTGATGATTTCATTGACGGAAGAAGAAAAAAAAATTATGACGGACATCATTCAAGCTTTTGCGGTACAGGATTTTGACAATGCCGCGATTTATACCTTTCGGTTGATTGGCCCCAATGACCGTAAAAAAGAATTGCCGGATGAAGTATTGGACGATTTACATGCCTTTATCATTCATACATTTAAACAGGCCGTTCAAGTACACCAGACGTTTCGGGTATGTGACGTCTTCGAAATGAACCAAAAACTTCGTCTTCACGGTCTTGCTTTGTCACCGTTGTTTTCAAAGATAATGATGGCGTTGCATTCGGTTGAATCTGTATTGACACAATTGTCTACGAATCCAGCCGATATCATGTTGCAAGTCGCATTAACCCTCTTGAAGTAATTATTGAATGAAAACCCCCCAAGCAATCATGGCCATCATGATTCCTGCGACTATAGTGTAAAGCAGATTGTTCCATCCAACGATGAACCCGCCTCCGATCAGCAACCCGATAATGGTTAGTCGAAATACAGTATAGAGTGTCAACCATCTACGAGTGACCGTCCACCATACCCCTCCTAAGAATACCACGGGTACGGATATGTATAATAACAAATACGTAAACCCGATGGTAGAAATGAGTAAAATCAAGAGCATCAGAATAGCGGTCAGCAACAACAATATAAATGACTTCAGTAACGTGAACCAGTTCATAAACCCGTCGATGGAAGTCGGTTGTTTCGGATCGTGGTACAACAAATAAAAGATGTAATACAAGACAGGCGTATAGCAAAACACGGCAAACATCAATAAATAGTAAAGATTGCGTCCAGCCACATCATTGGTCCACGCATCCTTGAGCTGTGATACATACACCTCGTCGATAACATCCTTGTTGTCCAGATAGGTTTGTTGTGCGGTGGAAATCGTCTCATCATATTTTTTCTTAAGAGGAACGTAATAGACGATGAACAAAAAAATGAATAGGCCTAACACGGACAATAGAATAATATACCAAGCCATATAGAGGATTTGAAATACAAAAACGGCAACTAGCCACACGAAACAGCTCGCAACAATCATTAATATATCCACCATTTTCATTGATTCTACAATAGATTATAAATTTTCAAGGGTCGTCTTTTTCCCGTGACAATTTCTACACAAGGCAACTAAATTATCTACATTGTTTGAACCTCCATCGGCCAATCGAACTTTGTGATCCACTTCAAACCAGGCATCCAATTGTGTTTGACAATCGTTACATTTCCAGCCTTGTTGCGCCGCAATCCATTTTTTCTTTGTACCACTCACACTTCGTGCAGTGGAGTCATTCCCAGAGGTTACGATACGTTGTTCTTGATTGGATATTAAAAAGGGGGTCAGTAAATCTTTGGATTGCTTATCCATCGGCATGTATCGTATCATTCCATTCAAATGACCCATCATATTCTTCGATTCGGTTGGATTTTTTCGAATAAACAGGTACATTGAAAACACGGCAAACAAAATGGTGGCAATCTTAAAATGCTTTTTATAGTGTGCGAGTTGATTCGTATATTTCCCGTCATACAACGTATCGACGATATAGAAGGTTGCGCCCGCAAACAATAAGAACTCTGCCTTCATACTGTAACCGAATGTAAAAATTAGTGGAGAGAGGACGCGTTATGCGTATTCTCTGGAGCATATTTGACATTCAAATGGGGCGTGGATTGAACCATGGGGACAATGCGCTTGACGATATATTCTTCCAATGTTTCTTGAAATTGATTGGTTGGGGTTAACTCGCTATCGAAAGGTAACGATGGGATGGAACGATTCGAAGATTGTAGGAGTGTATATGCCGCGACGATTCCCACGATGCCTAATAAAGGCGAATGGGTAAACAAATACATGACCATAAACATCAAAGTGATGGTGACCGGAACGATACCGAAGCTACGAATGGAAGGAGGCAGTGTAATGTTGAGTAAAATAATCACACAAAGTAGGACAAGGACCACGCCATGTAAAACAATCATACTATAGAGATTATTTAAAAATTGATGTGTCTGCTTTTATTTATTTTCAGTAGTATGTTCATCGGACAAAAAGGATACACTATTCCTAAAGACCTTCTAACGGCCACGCAACAACAAGAATTAAAGAGACAGCTCACCTTTTCTCCACAAACCGCAAACTCATACGGCGATACCAAAGAGTTTTATGCGTATCGCGAATCTCCGAATAAATTCTATACTCCCCGATTTTACGGATTGCGTAAATACGGGGATGTACCCGAACAATTGTATCCAGGTAAACCCATTCACGTTGAATTTCGTGGTACCATTCGACCCGACCAACATGATGCAGTGGATGCCTTTATGCGGACCAGACAGGGCCTTCTTGAACTGCCGTGTGGGTTCGGAAAAACCATCTTGGCATTATATTTGATTCATTTGATTCAACGTAAAACCATTGTCATTGTACACAAAGAATTCTTGCTAGAACAATGGGTGGAACGAATTCGTGAATTTCTACCGAATGCCTCGATTGGTCGTATCCAGGGAGATACGATAGATATTGGGAAAGATATTGTGATTGGTATGCTTCAATCCATTTCAATGAAATCGTACCCGAAAGAAGTGTTTCAAGAATTTGGATTTACTATTATTGATGAAACCCATCACATTGCGGCAGAAGTATTTAGCAATGCGCTCTTTCAGTTGGTCACTCCGTGTATGTTGGGATTATCTGCGACGATGGAACGTAAAGATGGATTGACCAAAGTCTTCAAACTCTTTCTAGGGGAGATTGTCTATTCTGCTCAACGCGAACGAACTCAAGTGTACGTGCATAAAGTTTCCTATAGTACAGACAATGAAGAATACAATACCGTAGTGAAAAATTTCAAGGGGGATACCAATTACACCTCTATGATTAAAAAAATCAGTGAATTCAATCCACGAAAAGAATGCATCTTGAATATTCTAACTCAAATTCTAAAGCTTCCAACCACGAAACAAGTGATGATATTGTCTCATACGAAGCAACTCTTATCTTTCTTACACGATGCCATCGAATACCGACAACTAGGGACGGTGGGGTATTATGTGGGTGGAATGAAGCAGTCTGCATTGAAAGAAAGCGAGGCCAAGCAAATTGTATTGGCTACGTTTGCCATGGCAGAAGAGGCGCTGGATATCAAAACATTGACGACATTGATTCTAGCCACTCCAAAAACGGATGTGACCCAAGCAGTAGGTAGAATCCTACGTGTAAAGCATGAAGCGCCGCTCGTGATAGACATTGTGGATAGTCATCCCACATTTGTGAATCAATGGAAAAAAAGAAGAGCCTATTACAACAGTCAAGGATATACATTGGTAGAAACCACACACGATACTTATCCAGTTCCAACCAAAAAAACGAAACAGAAACCTATCTGTTTTCTAACCTAAGATGTGCGAAGAACAAGAACGTTTGTTCAAATCGTGTATGAAAACAAAATACTCGAAATGTGCGATTGAATACAATCGAATGATCCACTGTTTCTCAAAATATGTGTTTGCCTAAGTTTTACGTTTTTTATGACGAGCATTTCGTACACCGCTTCCGCCACCGACGGATAAACTATGGGATTTATAATAGACCATTGCGTTGTTTGTAAATTGCAGATTAAACCGTCTTGGGGTTGGCGTCGGTGGTATTGGTGTAGGTGGTCTAGGCAACACTTTGGATTGGTGTAGAACAATCTCCGAAATAGGAAAAGCAAAATTGCCGGAATTGAACCCAACATAAAAGGAAACTTGTAAATTTTTGAGCCCAATAGAGGGTACGAACCGATTCGGAAAGCTTAATAGATTGCCTACGTTGAGAACATTCATGTTCGGATAGTCGTCTTGTACAATAGTATTATTTCCTAGATTGACTGCATCGGTATTGCTTCTTAAAAAATAGATCCCCTCGGGGAATGCAGTGATTGTGGCAGCCATCTGTGAAGGAGTTAATGTATAGACCAAGTCAAAATTGGACGTTTTCTCGACGACGGTCCATTGGCCTTGGTACTCATTTTGTGAATACGGAGAAGTTAATCGTCTTGATTTGTAAAGAATGACATCCGAAATAGGAAAGGAGAAATTGCCAGAATTGAACCCAAAATAAAAGAAAATTTGTAAATGTTTGTCTCCAAGAGATACGAATCGATTTGGAAAGCTTAATAGATTCCCTACGTTGACCACATTGATATTCGGATAGTCGGTTTGTACAATCGTATTGTTTCCTAGATTGAGACCATCGGTATTGTTACTTAAATAAAAGACACCCTCAGGGTATTATGTGATTGTGGCGGCAATTTGTGCGGGAGTTAATGTATAGAATAGGTCAAACCCTGCATTTTTTAGGATAATGGTCATACTATACGCAATTATCTTCTTTTATGTTTCTTTTTTGATTTAGGTTCGACCGGAACGAGGGTAGGTTCGGAGAGACCCGACTCCGCCATTTCCGATACGGGTTCAGTCGCTCGTTCAATGACCTGCTCAACCTCAATCATCGACTCAATCACCGACTCAATCACCGACTCAATCATCGACTCAATCACCGACTCGATCACCGACTCAGACATAGTGTCAATCACCGACTCAGACATCGGCTCAATCACTGACTCAATCACCTTCTCAACCACTGGATCAATCATCGGGTCAATCACCTGCTCAACCACTGGATCAATTACCGACTCAACCACTGACTCAACCACCGGCTCATTCACCTGCTCAACAATCACATTCTTAACCTCGGACATCTCTGCAGGTTCACAAGTAAATTGTTTCAAAAAGACGTCCAATCGTTCCATCAGATTTGTAAGAAAGGTCATGTGATAATTAAAATAGGTATTTAAATATTGTTCATAAAGGCCTAAATTTGTTCGAATGATTGCATCCTTGAATTTTCGGTTATGTACATAATTACCAATATGTATTCCCGTTCGATTCAGACGTTCATCCTCCGTCCTTTTTTTTAACTCAATCTCTAACGTATCATACGCCTTTTGTAAAGCTGCCATATTCTCGTGAAATAATGCACTCGTATGTTCAAACTCATACACCTTAAGGGGGTCTAAATCTTTGTATACAGGATAAGGATTCTTCGGACTCTCAAATTGAAATGTGGTCGACAGATATTCAAGCACGCGTACATATAATTTGTAATAATCACAATACAATCGATTTTCGATCAAGACCATTTGTTCTTTCAAATGTTTCGTTTCATTCTCCATTAACTTTACTTGGAATCGAAAGGAATCCAGTCCAAAGAATTGACTCGTCTCGTTTTTCACGAGAAGGGTGGTATAGTGTACTTGTATAGTTCCTTTCATTTCTTCTAACTTCACAAACAGGTCTTGTATCTCACTGCGTTTAACACTGATTTTAGAAAACTCCATACCTAATTCAGTTATTTTATTTGTATAGTATATGGAAATCAAGTGGAGCGATGAACACGAAACCATCCTGTCTGAATGGGGTGACAAGGCCCTGTGTTTAAAGTGGTTACATATGAAAAGCAATTCAAAATATCAATACCTGCATAACATCTATACCATTCCAGTCATCATCATGAGCACGCTTACAGGTGCAGCAAACTTTGCCCAAGAAAAACTTCCGTCACAGTACATTTTTTATGCTCCTGTGGTCATTGGATGTATCAATATTTTGGCAGGAATCATTACGACGGTTCAACAATTTTTACACATTACCGAACTCAATGAATCCCATCGGGTAAGTATGATTGCGTGGGATAAATTCTATCGAAGGGTGAAACACGAATTGTCTAGGAAACCGTCAGAACGAACCCCTGTCAGTGAATTCATGCTCACTGCAACCGAAGAATATGACCGATTAACGGAAACAAGTCCTCCTATAGACACCGACATTGTCGCTCTGTTCAAAACGACCTTTGATGGAAGATTTACCAGCACCAACATTCGTTCCATGTTCAGTGAATTGACCAAGCCCGACATTTTGGATAGCTTAACTTCGATACGAAAAAGTATCTACAAAGATCCATCTGAACGAATACAGGAAAGTATTCACAATCGGCTGGAGCATGAATTTGGTTCTGAGAAAAACATTGTCAACCAATATAAAAAAATTCAAGAATTTGCAGCGCGATTCAGTGCAGAATTGTCACGTGAACCCACACGTAAAGAATACGCGGATAATCTGGAGGACATCCCAGAACAAATGATTGACACTTATTTAGCCCAAATTTAAAAAATGTGATGTACTAGTCCACGTCCTCCAGGTTATAGTCGTCGTCGACGTATTGGTGGCTTGGGATATCAAGGCAGCTCTGCCAAATGCTATCGCGTTCTGGTTTAGGCCACATATTGATCCACTGTACGAGTGTCACATTGGGCACGTGAAACCCGAATACCTTCTTGAGGTCATCGTCGTTGATATCTCCAAAAGGAAATTGAAACGGAAATGCCATTCTTTGAATTGTTTGGGAGGTCACTTTTATATCTCCATATTCCTCAAAACGTTTCAATTTATTTCATGTAAAAAATTGAAATGAATGTTACACTAACGTATTGTAAGAGAAAAATGGATACAGCAATCACACCAGACACGTATACTCCAGGTATTAATGACAAAGGTGAGTACGTCGACGATATCCCGGTGATTCGACACGGTATCTTTTGTTTGTGTGGCTCGAGAAAAGACAAGATGTATCCCAATACAGCAAGTTTTACTGTCCATACGAAAACGAAACATCACCAGCAATGGTTGGAAACGTTGAATCGAAACAAGGCAAATCACTACGTGGACAGTTTACGGTACAAAGAACTGGTCGACTCGCAACAAAAGATTCTCGTCGGTTTAGAAAACCAACTGGTCGTTAAATCGACACAATTGGAAAGTCTAGAAAAACAAGTGGCAACTCTCAAAGTTCAGCTTGTGTCATTTATATCCAATATTCAAGTGGATTAAGAACCTGCATTTTTTATCCATATATATTTTTAGTGTACCGTTTAAAATATAGAGAGACATTAATGGAGTTGGGTCAATTTCAAACATCAGCGCTTGCCATTGCTCTAGTCATTTTGGTGATTTCGTTGAGTGCAATTGGGATTAGCTTGAGTAAAACGAGCGGGAACTACCCTCCCACGATAGATGCGTGTCCTGATTATTGGTCCACGTCTACCTATTTGAATCCAGATTCAGCATGTATGAAATCCGAGTTCGGATGTTGTTCGGATGGTTCCGTCAAAACAGATGCGGATGGATCCACTTGTCCGATAAATTGTTACAATACACATCAATTAGGAAAGGTTTCCTCAACGTGTACGTCCATCCCCACCCAAATGAATTTTAGTGATGACGTGTATACCGGAAGCGCTGGGTTGTGTAACAAACAGAAATGGGCGAGCCAATGTGGGATTACGTGGGATGGCGTTACGGATGTAGCCAACGCCTGCTAAATAATAATAATAAGGATACATATGTGTGTTCCCGTGTTTTTAGCCATCCTATTGATAGCCCTATGGTTCCAACTAAAGGTGGAGGGATTTACACCCTTATGGGCGACAGAAGATAAGAAGGATTACAGTGGCAATGATATTGGTTCATCCCTCGCGAACATTTCATTAGGCGATTGCAAAAAGAAATGTATTAGCGACAGTACTTGTACAGGCATTGTAACGGATTTTACAGGAGATGGACCGGGAGCAAACTGTTGGATGAAAAACGCGTGGGGAGACAGTACAGACAATGATTCAAGATTTACGTATAAATTGACACGTCATTAAATTGTGTAGGCAGAAAGCTCTCCAAAATTTTCCAATCGATCCTGTTGGATACCTTGAAATAAAATGATGCCCAAGGCAAGAAAGAACAAGATGAAGGGGAACAAGACAATGATCCAACTGATACCCTTGTTCACTTTACAAATGAGGTTGAGAAGCCAAGTCCAAAAGAGAATGTAGAGGGCTTGGATGAGAAGTAAAAGGACTGGATTGGAGTGTCGACAAGAATAACTTCCTAAAGTAAACCGTCCACGTTCTCCCACATTTTGAAGTAAAATGAGAATATACGAAATGGTGGCAATCACAAAATAAAATTTGGCAGGGTCGCACAACTTGTCGTATAGTTTCATAAAGAAGCTACATATTTTATTTTAAAGGTTGGATTCTCCAATTTGGATTGACGCCCGGATACGCACCGGATAAAGTTGCATTGGTACTCATAAAGGTGTTTTGTATACTGTTCAGTAGGTCCGAAACGGGTCCAGGCAATAAGGTAAACCGAGGGTCACCAAATCCGCCTCGAATTGTTCGACGTTTACGTCTACGTTTTCGCGTATATTTCATACTAAAGTGGGTATATTATATTTAACGCAATCGATAATGATTGGAATGAACTTGGATGGGGGGCTTGATTGCATCGGGGCGAAGCATCGTAACTTCAATCGTAAAACTGAAATTGGTGTTTCCGAAATCGACCGGTCTTCCATCGTGATATCGAAATTTAACTTTTAATTTTTGGATACGCTCGAGTGGAGGATCACTAAAAAATATATTCGACAAGAACGATTCTTTACTGACATATTGTTTTTGGTTTGCAAGGGCCAAGGTTGGAATTTTCGCAAAGGATGCGTTGTGATTCCCGTTTTGTTTTGCATTGAACATGCTATTGCTGCGTTCCGTATAAGGGGATAATTCGTCCATACTGTTATAATAATCGAGCTCCATATACAAATAACTGTCGCCAAATACACTGGCAGTAAAAGGAGCTTCAACGGTATACATTCCGAGTATAGAAAGTCCATCTCCGTAAGAGTGATAGTCATTTGGGGTAGAAACGTAGTCCTGTTTGCAAAATCCTAAATAACTACCCAATCCCCATTGCGTGTATTGTGAGTACATTGTATTTCCTGAAATCGTAAACAGTAGCGTAAAGGTATTTGGATGTAAAAAAGTAAATTTCATACTTGTGCTACTGTAATACACTTGAAAGAGGTTTGGGGCGACTTGATGAAAGGCATTATTCAATTGTGCGGTTAATTCATAGGCCAATTGAATGGGTGCATAGGTTCCTTCAGAAATGGTCACCACCTGTTGTTCTCCCCCTAATTGGACCGTAAGAGAAATATTTTGATTTTTGGAAGTAAACACATAATAAGAAGCTGGTATTTCAATGTCGGACAAACGTAGACTCACCACATTTTTATATTCGACTGGAATGTCAATGTCAAACACGGTTGAAGATGGCCATTTTGTAATGTCACGGTCTTCGGAATGAACCGAAAGCATTTTTTTATTCACAACAAATTGCATTACTCTATTTGTTATTTTTTTTTTAGTTCATACAATGTATGGATAACATTGTATGGAACATTGCGGGTGGCATAGGGATATCGGGTCTACTCGTTGCACTCTTCAACATACGTCAAGCCCTTTTGTTGGGATTGGGGATAGGTTGGCTCTCCCTTTTCTCCATCTTGGTATTGTCTTTCCCTCCCTTGCAAGAGACGACGCTATGGGCGTTCATAGTAAAGGTATTGTCCGCCTTGGGAAATATCCTTTTTTTGCTCGCATTGATGGGCTTTTACATCCTTTATTGTGTATATGAAAACAGAGAGTACATTGCCGATGGAGATATGCCAGACACGTGGTATTTATTTTCGTATTTTGTGGTAAGTACCTTTGGATTGAATCTGATCGCCATCGTCTCGTATGCCAAAGAGAAAAGTTCTGGCTATAAAGCCCTTTCCTTGTTATTGACCACCTTTACGATTGGGTTTGTCTTGATTGAAACCATTATTTGTTCTTATTTCCGAACAGACGGGTTTTTAGTCTAATCTATACACTTGTATACGATACCATAAGAGGTTTCATTTTCCCATATCCCAGAAATTTTCAAGATCGATCTGGGGGTACGTGCAATTTGTTTTTCCACGCTATAGATGGGTGTTTTAGAGGAAGTGTACAATTGTAAAAGGTCTCTTTCGATGGCACAAATGTCTTTGATAGATTCATTACGAATATAAATAAAAAGTCCATTGAAAGTCACCTTGTCGGTAGAGTACATCATTCGAACAAAAACGCCATCCACCATTGTATTCTTTACCGCGGGTAAGAATAGGATATATTGTCGATTATATTGGGTTAGCGTAATCGCCAACATCATAAGTGTGTTGGCTAGTACTATTTATATTCATTCATCAATCTAAAAAAATGTCGCGGAATTAGACCAACAAGCGTTCTGCCGCGGCCATGGCCTTCGTGAATTCTTCTTGGTATGCGTTGCATTTTTGCACGACATGGGTAAACTTTTCTTGATAGCCGGCGGCTATTTCGTTCACCCTGACCTTCAGTTTATCGGCTTCGACTTTGTCAAGACTTCCGATGGCCGCGAACATCGCGGCTTCTTCTGCTCTTGTCTTTGTCAATTCCGCGTTAAAGGTGGCACGGGTTGACCGTAGTTCAGCGCTCTTGTTTTCGGCATGATTCTTGAATTGTTCAGCGAGTTTGGCGGTTTGAGCGGCGTAGTCTTCCAGGACCGTTTTCGCCGGGTAGATTTCGTCCTCGTTGGATTCAGGGTTGCAGAGGGCATTGACCGCGTGGACGAGTTCGGCTCCTAGCCTACGTTTATCGTCATATTCTTCACGCTTTTTAAATGCGTGTCGATACATGATATCGGCGTCTTCCAATTGCATCAGTGCGTCTTCTGCCTCTGCAGAGTTCATCTTTTCCAGAGCTTTAATGTAACCTTGGGCGGTCATTTGTAAATCCTTTCTATGTAATAAACACACCGAATCGTTTCAATTTTAGAAAAAAGAGACTCTCTAATAGTGCATGTAGGCCATTCTGTCGAGTAACACGTCGTGAGACTCGGACTGGTGATACCATTCGTTGCAATAGGCTTCAAAATCCGTTTCAGATGTCAAAGCAATGTAGTGGTCTGCCATTCTCACGAAATCGTGATAAGTATGGACATTCCACACGCGCATAGCCCATTCATCAAATTCAGTTTTGTACCCAGGCTTGAGGGAATATGCGTTGACGGCGTCTTCAACCGCTTTCATAAGTGCGGCGACATCCGCTCGAGAGGTTTTGTCGATGACCTTGATGAGAAAATCACTCATGGTCGTTTGTAGTCTAACCTATATTGTAACGTTTCAATTTTGTGGGTTCAAAAAAGGGAGGTCTTACACTAAAATTTCAAGATCTTCCAATTTCCAATATTCAATGGTACCATTGGGAATAGGTCGTTTGATGATAAACGGCAGTTTTTTCTGGTGCAACTCTTCCTTGGCGATTAAATAGCTGTCAATGAGTGTATCTGGAACCTTGATAAAGAGCGAGGCGCCTTGCTCTACTTGTCCCGCACGAACTCCGAGTATGCGCGTGTACTCGTATTTCGTCAAAATGGGAAGAGTTCTATGCCGAGGGTCGGCAATGTTTTGCTTTTCATCACGTAGAATACTGCATAGGGCGAGCACTTCTTCGTAATTGATGTGTTTTTCCTGTGGGTGCGTGTCTCCGATAAAGGTAGGAGATTTCAGGATTTTCTCTACTTCCATCTTTTCCGTCGTTTCATCGACGAGTGGGTCTAGACAATATTCTTCGATGGAATCTTCATCGGGTATGGATTCATTCTCGCTTTCATCCGTTTCATCGTAGACTTCTTCTTGAATATCTTCTTCGTCGCTCATCTTATGATTATGTAAGAAGATATATTTATATTCAATTTTTATCCGTTTTCCACACCGTATCGCAGATTGGACAGAGATAGGCGTATTTCAAATCCACATTATCGTATCGTATGTAGATAATGTCGCGAGCCAATTTATGGTTTTCGCAATCGGTCTTCGGACAAGGCATCCCTTGAATCCTTGGAAGGGTGGGATCCAATTTGGTATATTGATTGATGGCACTTGTATATGGAGCCTGTTTCGAAAAGGACAAGGAAGATACGAGTGTCGTTCCTTCACTACTTTTGCGTTGAAACCCGCACTTTTTGCACAAATGAATAAGGGACATTTCGTCCTCGAGATTACTCAAGTACAACATATTGTCGCATACTTCGCAGAACTCCATGGTATACTTTATGATAGATTTAATTCTTCATATCAATTTTTTTACGTTTAACTCTATCTTTTTCTATTGGAAAGAGATATCATGACGTTAGAACTCAAAAAATTTGATATGCGTTCGATTCGATTCAAGTCTACTGAAAATTCCGGTCCAGTCGTCGTTCTGATTGGACGGCGTGATACGGGTAAAAGTTACTTGGTACGTGATTTACTTTTCTATCAACAAGACATTCCTATTGGAACGGTGATTTCGGGGACAGAAGCTGGAAACTCTTTTTATAGCGACCACGTCCCTAAACTGTTTATCCACGAAGAGTATAGCAGTGGAATCATTGAGAATATTTTGAAACGCCAACGTCAATGTATGTTGCAGGTCAATGAAGAAATGAAAGTGTACAAAAAATGTAACATTGACCCTAGAGCTTTTTGCATCTTAGACGATTGCTTGTACGATGCTGGATGGACCAAAGATAAGTTGATGCGACTCCTCTTTATGAATGGACGCCATTGGAAAATTATGTTGGTCATTACGATGCAATATCCATTGGGTATTCCGCCTAATTTACGTACGAACATCGATTACGTGTTCATCTTAAGAGAACCTTACATCAACAACCGAAAACGTATTTATGAAAATTATGCAGGTATGTTTCCAACCTTTGAGTCGTTTTGTCAGGTCATGGATCAGTGTACCGAGAACTATGAATGTTTGGTCATCAACAACAATTCCAAAAGTAACAAACTAACCGATCAAATCTTTTGGTACAAGGCGGAACCCCACGCCAATTTTAAATTAGGGTCCAAGGAATTCTGGGAACTTTCCAAGAATATGCCGGCGGAAGACAAGGACAAATACGACCCCAAGGCGACCAAGAAAAATGTCCAACAAATTCAAGTAAAAAAGACGAGATGGTAAAATATTGTATCTCGAAAGGATATGAGCCCTATTGGCAATGTGAAAGGGTTTACGATGGACATGGTTAAAAATATGTTGTATATCCTTGGATTGGGCTATATGGGTGGATCCATCTCTTCCATGAGCAAATCCGGAAACGAATTATTTCCCTATGACTTGTCACAACCTCCTTACAAAGGACCTCTTTCGACAGGAGACGAAGAAGGACTGTTGGAATATCTGTGGCCTATGAAATCGGTAGGATTTCCCTATGCAACCATGAATCAACTGGGAGAAAGTAATGGTTCACAATACTTGAAATGGTTACTAGAGACGTGTGCTTACTCCTTTGCAGCATTCCGATATGCGTGTTCGACTTCTGCAAAAAGTGGCGAACGTATCTCCAAAGCGTGGGGAGGTGACCTTTTTCGTTTCTATGTCATGCCCTTTATTTTCATTCACATCATGCCGGCGGTACCCATTCTTATGCTGATAGTAACCTTTTTCTCTTCTTTATTTGCCGCAAATAGATATGGTATGATGTATGTGATGTCGCCATTGACTGGGTGGGGGTATGGATTGAGCTTGTGTGGCAAAAGCATTACGTTTGGATGTCTGATGAATATGGTCATGTTAGGGATCGCTGGTTTGATGCTTCCCATCATTCATGTTCCTTGGTGGTTTGTCGTGACCCTTGCATTGACCTTATATTCCTATGTGATTTTGTTATTGTCTCCCTTTTTATGGACGAATGGGTTGTCGAAAACGTTTCAAGAAATCAATAAGTTTAAACGAAGTCTTGTCATTTTGTTCATGTATTTTACCTTGAAATCCGCACATCAATTTTTGACGACACAGGTGTCTAGTGGGTTGCTCATAGGGGCTTTGTATGTATTGTACCTATTGTTTTCTGGGAAGATGTGTTGATTGAAGAGCCGTTCCATAACAATTGGCGACCAATTGAGAGGGAGATTCTATGTATTCTATACGAAACCCACTGAGACGTTCAACACCTTTTTCATTCATTACTTCCAAGAGTTTGTTCATCGCATCCTGTTTGAGGTCTTCGTAAATCGTTAATTCAAATCCACTTTTTCCAAAATGATTGAGTAAATTAGTCCCAAAGGTACGAACCATATTGACACCCTTAATGGAAGTAGCCATCAGGATGCCACAAGATTTGTATGCAGGCGATAGATTGGGATCCGTCGAAATTCGGCCATCTTTAAAATAATTCACTTGAGTCGTTCCTCCTCGTTTGCGGGTTTTTGGCATAAGTATACTCTTCATTTTATTTCTAATAAAATTGAATCGATTCAATGATTCAATGGAATCAAACGAATCTTTTCGAAATGTTCACACTCAATCCCGAAGCACCGTCTTTTGTACCAGCTCACCTACAAGCTCCCCCAAGTATGCGAATACGAGGAAGTAGAGTACGAAGAGACTAAAGAAGACTGTAACGGAGAATGTGAGTACGATGACGATGACGAAGACGACTGTTACGTCGACTATGATGGCCAATTGGCGCTCATGGACAACGTCGGTGAATGGTTTCGTATTGGAGGCGTTGAAGGTAGATACTATCACGTCTTTGAGGATAAAATTGACGATAACAACGGCCAGTTCTACACACGACCTATCCGACGGTCGCTCACTTGGGTGAACTCTCGTAAATAGAGTGCACACCTTTTTTTACAACAATGTTCTAATGGTTCGTTAAAATTGAAACGGTTTAATATAATAAAGTATGCACAGGTGAATTTGACCATGCCGAAAGACATCGAAGAGTACCTCTCCCGAAAGAGAGAGTGTGCCTACTACGAAGAATGTTGCATCCAATCAAGAAATTGTTGTGACCAAGCAAAGAGGTTCCCCTCTTTACCCAAGGATGAGCGCCGCGCTGCACAAGACGTGTATTTCTCTCTCCGGAAAGACTATCGAATTGCCCTCGAAGACTACATGGATGCAGTTCGATACGCCAAACAAGCCAAAACCGAAGCAGCGATTGCCAAGGTCGTCGCCCGTACGCCCTATGATCATTGGTCTCTACATTTCGCATTTGCGTCAATTGACACAGACCAACATAAAGCTTTCAAAGCCAATCTAGTCAAGGAGGCCATCGCGGAAATCACCGCAGAGTATGACTGCTACGACGCCCGTGGCTACGACGCCCGCGGCTACGACAAGTACGGCTACGCCGAGGACGGTTACAACGACCTCGGTATCAACGCCGACGGTGACATCCGCGGCTACGACTAGTGGTGCAACGCCTTTTTTTTAGTTATACGCCGACGATGGCATACCATAAGATCCTCGTGGAACGAGCTTTAGGAGTGTGCCACTCTTTTTTGTGTAGGTTTAAGGTATGTGGATTCTACTACCGATACTGCTGATTTTGTTGGACGCTCTTTACATTGGTATTCAAATGACGACATTCCAATCGATTTATTTGAACATCCAGAAAACGCCTTTACAGGTTCGGCCCGCGAGTGCAGCCTTGTGTTATGTATTTTTAACGGCGTTGCTCTACTATTTCATTCTCAAACCGAACCGTCCTATCCGTGACGCCTTCCTTCTCGGTGTATGTGTCTATGGCGTCTACGATACCACCACGTATGCGTTGTTAAAGGACTATCCCCTCCAATCGGCCGTCATGGATACGGTTTGGGGAGGAATATTGTTTGCCCTCACCATTTATATTTATCGTTTGTTCTTTCCAAAATAAATAGGTGGTTGTTTCAATGTTGGTCTCGGTGTGCACCATTACCTTCAATCGTAGACCGTTTATTCAAAATATGATTCGTTGTTTTCAAAACCAAGATTATCAAGGAGACATGGAATGGATTATTCTAGACGATGGAACGGACCCCATTGGAGATTTGGTTTCAAACATTCCTTGTGTAAACTACGTACGATTAGATACGAAACATACGATTGGTCAAAAACGAAATAGGACCCATGCCTTAGCCAAGGGAGACATTTTGGTCTATATGGATGACGATGATTATTATCCTCCTACCCGCATTTCACACGCCGTGGATACCTTATTGAACAGTGAAGCATTGTGTGCAGGTTCCAGTAGAATTCACGTGTACTTTGACCATATCCATCAAATCGTGGAGTTTGGTCCGTATGCCCCGAATCATGCCACTGCAGGGACGTTTGCATTGAAACGATCGTTGTTAGCACAGACTTCCTACGATGAATCTGCGACGATGGGGGAAGAAAAACATTTTTTGAAAAATTATACCATACCTATGGTTCAGTTAGACCCTATGAAAACCATCTTGGTGGTCTCTCATCAACACAATACCTTTGACAAAAAACAGTTGTTGAAACCAAGCAGTATGGTTCGTGGAACCAACCTACGATTGAATGACTTTATTCAAGACGAAACGTGTTTAGCATTCTTCAAACAAGTTTCATAAAATTGATTCAGAACATTCCGTCTTTGGATTCTATATATACAATGATTGTTTCCGTAGAAGGAAATATTGGTTCTGGAAAATCAACCGTTTTGAAAGCAATGCGCGAGCGTTATCCCGATATCGGCGTACCCATCGTGTATGTAGACGAACCAGTAAGTCAATGGGAACAAATCAAGAGTAAAGATGGCAAAAATATGATAGAGCTCTTCTACGCGAATCCGTCAAAATATGCCTTTTCCTTCCAAATGATGGCCTACATTTCACGTCTCACCATGATTCAGGCGGCAGTTCAAGCGAATCCGAATTCGATCATTCTTACGGAACGATGTTTGCTAACCGATTACAACATTTTCGCAAGTATGTTACACGAACAGGGACAAATGTTGGACGAAGAGTTTACGATTTATAAAACGTGGTTTCACACCTTTCAACAAGAAATTCCGGTAAATTCCATTGTCTATATTCGATGCAAGCCTACCACCGCATTTACCCGTTGCAAAAAACGGGCACGTGTGGGGGAAGAAATTCCACTTGAGTATTTAACCCAATGTCATGAAAAGCACGAGACTTGGATGAATGGATACTCATCCAAACTGGTGATTGAAAACGACGAGACTACACTCGAAGAGGTATTGGCCTCCATCATCGAATTTATTAGGTAAATGTCTACACTTTTTTACGCATCTTAGTCATGAAGACGCGTAAAATGTCCCCTTCTGCATTGGCCACACGTATGTTCAAACAGCGTATTCGGTTTGATGATCGCACAGACCATTTATTGTCTAACCCAACCACCCATCAAAATAAAAAAGATGACCTGTGTAACAACAACCAGTGTGTGAATCCTGAATTTAAACAACTTGGGTTTGGACAATTGCCACGTCGTATGATGCCTCAATTTCCTAGTGTAAAAGAGGCTCGTGCTCTTATTTCTAAAATAAACAAACGTTTCCATTTACAGGTGAAAGGGTCTTTCAAACAAGTATCCATCCACCAATTGCATCCAACTCAAAATGAAATAAGTCGTTCACGCGTAGAGGACATTTTAAATAAAAATACAAAGACGATCCTGGAACGTGCATCCAAACCCCCGATGATTACATCCAATACTGGATCGGTGATTGATGGGCATCATCGAAGTGAAGCGCTTAAATTGGCCGTCAAACAAAACTACTTGAAAGCATCGGATAAAGTTCGTGTTTTCGTCATTGATTTACCCGCGTGGACCATTTTATCCATGGCCAATTTGTTTGGGTACAACAAAGAAAGTCAGTCCTTTTAAATCTCAAACATTAAGACTACCAAGAAATAATAGGGTATGTTTTTTGTGAATCACGAAAAAGATGGTTTTGGTAAAGTCAATGGGAAGTTTTAATACATCTGCAATAGAAATGATCCATTGATGCATTTCATTGGATAGATTTAACGCTTTAATGTATAGGGTAACGTCTCGCAAGTCATCCACTTGTCGAAGTATACGTTTGATTCTACGCATGAAACGATGTATGCACTGGTTCGGTGTGCCTTGAAACGGTGTAAAGATTACTTCTTGTACACCGACAACTCCATTGGTCTTTGTGCTTTTACACGAAACCACAAGCCGTTTCATTTCATAGTTATACTTGGACTTCATTTATATTCGATTTTTTCGCGTTGATCTAAAGAAGTTCTAATTGGTTAAAGAACTCTTCAATGGCCGACGGATTTGCACCTGATACAGAGAGGTCTGCGTTGAGTGTATAATTACCCGCTTCGTAGGCCAATAAGGTAGGAACCCCCTTGATCTGTTTTTTACTACGTAATGCAGCATAAATATCCGCATCCTTGTCACGGTCCAATTGTATCAGTTTATACGATACGGTCTTCATTTTTTGTTGGACTAAAGGTTTTGCTCGTTCGCAAGGGATACAATTATTTCCGGTCACGAATACAATCAAAATCGAGTTATTTTGATCCAATTCTTTGTAAAAGTCTTGACGGTTCATCTATATCCATTCCACAGATTGTTTAAATCACTTATGTTTTTCAAAATAAGTGTGTAATTCTTTTCGTTGTTGATTCGAATGTTGTTGCTTGGCTTTGGCGAGAATGTTCACTGCATCGGTGATTTCCTGTTGACTAATAATGCCGTCATTATTAGTATCCAATAACAAATGAAATTCTCGGTATTTTTTAGGTAATACGCAGTATCGACTTTCTTCATTAAACAAGTGTTGTGTCAACACGTAAAAGGATGCCGTTAAGAATATGGAGATGACAAGATCACGAGTACCCATCCAACAAACCACAAAAATTAACATTTCGCGTGCAATGTTATTTCGGAAGTAAGCTTCTTGGGATGGAGACAGTTTGACGGTAATGTATTTTGAACCCACGTTCATTAAAATCATCATGATGCCTGTAAATACCTTTGAATTATTGAGACTACGTAGTCCATTTTGTAAGAATAACCAAGGCTTCTTCATAACATAATATGGTATTTTATTTACGCAACGTAAAGCTAACCCGGTTTGGATTTCTTATGAAGGTACGTTGAATACCTCCTGATTTGGTTGGACTTGAAGAAGATGCATATATAGTATTATATTCTATACCACGTTGTCCTGGTGGGAAATAAATTAATGATAAAGGCACGTCCACCCTACCCTCACCATCATAATTTAGTAACTCAACTGAATCTTGGGGCAATAGTGCCACCTTTGAGTCACCAAAGATGATGGTATTAATTTTATGATTGAACACATCCGTAAATAGATTGACTTGAGTTTTATTTTCTAAATCAATGTTGCATATTACTCTATTAGGATTATCACTATCCACAATCGCATCGAGGTTTTCCTGAATTTTTAATTCAGGAGCGGCTAGATTATAACCCGTGTAAATAACATATATGTCATAATTAGGATAAGCCTTTGTATTGGGCATGTCATCTCCTTTGAATGGACGAATATAGTCACCCATACCTACAATCATTTGTAATAAGTTGTTTCCTCCAAAAATTTCCATTTTTTTTTCCAAACTTGAGATATCTTCCTTTGTAAAATCTAAAAAAAGATTATCATAACGCGTTACTGTTGCACCATTTGGCGGTTCTGATGCTGGTGGTACTGGTACTGGTACTGGTGCTGGTACTGGTGCTGATGGTGGTGCTGGTGCTGATGGTGGTGGTGGTGGTGGTGCTGGTGTGGGTACCTCTGCGTCGTCGACCATGGGCAGGTAGGTGTGTGCTGGTGCTGCTCTATTGAATAATCTTTTGAACATACCCCCTTTTGATTTTTTTGTTTTGTATTTTTTTATTGTTTTATTTCTGATTTTTTTTGCTTTAGTGTGTTTACGCATATACTGTATATATATATTTTCCAATCATATAGAATGGAACGAGGGTTGATGATGTTGGTCCATTCTAGCATAATCGGAATGATACTCTACGCATTCATGATATTCGGATTCAAGCAATCCAGCCGTGTAGCTGAAAATAGAAGTATCTTAATCTCTGCGTGTATTTTAATTTATATGATATTGTTTGGTCACGGATTTCCTGTGACCTTGAACAAATTTATCTAAACTGCCGACGCAATTTTCGATAATGGTGTTTATAAGGAATGAATCCCATCATTGTAGAATACATTGGACGGAGTATACTTCCGTGGATTCCATTCATTACAGCTTGGATAGATTGTATGGGCGTCACATCCATACCCCCTTCAATGTGGATTGTAAACCCTTCTCGGTCTTTTATATGATATACGAGTAAAAGGATCAATAAACCTAAAAAGGCATACATAGTTCTTCATGGTATTATATTATCAAAAGGGGGTATAATTACCTGTATGATTTTCCACGTACGGTTTCGCGATTAGTCCGGATAGGGCTACTTCAGGAGGTACACCTCCCGTTTTTGTAGCACGAATCGAATTCGAATCTTTAGGACGGACTTGTTCATCTAATGCCATACGAACGGGTGTTTTTTTATGAACGACCATCCCTTCCACGGGGAATTGTCGAATGAAAATGGCTGCACAAAGGATACCCATCAACGGTTGTTTGTACGACACATAAATCAACATGGCCAACTCTACTACTTTAATAGAGGTGGTCCATCGCATTGGTTTCACAAACAATAGGACAAATAACGCCATAAATACATACTCGAGCATACTAAAGTACAATATTTATTTCCGTAAAACAGTATAATTTTAATATACTAAAATTATAATGTTAATGTCATGGTCATCTCCATTCCCAGAAGAACACATCAAGCGGCCTCGTCAAAAAATAGTGAGTACGAAACAGCTAGACACAGAGGACGACCCTCTATCGAATTATACACCTCCACCTAAACCCGAACCCATCAATCGTAAAGTACCGGAACCCGAACCGGACAGTATGCCTAATGTATACGATGCTCCTTTACTAGATACCACGTATAAGAGTAACGAGAGCGAATTACTGGAAAAATTAAATTATATGATTTCATTACTTGAAGAACAGCGTGACGAAAAAACGGGTCAGGTTACAGAAGAGCTTATCTTATACGTATTTTTAGGTATATTTACGCTGTTTGTACTCGATACCTTTGTCAAAAATGGCAAATATTCTAGATAGTGATTAAAATTGAAATGAAGTGAGCACTATTCACGTATAAAAGTTCTTTACAAAATGCGTGTTCAACTCGCAGTGTTCCTCTTTAAGTGGTGCGTACTTCCATACCTAGCGTGGTGGACTTACAAGACGTATGTGACTCCTTCGTTGTTGTGGACGTGTCTTGCGATGATGATGATTATCGAAACCTCTTCCTTAGTCATCGCATATATGACGATACGGATTGCATCGTGGTTCATCGAGTTTAACACGAAGTTGATGACTCGGACTTTCGGACCAAGGATTGCCACATGGATCCTCGGTTAACGTGCAACCCTTTTTTTTAGGAAAGTATTAGTTTAATTTGTCACATTATAGTCTTCTAACATCACATAATGATTTCCGTGTATTTACAAGGAGGTTTGGGAAACCAACTCTTTCAAATATGTGCGGCGATTGCCTATGCAATGGAACACCGCGAAAAACTAGTCTTCCCCGCATTTAAGGCAGATGGTAGCATACGACCCACTTATTGGGATACCATTTTAAAGCGTCTTAAAGAGGGGATAGACCCCACCTTGAATTGTGAAACCGTACCGAAAGTATTTGAAGAAGGATTTCATTACACTCCAATCCCTGTCAAACCAAATTCAATGTTGGTCGGATATTTTCAATCCTACAAATATTTTGACCGTCACTTTGAAGCCATTTACAAGAAACTCAATTTCAAAATGGAACAGGAAATTGTACGCAACAAGTACCTTACGTTAACCGAGACCATCTCGTTGCATTTCCGGATTGGAGACTATACGAGTCTTCAATTGCATCACAACATTTTAAAGGATCAATATTACATTGGAGCAATCCAGGAAATTCTGAAACGAACTCGTAAAAACAACTGGAACATTATTTATTTTTGTGAAGAGAAGGATAACATTCCCGTGAAACAGCGAATGAGACGTATCAAAAAAAAATTTCCAGAGCTCAACTTTTACAAAGCCGAAGACAATATGCAAGATTGGGAACAGTTGTTACTGATGAGTTGCTCTGACCATCACATTATTGCCAATAGTGCCTTCAGTTGGTGGGCAGCCTATCTAAACCAAACTCCGAACAAATTAGTGTGTTATCCGAAAACGTGGTTTGGGGCGGCCAACTACGATAAAAAAACAACCGATTTGTGTCCACCTTCATGGATATCGATTGATGCTTGAGTCATTTTAGAGTTCGTCGTCGCTCACATATCCGTGTTCTCCCTCGACGAATTCGTCGTAGATCAACAAGTGGAGGTGACGTTTCAGTCGCTTTTCGTCAGAGATCGCTTCACGGTCTCCTGCCTTTTTCGCTTGATAAGCTTCCAACCACGCTTTCAGCGCTTCACAAACTTGTTCTCCATTCGGTCCGTCTAGACTGTCATAAAGGTAAAGCCAGTGACCGCGTACATTGAGCATGTCCAACGCTTCATGATACTCTTCATGGAAACGATGTTTGGGGCCGAACAAGCGGAATCCAATTCGGTATAGTTTGAATGCGAAACGTAATTGATCCATTCTTCAAGGTTACATTGAAACGCTTCTCCTTAAATAATCAATTTTATTGAAGGGCAACCACCTTAAAAAATTGATTCGCTTAAATCTTGTAAAGGAAGGTATACTATGTTGCGTTATCCAATCGTTTCGAAACGTGTGAAAATTCAGGAGTCTTTTCCAGAGGAGTATGAAGAACATGACAAATTGAGAGAACGTATTTATCGTCGAGCAAACACTATCGCGCATCATATTGTTAACCCGATGGGTCCAAATATGCGTTGTTATATCCCCGATTGTGTTCAGAAAGGAGAATGTTACAAGGAAGAAAGGGACGAGCTGATTAAGCTTCTTGTCGCGGAGATTGATGAAAATCTTCAACTCTTCCGACCTTACACAGACGATTTTCGACGATTTCTACAAGAGGAACCAAAACACGACCTACATGGTTCAAATGAGGTCCAACGCAAAGAATATCTTCAGGGGATGTTTGTACGAATTCGAAAAGATGAACCACCCCTGATAAACCAAAGCAATAAACCAACCCAACCCAAGCCCGATAAACTAAAGAAATCTGAACTAAAAAAGGGAATCTCGTCCACTATCAAACGATTGGTATGGAATAAAAACATTGGCGAAGAGATTGGAAAGGCCAAGTGTTGGTGTTGTAAATCTACGGATATTACCCAATCATCATTTCATTGCGGACACGTTGTAGCTGAATCGAAAGGAGGTCAGACCCAAGTCAATAATCTGAAACCTATCTGTCAAAACTGTAACTCGAGTATGGGTACAAGAGATATGAATGATTTCATGAAGACATTGGAATGATTTCATGAAGACATTGGAATGATTTCATGAAGACATTGGAATGATTTCAAGTATTTTTTTAAATCCTTGGAATTTCTTCGAGTTTTAATGTTAGAGGAATATATGGAATTAGCGATACCCCTCATTGCTTTAGGTGGGTTGTATGTCGTATCCAATCAAAAAAAAAAGGAAGGATTTGAAACCGTTTCCGTCAACCATTACAATGCTCCAAATCAATCCACGGACAAATATTTTAAATCGAATGCAGTGGAAAGTAAGGATAAACCGTTTACCGATTTAGCTGGACGAGAAGTCAATGTCCAGGACTATACGAAGCAAATGACACCCTATTTTGGAAAAATGAAGAATATAGGCAATTCCACCACCAATTTCAATCGAGATCAAATCTTGGATAATTTTAGCGGTGGAGGAACCTTTCACATTGCAAAAACCGAAGGAGCACCACTCTTCAAACCCCAAGAAAATGTACAATGGGCAAATGGTGCACCGAACCAAAGTAATTTTTACCAGTCCAGAGTCAATCCTAGTATAGGTATGAAAAATGTAAAACCGTGGCAAGAAGAACACGTAGGACCTGGTCTGAACCAAGGATACTCGGCGCAAGGTAACAACGGATTCAATTCGGGAATGGACGCACGGGAGAAATGGACCGACCGTACGGTAGACGAGTTGCGAGTGTTAACCAATCCAAAGCAAACGTTTGGTCTTGATGGTCATCAAGGGCCTGCCCAAACGCTGGTCAAGAATTTAGGGTTTGAAGGAAAAGTCGAAAAACATTTACCGGACAAATATTTTGTCAATACACCCGAACGTTACTTGACTACTACGGGAGCAGAGATTGGACCCACCCTTCGTGCTGAACAACCCGATCCTAATGTGCACAGAGCCACCACAACCAAAGCTTATACGGGTGCTGCCGGGGGTCTGCAACAGCAGTCTAAACCAGGATTGTATCGAATGGATCATCGTCAGCAGTTTGGGGCGGTTGGTCTCACACCCGCTACGTCCAATGTATCCCATTCCAATTCCAATATGGACTCTTATAAATTGCTTCCTACCAATCGTTCTATTGCACAAGCGGAATCATTTGGTGGCATCCAGGGATTGGTCCAAGCCATTACTGCCCCTCTAGTCGATTTGGTTCGTCCAACTCGAAAAGAAGATTTGGTAGGTCTAACTCGTTTAGGAGGATTGGGGAGTTCTGTATCGAATGCACCCATCTCTACGGAAGTGGCGCCTCCAACCGTGAAAGAGGGGACCATGTACAGTCCGTACTCGATGGGACAAAGACCCTTTCATGCCATCACCGATGGTGGGTACCAAGTCAATGAACATCAGCCTATTCAAAACCAGAGAGACACGACGAATACCTCTTATATGGGTGGAGCAAGTATGCTTCCCCAACCCATGTCGAACCACGCTGAATCCAACGCTACAATTACCTCCAATCGGGCAAATCCTGGACGTATTGCTGGCGGGAACACACAGACGTTTGCCCCCATTATCAATCAGACCACCACCTCGAACAGGTCCACGATGCATACCTCCTATATGGGTGGTGTGAATGGAGCGGCGATTGCCAGTGTACCACCCAGTATGGAGAGGTATGGGGGAAGTCGCAATCCAAATAAGTACCCGGAACCTTACCGGAATGCTCCGGATTTATTAGATGCCTTCAAGCAAAATCCTTATACTCATAGTTTACATAGTGTGTAAAGTCGGTTGCATATGCAGTCTGATACACGAAAAAACGTGGACGTTTTGATATACGAACATCTTTATGTGAGTTCATCCTATGTTTCAATTTTGCGAAAAAAAATTGAACAGATCCGATATCACCGATGTGAAACGATATCTGTTTTTTCATACACCCACATAAAGTTATGGTGATATACCTCTGGTCCACCTTCATCAAGTATACTGGGAAGGATTATACGGTCGGGATGGATGTTTCTCGCTAGGGAAACAATCTCTTGCCACGTCTCACGCACCTTGTCACGGTTGTCCATGCGGGCATCCACATACTTCTTTACAAGTGCAATGGATACTTCCTCTGGGCAGCCACATACTTCGTGTCCCTTTAGGATAGTCTTAACAAGACGCTTCATATATTTGCAACGTTTTTTGGTAAGATTACCGTGGGCGCCTTTGAATTTGTTATGTCGTTTCGTTTGACGCTCGGTGAGAGGCGTGTTGTACGTATACTCGTGGATGTTCATTGTATGTGTTGTTTTGGTGTAATTGTATAATCCATTTAGTTTCAATTTTAACAAGTTGGAACGATAATTTTCGATCATCACAATGCCACAAAACATATGGAGAGCATTCTAGGTCTGAGGATTTGTTGAGTAAGGAGATAGTGTACGGAAATTGTCCGATTGATCCAGAGAAGTTGAAGACGGATCAAATGTACTCGAAAAAAATACTTCTTTCGAATTCTAAGTAGGAAATCAAGCCTCTGCAAGCTGGAACATTTCAGTGAATGCGTGTTCATACTCCATATCATGTTGGTTGTTTGCCTTTTTCTCAGTGGCCTCAAAGAACGCCTCCAGGGTTGGGAGCGTGTATCGTAGGCCTTCTGGGGCTAACTTTAGTTCGCGATCTCGCCATTCGAACATGTTGCCTAATATCGTGTTCGTCACTTCATCTGCTATCGATGAGTATCGAGTGCACATTTGAGCGGTGAGTTCGGCGAGTTCGGGGAAGTTGTTGGACATTGTGTCTTTTGTCATTGGTATATCACCAAATAGTTTCAATTTTATTTACGAACTCACGGTTAGTATGCTCGAATGAATGCCAATTGCCCTCGGAAGATTTCCGCTAGGGAATCCACAAACCATTACAGTTGTTCTCGGTCAAGAGGGCATTTCGAGTCCCTTTAGGACAATCTTGACGGGTTTCTTCGGTCAAACAGAGTTTAATATCGCATCTTTGAATTTATTGTGACGAATCATTGCATCGGCGAGAGTAGAATGAAGAATATTCATTTTGTTGTGTTGTCACCTAAATATTTCAATTATACAAAAACATGTCTCTGCTTTGGATTTGTAAGTGCCATTTTATAGGTCAAATATCGACCATAAGGTCCAAGTAATTTTATTCGCGTAAAGTATGAAGATTGTCTACTTGATTGCATTCGTCTTGAGTTTTTTAGTGGGAGCAGTTTTTCTCTATTTATCACCGATGGAATACAAAACCATTGTCGTGTATCCTACACCGTCCAACCTGAAACACATTCAATACAAAGATAATGCAGACAATTGTTTTCAATTTTCAGCCAAATTGGTCGATTGTAAAAATGCCAAAAAGATACCCGTACAATAAAATGTACAGATAGTACATATGCAGATTCGAAAATTTATGCAGTCTCATTACGGTAGAATGATCATTGCGGTCATTCTAGGGTTCGGTCTTTCCACCCTCTTTAGAAAAAGTTGCCAAGAAAAAAAATGTCTACAATTCAAGGGTCCTTCTTTGCAAGAGATTGAAGAACAAACATACGCCTACAAAGACAAATGTTATCAATTCAAACCGAACAACATTAAGTGTAGTTCCACCAAAAAAACGGTTCGGTTTGCGTAAAGGTTCCATTACAAATTACTAAAGGATTAGTATGGCCACCAATATCACCGATCTTCCGTATAACACAAAAACGGAATTGCCTTCGAGAGATATTCCACGCGAGACCCTCGAACACGTTGCGGATCCTCAAATTACGCCCACGTATATTCCACCCAAACCGGCCCCGTATATTGAATCACAACCGGTTCACGTGGAAAGTAAACTGGAACGATTCGCGGATGAATTTCGTATCCCCATTATGATTGCCTTGTTGTATTTCATCTATGAAACATCAGCGGTACATACCTTTTTGGTGCGTATCGCTCCTACCCTCATTACAGACACCACAAGTGGTTTATTGATAAAGAGTGTTTGCTTTGGTATGCTGTATTACGCAACCTTTATGGGAATGGATTACTTGAGCAAGCCTTAACGTCGGTCACGACGGCTTCGACGGCGTCGATAGCCTGCCGTAAGTGCCTGTGTCATTGGGCCACTTTGGCCATCCGAACCAGTGATGCCTGCACCATCAATCCCGCGACTACTCATATACTTATCCGCGTTGGGAGACAAACTACCCACATTCGCGGGAGACAACGGAAAGTGCGATCCTCCGCGGCGATTCCTGCGGCTTCGCCCGCCTAAAAGTGCTGGGGATAATGAACCACCTCCTCTACGGCTACGTCTACGTCTTCGTGATTCGTACATAACATAACCAATATTTTTATTTTTCCTTAATAGGATGCCAACATATATTTCGCAATCAACAAATGGCCTTTTAAAATTTGGTCCGTAGACATTCGTGCAAACCAACTATATTTAGATCTAGACAATAATTCGGATTGAGGTAAGTCAATCCCGTAAGTGGTTGCAGGCAACTCGATGTGTTCCGTCCCTAATAATTCTTCAAGTAAGACGGGCGTCCCATTTATTTTTTTCAACCCTATATCCTTTCCATCTAGGATGGTCAGTTCATTCGAATTCAACCAAATGCGTATATTGCCTTCGAAATCAGGTTGATTTGTCTTGTCCTTGTACAATGCTTCTTGATACTCAATCAATTGTTTCATGCAAAGAGATCCTTTTTTGCACGACATCATACGCGTATCGGGATAATACGTCTCCGCCAAATGACTATCTCGTGTGGTATTTTCTACCACAAACATGGAGTGTTTTGACAAACCTTGATTGTACAAATCCATCAAATTTTTCACGCATAAAAAGGATTGAGGAACAATCATTCCGCCATAGGAATGTAAAAGCATACTCATTCCCAATTGTCGATAATGGCTTTTCATCGGTTCTGCAAGGTCTTCCAAGTCAATGTTCCATGACAAGAGACGTCTAAAGATGTCGTCGTCGATTAAACATACATTAAACGAATCTTTACATTTGTCGTAAATGCTTTTCATGGTAATTTGTAAATAAGGCTGATTCAGCTTCTTATTGCTTCTGGAATAAAAGGAATCCCAATTTCGAGCATTGAGTTCTGTGCTTGTATGAATCCACAAGATGGGTTTTCGTTTACTCATTTGTTCACCTATAAAGTAATCCGAAACAAGTTGATAATGTTCATTGGATTCAAACAATTCCTCGGTCAATTTATAACTTCTATAGAGATACTGCGAAATAATGGCAAATACGATCAATAAGATTAAATTGGTATACATAGAATACTACCAGATTATTTAAAAAAATAATAGTGGAATAGAATATGAAGCACACGTTGGTATACGGAGTCATCTTGGTTTTATTACTCGTGTATTTTCTTTTTGTACGGGAAGGGTTTGAATCGAATCCACAAACTGTAATGCAAGATATCGCAAACAAAAAAGTATTGTTACTGGTGACTCGTTCAGACTGCGTTCACTGTAAGAATCTGAAACCAGATTGGGACAAGGCCTCTGCGAAGCAGTCGGATAAAATGGTCGCGGTTGATGCAACGGATGCCTCTAATCCAGCCGTGGAAAAACTGCTTTCCAAGTTGAACGTCACTGGATATCCAGCCATGTTTGTGATGGACAATGGCGAAGTAGTGAAACAATACGACGGTGGAAGAACCGAGCAAGATTTGCTCGCAGAAGTACGTTCCATGTAACCATATAATTATTTGTAAAATGTATTACATCTCGACAAAATTCGTTATAAAATATTACTTTCAAACATATTTTTTGATTTCGATAAGTAATAGAGCTTGGTGATTTCTAATTGTTGATTATGAATTATGTTGTACGCTAAATCTATAATAAAGTCATTGTTTGATTTTTTTAATATTTTTTTACTCATATCAATCGCAACCTGATGATGTGGTATCATATGTTGGATATACATCGCATCTGTCATATTATGTAAATTCTCATTTTTGGACATATCAAAAAAACCAGGATCGCAAAATGTATTACTTAAAAAAGGTGTATTTGGTTTTGCAAAGTCACCTTGTGTATAACGATATGAATTATTCATTTTAAAGTTTTTATTACTCATCTCATCATTAAATTGATCATTCGTGTTATTAATTATTTTTGAATCTTTCATTAAATTTATTTCATATTTTTGTAATCTAATTACATTTCTCAATATATCAAGGATTATTGGATTTTTTGTATTGTGTAAATGACCTTCACTCATATAAACAGCAACTTCGTGATGCGTTATCATATGATCTATGTATTCGGCATCCGTTAATTCTTGATTACAAGGATATTTTGTATAAGGTTCTTTGTATTGTGCTGTAAATGAAAATAATATATAAATTACAACTAGAATACATAGTATTTGTTTTTTCAACATACATATTATTAGATTAAAAATCGATGATTAAATAGTTGTAAAATGTATTAAAGAATTAACCTCATTAAAGTATGCGTTTTCTATGGTTTCTTCCGATTTGCAGCGCGCTTCGTTATCCTTTCAAAGCACCTCTCTTTCCGAATGTAGTCGCCATCCAGCCCTTGTTTTTACGAGAAGCAGAACTCAAACACGGACGGTTAGCAATGGTAGCCTCTTTACTGATCCCTTTGTTCGATGGTCCAACACTGGGGATTCATCGATTTGAGACACTTCCATCGGAAATACAGTTTGGCGTAGTGACTCTGATGTTGATGAGTGAATTTCGAACGTTAAATTTGGGATGGGATCCGAAAAAGCCATTTACGATTCTGGAAGAGTATACGCCAGGCGATTTTGGATTTGAATTACCGAAACCAGAAGAGACCTACATCGATTCGGAGTTGAATCACGGAAGACTGGCGATGTTGGGTGCGCTAGGAATGATGGCACAAGAATTGGTCACCCACCAACCCTTATTCTAAGCATTAAATAAGATGCTGCATTTTTTATGCAGTATCTTGTCGCACATCGCACTCAACCAAATATTCATAAATATGAGGAGTTTTTCTTACTTTTTCGGTGTTGTATTCTTGAATTAAATACAAGAGCCTTCTATTAAACTGAAGATGCCATAACATCTCAGAAACCTCTTTCTTTTTAAAATATCGAAATAACTGTTCTAGGGTTTAAACGAGTTTACTTTATCAGTCATCTCTTCATAGGAGACACTCATATTATATGATATTATTGTTCACTCGAACTAATACGATTTAATAAATATTTGGCGTAATCTAAAATGCCCTTTTTACTAAAATATTTTGTATAGAGGGCATAACCCTTTTCTGCAATTTGTTGACATTGATGATCATTTTTCTTACACCATCGAATTAAATTCGGAATGTCTTGAACCTCTTTAACCCTTAAACAATTTACTTTGTCCACTAGTAGACTATTATAATAAGGCTGATATTCACTTTCCACATAGATAACTACCGACTTCATTCCAAACATAGAGGATAATCGATAGGCCAATACATTTCCTTCCACATAAATTAAATATTTGTACTCGGATTGCTCAATTAACGTTAACGACTTTTCTGGCGTCGCTTGAATTCGTTTATCTTGAAAAAACTGGACATAGGGGTCTGAAACATGTTTTTTGAAATGAAAGTATTGTGAAGTGATCGCAACGTCCAATAGGTCTTTATGTTTTTGTCCAACATAATACAATTCAAGACGCTGGTTGGTTTCAACGGTCCACCCACATCCAGTGGCCGAACCACGAAATACACCCAATTCTTTCTTGGTATGCCAATTCAAATGAAACGCTTTCTCAACAGTATAGGGGTTTGAACATCGTGGGGCTCCAAAAATATGATAGTTTCTTGCAATATCATCCGGTAAGACAAAGGGTAAATCCAGATAAGTATTGGAAGAAGATGTACTTAAAATTGGCGCCATTCGTTTATGTTGATACTCTTCGATCAGAATATTCTTTTTGCCCGTGATATGATAAAAAGGGATGGCTAAATTGTCTCTTAGTATCATTTGGTCAAAATAATTCAAAAAGAAATCACAATCTTCTATTTTTCGTGTAGCACAAAGGGTTCTTAGAAACATTAAATATTCCCGAAAATTAAATTCTGGTTCAACTCCATTCGGCGTATTTGTATATGCGATTGAATTTACAAGGCAATTTACCGTACCCCATTTACCCTGATCATTTACCGCAACATTTTTATCCGTTTCTATTTTCATATTCCTGCGAATAAACGATTTGGGTGTTTTCTCTAAATATTTCTTCAATGGATTGACATATCGACTGTTGTTAAAATGTAAAAAAAGTTTTACTTCGTTCTTTCGTATGCTTACATAGACCCCTCGTTTGTGTCGATGGTATATATAGTGAAAGGTTCGTAGAATATCCCCAAGATGTAATGTTCCGCTATAATGTATATTCTTAAATTTTTGGTCCAACATTTCATCTAATTCTTCAAATGCAATCATATTTGGATTTGGTTGTGTAGAAGATATGCTTGGTTCTGTATAATTTTTCGTAATGAACTCTATATAACCTTCTTCTCTGGTAACAGGATCATACGTATCATAGACCTTTAATAATTCTGTGCGAGAATCGAATAATTTTCTTGTTTGGCACATCGATTTGGATGTATACAATCCAGCTCTCCTTGTAGTATGCTCATACACAAATCCGTTATTTTAATTCGTTTCCAACTGTTTCACCAAAAAGGAATCCTTGTATTTGGGTTGTTGAACCATCTCTGACATAAGGGTTCGAAATCCTTGATTGAATTTCAAAAAAGGAATGTTTCGAAACTCTTCTTGGTTCATCTTTAACATTTGACGTAGTTGTTCTTGCTTTGCACCTTTAAAATTGGTCCAAAAATAAGGCCCATGTTTGTCGGTACACCCCATAATCATGGTATGTTTGACCCAGGGAAATAGTATGTTTAATTTTTTCCAGGCTAAACCCTGTACCAAATAAGGCAACTGTTTTTGTAAAGCAGAACCTCCATATTCATAGTTTTCTTCTGTATATTTGAGTTCAGCCCCATAAGGTTCTTTGTGTGCCTCTGCAGTTTCAATCATCCAGTTTTGGATGAATTCGTGTTTAGGTGGAGCACAAATGAACCAATTTTCCATGCAATAGAAATTCGGAATAAAAGACATATTGTACCCTTGTATTTGAGTAGTATGCATATTCAAAAATGATTCAATTGGAGCTAGGCATATACAACTCATATCCATATAAACCCCCCCTTGTTCGTACAAGACATACAGACGAAACCAATCACACGCATATTTAATGGCATCGTTTTGAGCATGAGGCAATTGATAGGTTCGATTACAAAAGTCAGGAGGATATACCTTTAAAATATCCTCGTGTGAGTATTGTTTGATTTCCCAACCCTGATTCATTCGAACGATGGTCTGTTTACACTGCTGAATAAAGGTAGGGAGTTCCTTTGTATGCCAATACAAGTGAATGATTTTGGGTAGGGTGTCTCGTTTTTTACGCGTTTTCATACAATAGAATCATACATTATCTGATCGAAATAACGCAAAATTCTTTACAATAAAGACTGTAGAACATAAAAATTTAATCTACTCTTTTAAGAATGGAAAAGGAAATTCTTAAAAAATTAAGGGGATACAAGGCACAGGATGATAAATATGAAATCTTTAGTGACTATTATTTCATTAAACCGGAGCAAGTCTTGGAGAAATTGGTGGCGTGTGACTATACGTGCTATTATTGTAAACAACACGTGAAAACAGATTACTCGTGTAGAGACAAAGAACAATGGACGTTGGACCGAATTGATAATACGATGGGACATAACACTACCAATGTACTCATCAGCTGTTTACAATGCAATTTAAAACGACGAAACCGACCGGTTCATAAATTTTTATTTACCAAACAGTTGGTCATTCATAAATCTTAACGACGACGGGTTCGCCTGCCTCCCTTTTTAACTTCGGGCATCGTCTCCGACATATCAGAAGGCATTGAATCATCGGAAGGCATTGAATCATCGGAAGGCATTGAATCATCGGAAGGCATCGTCTCGGACATATCAGAAGGCATCGTCTCGGACATATCAGAAGGCATCGTCTCGGACATATCAGAAGGCATCGAATCATCAGAAGGCATCGTCTCGGACATATCAGAAGGCATCGAATCATCGGAAGGCATCGTTTCGGACTGTTCTGAGTTATATCTGGATTTAACGGCATTCGCAATCCCACCGAATACACCGTACAAAATCGACGTCCCTATAAGTAGTGTAAGTGCGTCCATACCGCCTTTACGGGTCTTTCGTTTGGAATGACTTTTCGAACGGGTTTTCATATACTGTATCCCTACATTTATTTGTACCGACGCCGAGTTCGTCTGCCACCACTCCATGATAACCACGATTTAGCTGGCTGAGCTGCTGGAGCTGCTGGAGATGGCTGAGCTGCTGGAGTTTGAGCTGGAGATGGCTGAGCTGCTGGAGTTTGAGCTGGAGTGGTAGTTAATTCAATCTCGGCAGGAACTTCTGTATCCACCGTCAGATCTTGGATGAGGTCGGGTGGGAGACCCATGAACGTGGCATAGTCTTGATCTATGTTTTGAGATTTAGAACGAGCAGCCCAATCAAATGCAGACGCGAATGCATTTGACAACCCAAATTGACCTAGAGCATCTGGGCTCATACATAAGAGGACCGCAAGAGCTTCTTTCGTTTCTTGACCACGGTCTTTACATGTCACGGTACCACACGGATATGGCGTTTTTTGACGGTCAAGGCTCAACCGGAATTTATCCTGTCCCTGTTTGAATGCATTGTACACTGCAATGGCACCGGTGAGACCCTTCATCGATTTCCCTTTACTCATATAGGTCATGGCATTCATCTCTTTATTTACGTAGTCGGTCCACAACATAGCATCGTGTTGATCCAAGGAGTCCGATTTTGATTTTAGTACTCGGATACTTTCTTGTATGTCCTGCTTCAAGTACGCTTTGGCATCTTTCACGGTTAATGTGGACGAAATGTTTTCTTGATTTTGCAATAGTGGAATTAGATTTCTGCGGGTCTGAGCTAATCCGCCTCTTTTTCTAGATCGCATAGTCTATCCGTATATTTTAATCCGCATACTCGTTTGCTAAGAACAAAATGTGTTCTTGTTCCGAAATCTTTTGAAACACGAAACATTCATCAAACCAAAACTGAAAAAAACGAAAATTGTTTTTACACAAAATCACGATTCCGTCCTCCTCAATGTCTACTCGAACCACAAATCCCCCATTCATCAATTTGGTCAAATCATTCGCATTGACCCACCGAACAAACCCGCCCGTTTTCAACTCGTTCAATTCATCGACATATCGATACTCTTTGAGTTTTTTACCGTCAATCTTTAATTTTTGCAAGACTTTTTTTCGTCGAGCAATGATTTTTCGGTACGTAAGGTCCATTCCGTATTACATAAATACTATATTTAAGTGATATGGACACATTCGGGTAAAACAAAGGGATGGAATTCCCGGAAGATATACTCCGCATCATACACGCCTATTCGAAACCGTGTACGCATCCCCAGTGGAAAACCCTTCATCGAATGACGCTCTCTCGGTTTCAAAATGATTTAAGATTTACGATCTCTCAACTCATCTTGTATAAACCGCGTACGTATCAAAACTATGTACGATGTAGTTTGTTGACCGAAACCTTGTATAAATAACATCAATAGTTATTGAAATACAAAAATTATAAATGATTATGTTATTTTTGTAGGATGGTATATAGCTTAAATGACAACGTATCCAAATTATCTACGATGTACGGACATATAAATGACTAAAAAGGGCTAAGCAAGTTGGCGTTGAAGAGGTATAAGGGCACGCACAATTATACTACACCATTAATTTGTTGACCATGAATAATTACGCGTGCATTTATTTTGCCAGTTTATTAAAAATTGAAATCCGAATCAGTTACTACCGTTGTCAAAACCAGATGTTCCTATATCTTGCTACATCTGACTTCTACCGACTTCTGTATATCGTAAAACTCGGTATGACAGAAGACCTGTATGGGCGTAGAAGCACCTATCAGACAAGTTGTCCCCCAGGTCTATCGCCTCATTCTCACGATATTGATTATGATGCGGTATGGAAAACCGATGCGCTCACAAGAGATGAATTGTTTGATTATGAAGACATTCTTCATAATCAATTCATCAAGTGGCGTATGATGCGTAACATTCCAGGTGATTCTGAGTGGTTTGATTTCAAGGGGCATTCACCATTGGAGATTGTTAGAGCGTTTATGAAGACAATGCCTTGGGTAAAGCATGAAGTTTCTCTTTCTGAAATCGTTCCCCTGAAGCGTCTTTCACGCCAGTTGCGTAAGCAACACGCTAAGAACACAAACCTTCTTCGCAGTCCTTCGAAGCGTAATGAGGTTCTAAATCAGATTCAAGAGCCAGTTATTCAGGCGATTCAACAATTCATTCTAAACGAAATGTTCGCTGGATTCGTGATTGCCCCTTGTGGATCTGGAAAGACACTAATGACTTGTAAGGGAATCAAGGGACTAAACAAAGTAATTATCTGTTGTCCTTCTACTCAGATTCAGGGTCAATGGGCTTATACACTTATTAATGAGGACATATTTACAAAGAAGCAGATTCTTATTATGGGTAACAATGGAACTACAAACCAAGATGCTATTCGGACATTTATACATCAGGATACCTATTGTGTAATCACTACTTATATGTCATCCAATCTACTGGTTGATATTCTTACGAATGATACTCAGATTCTTGTGCTAGACGAGGTTCATCATATGGGTGGGATTGTAGGTAAGGATGGTGAAGGTAAGACGCGTAGGCTTATGATGAAGGCAACCGAACTACAAGTAAAGAGACTTTCTCTTACATTTACCCCGCGCATTGTGCGTAATGACCACCTTGATATGGAGTATGCTTCGATGGATGATACTCATATCTTTGGTTCTCAAATTGCTGAACTTAAAATCAGAGACCTTATTCGCAAGGGTGTACTTCCTGATTATCGTCTATGGTCTCTTTGTGATTCTTCAAAGAAGGGAACCGGTATTCTTGGTAAGGCAGATTGTATCCTTGAGTCTTGGGAATCCACACAAATGGTCCGTGGTTTAGAAGAGCCTATTCTCCATCATCTTATCATATTCGCTGCAACAAATGATGAGGCAAGGCAACTTGAGACTTATTTCATTGATAAGACAGAGGATACTCTGGTTCTCTGTGTAAAAGGAGGTGATAAATTGGAAGAGCCCATTCGTAGATTCTCTGAGGCAAAACGATCCATTCTTGTGAATTGTAAAGTTCTTGGTGAGGGTGTAGATATACCTATTGCAAATTCTGTAGCAGTCACTTACCCAAAGCATTCAAGGGGTGAAATCACACAAATGCTATTACGGGCAGGTCGTTGGTATGAGGGTAAGTCTGTATTTCACATCCTTCTTCCAGTCCTCGATGACGAGGATATGACAGGGTTTGAGGATGTTCTTACCGCGATTGCTTCATGCGACGACCAATTGCGTGATGAGGTGATTCTTCGTGCAACAAAACCAGTAATATCTGAAGAGAAACCACAAACTCCTGGAGATGTTGGTACTGTAGCAGAATGTATTATGATGGATGATTATGACGGCTCTAACATTGAGGAGATACGAAAGTGTTTTGTCAATATCAGAAAGAATCTGTTTCCTTCAAGGGAGAGTAAGCGTATTCAAGAACTATGTATTGATAAGGGAATTGATACAAGCATTGAATATTCTATGAGTCTTCGAACACAGATGCCTGAACTACCTGAAGATCCAAAGCCGAAAAGTTCCACATGGTATGACTATCTTCATCCTTCAGTAGAACAAATTCAAGTTCAAGTATTTGTGAACGATATTCTTGAGTCGAATAGCCTTCGTGTAGGGCACAAGTATGATGAGTGGCTTGGAGTTCAGCCTTCTGATATTAGAATGAAACTTCCTTCTGTGCAAAATATCAATGATGGATACTTTGGTACAGAGTACACTAACTATAACGGTCTTCTTGAGAAATTTGGTAAGAAAGTTTCTGGCGGCCGTCGGTGAATCTCCAGACTCATTTCAAAATATAGACACATTTTTTTGAAATGAGTTAAAGATATTTTAAAATATCTATATAGATATGCAACCCTTTACCTCAAAAATTGAAGCTAGTTTTTCCACCAAACCCAATGCAAAAAGTATAATGGCATCCGTAGAAGAATTCAAATCTGCCGTTGTTCGAATCCGTGATATCTTGCGTGGACCTGGAGTAGCCATTACAGGAATGGACTCTATGAGACATATTTGCCTCTACCTTCTAAGTCGCTATATGTCAAAGGATAAGGTAATATATCTCGGTGTTCCGGATGAGTTTGCGTGGGATAATCTTATTGAGACGGCACAAACAAAAAATGGTGGTGTACAGAAGGCACTTGATTGCTTCTTTCACAAGGAGACTGATTGTCTTGTAAATCACTTTGACCGCCTGTTTGGAACGGAGAACTTCTCCTTTGATATCAAGAATCCGGCAAAGCACAAGGAGATTCTTGAGATTCTTGATAAGGTCCATATGGAAGGGGTGGATTGCCAGATGGATATTCTTGGATGGGTATATGAACAACACTTGAAGACTGGTTCTTCTGCTGCACGAGACCTAGGTCAGTTCTTTACGGACCGCTCTATCTGCGACTATATGGTAAATCTCTGTAATCCTGGCTTCAAAAGCAAAGATGTTCCAGAGTCTGTTTGCGACCCTTCAATGGGAACAGGTGGATTCCTAACATCGTATATGAAGTTCTACAAGAAACAACACGCTGATAAGCCAATAGATTGGAGTATCCAGAATAAGGAGATTCACGGATGCGACACCGATCCAAAGGTTGCGGGGGTTGCACGACTGAACCTCTTTATGGAATCTGGCGGCAATCGTGCTGTAAATCTTCGAACTCACGATTCTCTCTATGGCGATCTTACCCAAACAGGTTACGATCTCATACTTGCGAATATGCCTTTTGGTATCAAGGGAATCAAACACGCTGAATGCTGTGAGCGCGTGAAAGATTTGAAGATTCGTGGCACAAAGTCAGAACCTCTCTTCCTTCAACTGATGATGGTTTCACTCAATCGTGGTGGACGCTGTGCTGTGGTTGTGCCTGATGGTATGCTTGTCAATGGTTCAACCTGCCACAATGAGACGCGTAAGTATCTTCTTGACCGCTTTGAACTCAATCGTGTCATCAAAATGAAGGGTCAGTTCTTTATGAATACTGGCATTCAGCCTTCCATTCTCTTCTTTGAGAACACGGGTACGCCCACTTCTGTGGTAGAGTTCTGGGATGTTATCAAGGGTTCAAATGGAGAGATTGAGGAGACCTTGATACTATCGGTACCAAGGTCAAAATTTGATGCATCTTGCTCCTTTGATATGCGTCGCTATCAGGAGGTGACGGCTGCAGCGAATCATGCTGGGTTTCCAATCGTGAAGTTAGAAGATGTTGTTTATCATACGAATGGAAAAACACTCTCCTCTGTTGAAAAGTTAGAAGGAGGAAAATATGATGTAATGGGTGGTGGTATGACATATATTGGAAAAACAGATCATTTTAATCGCGAAGGGAATACGATTAGTATTAGCAAGAGTGGTGCTTCTGCTGGGTTTATTGCATTCCATTCGCAAAGATATTGGGCAGGCGATTGTTTAACTATTGTACCGAAAGATGCTAGTTGTGACATTAAGTACTTGTATTACTTTATGAAACTAAATAGTCATCTTACAATGTCTACTACATCTGGTAGTACAATCCCCCATTGTAAATGGGACGATATTCATAAAATTTCTATTTCTCTACCTCCAATTGAAATCCAGCAAGAAATCGTCGCAACCATTGACCGCATCTATGCACCAGGCACGTCTGAACTTGCAGAGACTCTCAAACTAACCGATAAGGCGATGGATCTTGTTCTGGCAAATCCTGGTGCTTCACTTGAGCCTATTGTGGAGACTCAGCGTCTTATGCGAAAGTCGGCACAGATGGTGGCAGACATCAAGGTACAGATGGTGGCAGACGTCAAGGCACAAATGGTGGCGGTATTCAACACATCACTAAAATCGAAAAATTGTTCGTGGTTAGATATAAATTCATTCTGTAACTTTGAAAGAAGTAAGATTCAAGCAAGCAAGACCACACCAGGTGATTATCCATTCATATCGCTATTAGTAAGCACACATAATGTAAATATCCTTGATAATTCAGAGCATGTATTTATCAGTGCTATACCTGCTGGAAACAGAAAAATGAAAGTGCAGTATCATAGCGGCGAATGTTCTTATTCAAGCCTTATGTTTCATTGTCTATTGAATACAGAAAAGGTTATTCCCAAATACTTCTATTATTATCTATACTATAATATAGATATTCTAAATGAGTATGTAATCGGCGTTCAGCCAAAATTCTCTTATGAGAGTTTCCTTTCACGAAAAATAACTATACCGACGCTTAAAGTCCAAGAGGATATCATTCGTCGCATTTGCGTTATTGAGTCTCAACTATCATCGCTTGAGAACCTTGGTAATCAGGCAGAGGACAATGCCCGTTTCATATTGGATTCTTACCTAAATACTGATTGATATCTTACACAACCCAAAGGCTACAATTTTTTTCAAAACGGTATTGATAACGGTCGAAGAACAATATCAATAGATTTACCAGTAATGAAAAAAAGGCATCGCTTTATGCAAGTCCATAGGCAGTGAACACTCGATACAGACGACGACACGGACAACGACATTCGACGAGCTTACTTTCCGGTAGGGGGTCTGCGGGTTTGAACGGCACGTTCTTGTAGTGACTGTGACGGCTGCAGCATCGACACCATTTCATCGAGAGTGAGAACTGTCGTAGCTCGCCCTCATCGTAAGTTTCCTGTAGGTATTCGACGATATGGGGATTCTCATCCCGCCGCATCGAATTTTCGTAACGAACATAATAGAACTCGGATAAGAGGTCTTCAAAGGATGGATCGATAAGGAGATGATAATGGATCTGCCTCATACAGTCTTGGTGTTCGGGAAAACCTTGGTTGCTGAATTCGCGGATTGCCTCAACGAGCGATGAATTATTAAAGACCTTTGTGTAGGCCGACATATTTGCTCGTTCTATGTAATTTTTATATACTATGTTATTTCAATTTTGTATATTATCGGTATCGCTTGGATGTTTTTCGTCGAGTCCTTCGACCGAACCCGAATAAACCTTTTATTTTACCTAACATCCCTTTTGTGTTTGCAATGCTCTCACGCATATTGGCGGGTACATAGGCTAATGCCGCTCTATTTTGTTTCACGGCGGCCAGACAAATCTCTAGGGTTTTGGTAAGTACATATTGTAACGCCAGTCCGGTGTTTTTCACGGCTTCCATAGACAATGCTTGGTTCAACCCAGTGGGTACAAATTCTAACGCCAGTCCATCTTGTTTCACGGCGGCCAGGCATATCTCGCGGGTTTTGTTGGGTACATATTGTAACGCCGTTCCATCTGAGGTCACAGCTGCCAGAGATAATTCTTGTTTCCATCTATCGTGTACAAATTCTAACGCAAGCCCATTTTGTTTCACGGCTGCCACACAGATCTCTCGAGTTTTTTCAGGTACAATGCCTAACACCGGACCAAATTGTTTCACGGCTGCAAGACATATAGGTGGGGTTTTGTTGGGTACAAATCGTAACGCATTCCCATTAGAGGTGACAGCTGTCAGAGACAATTCTTGTTTCAATCCAGAGGGTACAAATTGTAACGCAAATCCATTTTCTTTCACGGCTGCAATGCAAAGCTTCAGAGTCCTTTCTTTTTCGGGAATGGATTCCAACATCATTCCATCTTTCGTGACGTCCATAACTTTTATTTATATTAATTGATAAGGTTTCATTGAAACCACATCAATCATTACCAGTAAAGATGGTAAATCGAATTCTCGGTAAAGATCACATACCGGTCGTTCTCTTGCACCAGCTGAACCACATCACTCGTAATCCATCGACGTCCCTCGAACCATCCGGTACAGTAAATGTAATCGTCCTTGGTATGAATCTTCCAATTCGCAAGTACGTTCATCCTGTGTAATCTCGTATCTGTTTAAATGTTTTTTCTTTATAATTTACCGCCCATCTGACCAATCTCGAGAGGCAATCTTACAAAGTCGGGTTCAATGGTAGAATGGTTCCAAGGACCCACGTTTCCTTGAGGATTGGGTGGCTCGGACCGCAACTGAAGGTTGGCATTCCTCAACGAGGAACCCACGGTATTAATACCGACCAACGACCCCGCCTGTAACAAATTAATGTTTTTCAGCATGCCGCCTCCCTGTGGATTCAAACTCGCCCACTGTGAATTCGAATCATTGGGCAATAACACACTAGGTTCCTCAGTCTTTACACCTTGGGCGCCATACGTGCTCGTTTTGACGCCATAAGCTCCTCCATAATTGTCCATTTGTCCTAAAGGTTGAGAAGGTACTGGACTACCCGTTTTCTGACTAGACATACTCATCTGGTCGGTTTCTTTACGGCGGCTAGATGCATACAACAACCCACCTAAAGCCACTAAAGCAATGAAAACCGTGAGAAGGTTACCCGTATTTTTGTCTATTTTCATTATATATAGAAAACATAATAAAATTTATTCTGGATTCGGTACCTCCTTAATTGAAAGGAGAGAATCCGAGATATCTATCGGGAATTCTTCCTTAATTTTTATCTTACATTCTGAAAATAAAGAGGGTGTCAATACAACCATTTGCCGTAGATAAACGACAACCTGGAAACTCTTGTCGTTGAATTTTAGTCCATGCATATCTAAAATAGAAACGACCTTTGTATCTTTCACCGATGTATGAGGGAGGGGGATTTCGCGTTCATTGAAGACCTGCAACGATTCTTCCCAAGGGTGTTTCCGTATCAGAATGTTTCCTCTTAAGGTATATTGCGATTGCTTAAATTTTAGGATGGGCATAAAGGCGTGTTGTATGTCATCTAATTCAATAGAATCCGTGACAAACCAAGTGTGACGATTCTCGAAAATTAAAGCCTGTAGACGTTCTTCTAAAGCATCCGTCCATTGTACAAAGGCATCCTCTTTGGTGAACACAAGGTCTGCATATTGTTTAGACCCAGAGGCAATGATACCCGAAGTATGACATTTGGGGGAATAAATGTAAAGAGGTTCTGTCTTCTTTTGAATTTTAGAGAAAAAGGAACCGCCCTGTAATGCAACGGGTTTAGTTAATGAAATTTCATTGAAATCAAATGGATCAGATGTATAATGAATCATACCTAGTTTCTGTATATTTTTATGCGTGAAACGTCCGCATAAAAAGGTACTGGAAAAGATATGATGAACCAATGTTTAGAGATATTAAAGCGCGATGAGTTTAAAAGGGAGTTTAAACAAATTTTAACCCCTTTATTTGCACTCCTTATGGAAGCATTGCGGCCTTATTTGATTTTTTTAGGTATCCTTATTCTATTTCATACCGTGTTATTAATATTGCTTTCCACAAAAATATTTTATAGATGAATAACATATGCCAACTCGTAAACGTGGAGGGACACTTGCCGCCTTAGGCGTAGCCGCATCCAATTTGTTAGTACCTTTAGGGTTATTTTATGCGGTAAAGCACCAGCAATCACGCCTCGCAAAATCTCGTAAATTTCGTAAAAAGTCGAGACGTTTTTAAATTTACCATCCGTCGTTAAGCCCATCATTCTGCGTATTGTTTCCTCCACGCTGTTTCAAAAAAGTATACTGTTCGGTTGAAATACACATACATCCATCTGCCGTACTAAAGGAAGAGTTCGTTTTGCAACAGTCCGCATTTGCTGGATTGTTTGCTAAAAACGACATACCCGTAGGTTCTTCTGCGGTAGATGGAACATTGTAAGAACCATACCAAGTGCCAGTTCCTTTCGTTTTCCAATCTTTTGCCATTTCTAAACCCTCTTTCAAGGTTAAACAAGAACACGCAATGGATATACCCATGATTGCCAAAAGTAAACAGATGAAAAGGGTACTCATTCGAAAGTTCATACTTTATTCCTATAATAAAATATAGACTGTTTTTTTTTCTCTCTTATAGGTATGTCTTCTAGAACGAGAATGATGGGTGCTGGAAATGCGAGTTGTACCAAGTACAATACCAACGTGAACTTGAACTCGGGTGGTGGAGACAAGAAACAAGGCATTACGTCTAGAGTGGGGTTAGACAATTGGGCCAATGTGGCCATTCAAACGTACTCGAATGGATACGGACGCAATAAACTGTTTATCATGAACCAACTTGGTGGTGTAGGTGTAGGAAAAAGTATGTTCAATGGCCGATTTACACAAGTGGATGGCGTACATTCTGCTGGAACTCCTTCGTACTATGTCTCTGAAACCAACGTGTTCCATTAAAACTCTACGTGACTTTCCCATAAGTATCGACAATAGGCCCAAACAAGTATGGGCGGCTCCGATTCCCTTGCATGACCGCCCGGGATGTAATGATGATATACGGGCGGCAACACGTAATGTAACAATTCAGAGGGTGTGAGTATCGTTTTGTCCACGGTATGGATCGTTTGGACGGGCAAATGTTGTGCCAGGTCGACCAATAAGGGAGGGTACATATATCGATAATAAATGGACCAGTCCATACATCCAGTGGTATAGTATTGCATATTCCATTGCAACATATCTGTATAATTTTTACAAATGTCCTTTATGGGTGAGTTGAACAATGTATCATAATAACGTTTTTCCCATCCTACACGAATGGGACAAATGTGATGTTCCATTTCACGTTTAAGCATCGGTAGATTTGTCATCTTCTTTTCTTCCGTAGATGCGTCCACACGCATTCGATTACGAGCAAGGTATTCCTTTGTCATAATGGAGGGTTCTTGTAAGCTCAAGGCTTGCACAAATCGGGCCATTTGGTCCCACTTTATTTCACCATCAAACAACCGTTCGGTGGTCATACATTGTTGGTAAGTTTTCAACAGGGTGTCGAATCCCGTGGTTCGTAAATTCAGCGCAGGAAAATGCGGCATAAAATCATTTCCTAAGAAAAGCGTCATCAAAATGTAGTCGGGTAATTTCGTAGGACCAATCAGTTCACCAATCCCTTCTGCCAATTTGGGGATATCCAAGACGTGCAGATCTCGATCCTCTAACATAAACGCAGGGGCTTCTCGCAGTAAACGGATATCTCCATATTTCAAATGATTCAACGCCAAGACAATGAGGTCCGAATCTAGTCCATACACTAACGTTTTGCTACGTTTGTGCACGATTGGATGAGCACGTATATATTCGAAAATCTTATGCTCTCCTTCTCCAGGTTCCACACTGGTAGATAACTTGAAATAATCATACCGAGCTGCATATTTTGCAAAGTGTTTATGCAACACCTTATCCAGATAGGTCATGAAAGAGGTGCCTGGTGTAATTTGAAGCGTATTCCATCCAGGTTTGCCTGGCATCATCCAACTCTTGTACCTTCGTTCTCGCTGTTGTTTGATTTTCGCCATCGGAGGCACTCCATCAAATGCAATGATGACTCGCTTGGGTTCAATCAACTTTAAATATTCGTCTATTTTATCGCACACGGCTTGTGCCAAAAGTTCATCGGTGCATACTTTCAGAGAAGCCACCATATCATAAATGATAGAGTTGCTATCCAAGTACAAATTATCGGCTTTTTGTAACCTCGTGATAATGTATGGATGCCTTCGAATAATATATGAAAAATAACTTGGAATACCCATTTAAATTAAATGGATATTCCATTTAACTTGAATTGGTTAAATGTATAAAGAGAAAAAAAGAAGCTAGTATATGCACCATGTCTTCTATATCAATCTGAAACATCGGGTAGACCGTATGCAGCAGGCCGAAACACAGTTCAAGACCATTGGGATCACTGCCGAACGAGTCGAGGCCATACCGTGTAAGAATGGCACCATTGGATGCGCATTGAGCCATATCAAATGTATAGAACTGGCCAAAGAAAGACGGATGCCTTACGCCTGTATTTGTGAAGACGATATTTTGTTTCTAGATCCAGAAAAGACCAAACAATCCGTATCCAACCTATTGACGAGTAAATGGGATGTAATGTTGTTGGGTGCAAATATCGCACCGCCCTATTCCAAGATAAACAATCAATGTATGTCGGTACGGAATGCACAAACGACCACCGGTTACATCATCAAACAGGCGTACTACGATACACTGCTCCAAAATATCAGGACGGGCATCTCGGGCATGCTGTTGTATCAAAATCCAAAAGTGTACGCCATTGATATCTTTTGGAAAAAACTGCAAAAATTAGACCATTGGATCATCCTTCTACCATTGTCTGTGGTACAACGTCCCGATTACAGTGATATTGAAGGCAAACAAGTCGATTATACGAAACCTATGCTTAGTGATAAATCTTTTTTGAATAGGGGTTAAAAAACCAACGCATAAAGGTTAATGAATACGATTGAAAACAAAAAACAATTGTGGAACTTGTTGTTGGATTCAAAAGGGTTTAAACACGATATGGGAGTGGATAAAACCCGCGATGTGTTTGAAACCGTGGTTCAAGAAGTAGATCGTTTGCAGTTTCCACTCGAAGAGAAGAATCGTCTGTTTCTCGCCGAATTTATGAAGCGTATTCATCAAACCCAGGATAAACAACAGGTAGACGTGTTTGAAGAGAGAATGAAAGAACAAGACCGTCACAAAAAACCCGTAAAAGATTTGACGGAAATCAAACAATTGTTGTATCGAATACTTGAACGCTTGGACCAATTATAAATCGATTAGCTTTCTCAGCGGTATCTTTTGTTTATCCTTGTTGTGCAATAAGTTTTTCGAAGACATATAGCCGATTGGTTTCGTCAACGTTTTGTCACGGTACAAGGTATAAAATCCATCTTCTAGTTTATCCAGATAATAGGCCTTTGACTCGCCATACGAAACGGACCTGAGTCTAACTTGAGTATTCAAGGCGACTTCCTTGTCCGAGGTAAGATCTGACTGAATATCGTGATGATAGGAAATAGAATGGGGATCCTTTGTAGTCAAGTTCAGACATTGCCCGTCATACAAGGAACAATCTATCGAGGAACGACGGATACACGTTAACATCTCCTCGGACAAGTCTCGTTTTTTCTGAGAAAGTTTGTACAAGTATTCATCCGTCGATCCGGGACTCTCACCCACCAGGTCATTTCGAATCACTTCGGGTAATTCTCCTCCTGGAAGAACCGACAAATAGATATTGACTTCCACGAATCGTTCCTTTTCGGGAAGTGAATTATGACTGCAAATACGTCTCGCACGACCAATGACCTGGTCTGTACGTACCGGATTCCAGTAGGGTTCCATAATATGGACATATTGTACATTTTTCAAGGAGATGCCTTCTGACCCTGCCGCGGTAATCATAAAGACGGATATATCCATGGTAACCGCTTGTGCACGAATGGATTCAGGTACAACATCCCAATTCTTGTTAAAAATGTTTCGATAGAGTTCTTTCTTGTCTTCTTTACTGGAACCCGAGCCACTTGCACTATAAATAATATACATCGGGGAAGGTTTATCGGGCATACGAATGGTCCATTCACCCGACTGTTGCACCAATTCAAGTTCGGCGAACCCTTTGGAATTCAATACGCGGGCAAAAGAGTGAATCCCTTCAATGGTAATGAATTGACTGTAGACCAATTGCAACCCCTTTCGGGATTGAATGTTTTTGACCATTGCATTGAATTTTGGACTATAGTCTTCAATACGGGCACAGTAATCGGATTGATCTACTGCATTGTAAAAGGCCTGGGTAGATTTGGCCTCGGTTTCTTCTTCTGCACCTTCATCGGGACCGTCTTCTTTGACTTTCGTCGATGGGCGTAATTCAAGCGCTTTCACGGGATACGTCGTATTCGAGATTTGTCGAGTTGCCGCACGATAATTCCCCTTGAGTTCATTCGATTTCTTTTTCTTTTCCATATGAAGCTCTTCCGTTCTTGCAGCCGTATACCCGTCGAATTGTGCTTTGGACATCGGGATGCGATGAATGGTAATCGGTGTAATCAACCGAGGCATCAGGGAAGATAAATCCGGGAAAAAAGAGGCCAATCCTAACATACGGCATTCCATCATGGTCTTGTTTTTGAGTTTCCCATCCTGTACAAACATTTGATTGAATTCTTCCCGATTGTCTGGGAAAGCAGTATATTGTTTCTTCTGAAGACTCGTACCCTGCTCTTTGAAAAAAGTAGTCACACGGTCCTCAAATGTAGAGGTATCATGATTCGTATGGACTACTTCGGGCTTGGATAGTTCTGCACGTATAAATCCATTTGGCGAGTGGGTTATGTATACCGTGTCTCCTGAACGATACACCATATCCGCCTCTGGAAATTCATTTCGAATCGTCTCTTCCGAGACCGTACTCTTACAAGACCAGGTAGTCATATATCCACGTAACATATTGAACATGACCGATAATTCGTGTGGATAATTAATCATCGGTGTCCCCGACAAAAACACCATCTTGCAATTGGTGGCTTCCATCATCAAGCGATACATCTTCACCGCAGGCATTTTCGGATCTTTGGATAAGGCATTGACGATTCTTGACACAAAGTTATGTGCCTCATCTACAATGACCACCTTGTCTGAAAATGGATTTGTGTTGGGTGGAATATATTTGTTGAGGTTATTCGAATTGTAAATGATGAAACTGTATTTGGAATGAATCATGACATCGATTTGGTCTTGTACTGATTTTTGTTCATCTACATTCAGATCTGCATAATCCGTTCCAGTTCCATTGACCCAAAGTCCCATCTTTCCATCGTAACGTATTGGACTGGTTAAGCACCGAATCTTCAATTGTTCCTCCGTAGGAGAAACCCATTCCCATTTTTGCTGAATCGCGTACAGAGGATCTCCACATTTTTTTAATTCCTGTACAAAGTTCATTTGGAGTGATTTAGGGGTCATCACCACAATATTTTTGTAAGGCTTAAGAACTTCGGCGATGGCAATGGCTGAACAAGTCTTGCCTGACCCTAATCCATGGTATAACAACAATCCTCGGTAAGGAGTATCAATGTCCAAATAACGACTCACTAAACTTTGATGAGGCAACAATTCAAACGCCTCTTGCATATTGTCGCACGTAATATCTTTCCGTGGCGTATAGGGTTTCACGAATTCGTGCATGGCCTGTAAGAACATTTTACGATTGTCTAAAAAATAAGAAGTGGATGACATCGGTGCTTCTGTAACACCACACCGATTCATCTCCACGTATTCGACTTCTCTCTCGGATTTCTCCATTTCTTCACCAATCGTAATCATGCCAAGTTTCTTAAAGGTAAAGAGGATTTCGGTGAGTGTATGTTGCTTTTTATACAAAAAGGACTCCATAAATTCATCATAATTGAATCCCATTTCACCAATGGAGGCATTTTGAATTCGAATCCCTGGGTATGGTTTGGGTGTAGGTCGCATATACTTATACAATCTTAATTTTTAATTCCTTTCATAGGATTAGATTCCATCTTGAATACTTGCATAGATCTGCAAAAAAAAACCGTTAGAGTTGAATCTAGCGGCGAGGGCGAAGGAGACATCGTGCCCATTCAGCTTCAGTGCGACGTCGTCAGGTAGGAGCGTCAGTGGGAGCGTCAGTAGGATTGTTCTCAGGGACCAATCGTTCAGCTTCGGTGGGACGTCCTCCGGTGGGAGCGTCAGCAGGAGCGGAAGTGGGATTGTTGATCTCCTTCGCAGGGTTTCTCGGCATTTTAAACAACTCTCTCAATTCGTTTGACATCTCCGCCTCAAGAAACTTATCGAGAGTCTCGTATGCGGTGGGTCCTTTGTGAGTGGTCATATCCATGCCGTGTAGCTGTTGTTAGTCCTATATAGGTAAAAGTGTTTCAATTTTATTAAACAAGCATCCGAACAGATGGTCATTCGCTTTGTTCAAAGATATCTTCGTGTATTTCCACGATATGAATCTTAAATATTTTAACAAATAGTCGCCATAAAATTGAAACTAGTTATATGGTATGATGACATTTAACGCAATACAATGAACCTCGACGAGACCATCAAAATGTTGCAGGGAACATACCCAACGCTTTATGATGATGTCAAGATGACCCTCGAGTCATTCAATCCGGAAAGGTCCAAGCATTGGAACTATGCGGAGGCACTCACCATCCTGCAAGCCTATTTCAACGCCTACCTGAAATTTCAGAGCTTTCGTCGTGCAAACAACGGCGACTTCAATTGCCCTTACTCTGCAATAATAAGCAAAGAAATTGATCAGGCTACCGAAAACCTAGATTCGCTAAAGGCTTGGTGATTCTTCCCATTTTTTTCATAATTAAATTGAAACGTTTTTCGTTTCCATCGTCAAGGAAACGAAACATGGATATCGACCCCGATGTCATCGAGAGTATTGTCCAAATGCTTCGGGAGAACGACCCCATCAGAGAACGACTACGCGACTACCTCGCAGCACGTTCTAAGATAGACCAGACAGAAGCTGAACTGGATGCGCTCAAGAATGAATGGGGTATGGCTTGCGTGCCGAATACCGACACAGAACGCACCTACGCATTCTATGCCGAATGTAAACGGCTGGAAGATGAACTTCACTTCAACCAAATCATGGAGTCGGTGGCATACGATGCACTGTTTGCCGCATAGAGTACTCACGTTTTTTATCGATTTATGTTTGTCATATATCTCGTCATTGGATTGGAATGATACCCTGTGCTAAACCCAATGTTGGACAAATATTGTCGATACCCCCCGGTTCGACGTCTTCGTTTACGATTTCGACGCGTCTTCATATACTAAGAAAAGATATAAAGGGTTGGATCATTATAAAAAGAAATGCAGGGATTGATTCAAGTGAAACGTCTTTCGGATTCGGCTATTTGTCCTCGAAAGGGAACGATTGGATCCGCAGGGTATGACCTCTATGCTTCCGCCGAATGTTGTGTTCCGGCTAAAGGAAAAGCCATTGTCAAAACGGACATTGCAGTATCCATACCGTATGGATACTATGGACGTATTGCACCGCGTTCCAGTATGGCCTTGAAACACACGGATATCGGTGCCGGCGTCATTGATTCCGATTATAGAGGTGAAATAGGCATTGTCCTATTTAACCACTCTGATTCCGACTTAACGATCAACGTGCACGAACGAGTTGCACAACTTCTAATTGAAAAACTAAGTATAGGGGTTCTCGTCGAAGTAGATGAATTAGACACTACATTACGTGGAGTGGATGGATATGGTTCGACTGGGGTTTAGTGCAAGGATGTCTGGATTTAATTATTCTAAAGCATTATGGTTAAAACACTGAAAGTATCAAAACGGATTTTACAAATGTGGAACGATCCCACAACTGTATGGGGTAAAAATCCAGCGCTTGAATCTTTTTGGGACAATTTAGCTGTCGGAAACGTTGTCCTTATTTACAAGGATGGAACTCATACATACGTAGAACTACCCAAAAGGACTACAAAGAAATATCAGGATATACTGGTCAAGTTTGAGGAAGATAATAATATTGTAGCAATCTTATCAAGCAATCCATCCCAGGATGTGTATGAGCAGTATTTGTATCCAAAGGCTAAGAACCGTTCTGTAGACTATGTTATAAAGCATTATACAGAGTATTTCAAGCCACTTGGTAATAAAATGAGAATTCCATTATAGAAACTAATCACGATTGGATTCCGGAAGGGTTGGAAGCAATTGAAACATAAAACGCAAGAGTTTTACGCCCAAGTACATGATTACCGCACCGATAATCACATACAAAAAAGCATAAATCCAATCTAGGTTTACCTTTGTACCTGCAGATTGTTCTTTATAAATAATTTCACCTTCTTCTCCTACGGGTTGACAATCAATGTAGATTTGACCCTCTCCCGCAAATCCATTGTTTTTTGTACCCATTTCATTGAAATAACAATCTCCATCGTAGACTTGGATATAGGAATCGTGAATTAGATTTCCCAAGGCGTCCAAGGTGTTCTGATGTACCTGAAAACTGTTCACCGGAAACACCACGTAATTGTACATGACCTCTGGATTGCAATCCCCATAGGGAACCGTACCTGTATAAGAATAATAGGAACTCTTGGGAATCATATGGTTTACATTAAAATCGGTTAGATTCAAGGTCGTCGATACCTCTTGCTCTGGAGCATTCGACACAATGTCTTCAAACAGGCTTGCCCCGGTAGAGGCCGCTACCGAGGTGGTTGCATTCACGGGTATACAGACCAACAACCCGCCATTGGGTCCAGTGTGAACAATCACGATTTCCGCATCCGTATAAGAGCCTTCAAATTTATGAATCGACGGTTTAAAAATGCGAACCTCTACGGGATTATACTTGAGAGAGTTGAACATGACATCACTTTCACCGTCATAGGGTATAATCAGTTGGTCCGATGAATTTTGTACGGTACAACTGCTGTTTCCATATTTGTACCAGAGCAAACACTTTAAGGAACATTTGTCCGCCAAACGTCGTTGGATGTTAATCGGTGCATTACACGCCATTACCTTTACGATTTATTCTTTTTGAGATGTTCCATGGCATTTTCCAGAAATCCCTTTGGCAATTTATTAATCATATCTGTTGCCTGTGTCATAAAGGGTTGCATATCTTTTGCTAACCCAAATAATTTTGTTTGTTGATGCATTAGTTTGCCTGCCTTCTGGGTAAGACCTTCCAGATTTGCTCCATTCATAATATCCTTAAGCTCGTCCAATTTATTGGGTTTGCTCTTTTTGGTCATCCCCTCTACGTATACGGAACGATTCAATGCGGCGCCTAAAATAGCCACTACCAATGCAATGGTTTGATTCGAATTCAGCACATACATACACATTCCAGCCACGACGAACCAACCTATCGAACGCCAATCTCCTACAGACAAATAGGCAAAGAGATTAAGTACCGCAACAATCACAACGGTGTAATACATCATTTGGCTGTCTAAAGTACGTTTCATACAATGACGTTAGACTATAAATTTATAAGAGTGCGTAAAGTGGATCATAAGAGACCAAGGGACGTTGATGCAAGAGTTCACATAAAAAACGATGTGTAAACTCGAAAAGTTCATAACTAAACAAGACACAAAAGGCTAGATCGGGAGTCATCCACTGTCCATTGAGTTTTTGAAGGAGAGATTGGACAGATTCATAGTCCTTTACGCGGTCGTACAACACTTGAATCTGTTCCGTCAATCCTTCGAAATCCGTATCCAATATGTGTAATAGCATGGCTTGATAAGAACTCAAATCAGTATAGGTGCATACCGTCTCCGTATTGTACATTCTATAGAAAGACAACACCTATTTAGGTACATTTATGGATATATCGATAAAAACGCTGAACATCCAATAGGGTGATTTCTGTATGCTCAAACAGTTGAGCAATCTGTGGTTCTGTATGGTTTGTTTTCAACATTTGCATATACGAAAACAAATCGCTCTTATCCATAGAGAGCTCCGAACACATTTTTTGAATAAAACTCGTATTGTTGTATTCGGTAGAATATTTGGTCAATATTTTCGTGAATCGAATGTCTGAGACTTTGTATTTTTCGCGATTGACGGATTGAAACAAATAATTGGTATAAAACATTTTCAGTAAAAAGCTCATTTCGTTGAACAACCATAATTGTTTTTGAAAGGTAATTCGGTCAATGTAATCTGCAAAACAAACCTCCCGTAAAAGCACCGTGTATAAACCGATACACGTTTTCTGAGGCATTTTCTGTAGGACATCGATAATGTTTTCGTGCCACAACAATGCCAAAATCGTTCGATCCGTATCATTGATCGTAATGTGTTCGTTGAACCGATTCGATGCATTCATAATTCGTTTGGTTAAACATTTTGTATCTTCGTGCACATTGGTGTATAACATGGACTGCACATCGCCCTTGAAATTATGGCGATTCAGCTGAATCAACTGATGTATTTTTTTCAAATCGTGTACCTGTGATGAAATATGTGCATAGGGGGGAACGAGTTGTTCAAGCAGTAGTTTGATCTGTTGCGGTGTAGGAAGTTTCAGCTCGATTTCCAAACAATATTTCATCATTTCTTTGATCTTCTTATCCTGTGAAATATTCCCGATGCATACAATAGGAACATGAGTGATGTGTTCAGATTGTTGGCGTTTGGTTTTCTTGGGTCGAATGAGTTTAATCAATGAATTAATCCCTCCTTTGTCCCCATTGTTCATACAATCAATTTCATCCATTAAAATGGCGATTTTTGCCTTTTTATGCAAGAAACTACTCAAGACGTTTTGGTCCGACATATTGCTCACATTTAAATTATCCACAATGCCCTTGTTTCTAGTATCTCCTGCATCATAAGAAATGACGTCATAGTCTAGTTTTTTCAGCATATTTTTGGCAAAGGTCGTTTTACCACATCCAGAAGGTCCATAAATATAAATGCATTTCTTGCTTTTGTCATCCAATTTATTAAACTCTGCCATGAATACTGAAAAGATACGTTCCTCGTCTTTCCGATTTAAAATCGTGTCGACCACTGACGCAATCATTGAGTATACGCATAATCCTTTTTAAAGTTCTTTTTCGGGAACATGTCACACGAATTTAAAAAGATAAAGTATGTACAAACGGTTTAACCGTAAACAGAAAACCCGTAAGAAAAGGAAACGGGAACAAATCGATCCCTTCAAATCCATACATCGGAATCAATCCGATTATTCTAAATTTTGGAGTCATTATCGATGGGATCCATATACGTATTGGCCTGGCCGAAAGAGTCGTGGAATGTTACCCTTGAGGAATTTCAGTACACGTCGCGGAATCATCCCTGGTCAAAAAATTAATGTGTAATATAGTATGGCCACCAAAAGACGACGCAATCAAAGAAAGACGCGTAAAGGTGGTATGACTGGAATAGAGATTGGTATTGCTGTGGCTGTGGTTGCAGGTATTGCGGGTGCGGCCTATCTCTATAGTCAATCTGCAACCCAACCAGAAACATACGATGAACTACCCTCTTAAATGACGTGTAAAATTGAAATGATTCATATTGTACTACACATCTTCAAAAGCATCCAAGATGAAGTTCCCAGCACTCAACATTGTGACTCCGACGGACCTACCATCGAAGAAAATCAAGCAAACCGTCAACACCGCCTTTGGCGGAGAGGCAGTTCGGAGCATCAGAAAGTGCAAGAGTGGATTTCACAAAGTCCAGTTTGACCAAAATAACGAACAACGCCCCTTCCTATGGAAGGAGTTTTACAGTGACCGATATCACGTACAGCACTGTTCCCAAAGAGGGATATTGGGAACTTCGGCTTGCATAAATCCCTCACTTTTTTAACTGTATTTTTTTCAAACAAGCACGTTGCTTATGAGTTGGGTGTAGAGAATCGTTTATTGTGGATTCGACCAAAATGAATAGAATCGTCAAACGTTTCTTTCGTGTTTCAGACATACTATCGATTATATCCAACCCCATATAGGCTTCATTCCTATAGTTTTGATTCAAACAAAATTAAATATATATAAGTAACGCATTTACAATAAACGACAATTATTTGTCTTCATTTTCAAGCAAATAAATATATATAAACAAAATACTTAAACAAGTGATCATTATATGAGTATAATGCCTAAGAAGACTGTAGCAAAGAGTGCACCTGTTGAAGTCGTGATTCCTACCCCAGTGCCAGCACCAACTCCAGTGGCTGAGACCGTCCCCGAGCCTGTAAAGTCTGATGACGACCTATCCCAGGCGTATTCCGGATGCACGGCTAAACTTTCATTGATGCGCCAGCAGATGTCTGCTATCATTCTCGAGCTTCGCACCCTCCAGAAGCGATCTGAGCGCGAGCTGAAGGCCGTCCAGAAAGCGGGAAACAAGCGTAAGCAGCGACACGCGGTTCGCGCCCCGAGCGGTTTTGTCAAGCCCACTCTCATCAGTGATCAGCTTGCAGAGTTCCTTTCGAAGCCCAAGGGGTCTCTGATTGCCCGCACAGATGTCACTCGCGAGATTAATGCCTACATTCGTGCAAACAAGCTCCAGGATGAGAAGAATGGGCGTAAGATTAATCCAGATGACAAGCTAACCACTCTCCTGACGCTCCAGCCAACGGACGAGCTCACTTACTTCAATCTGCAGCGATATATGAGCCAGCATTTCAAGAAGGCGACTCCTGTGACGCCCGCATAAGTATACGGTTTATTCTACCTTTTTTTCATCAATATTATAGTTCAAAAACTATAATGTTGAAATCCTCTTTACTTCACTTCGTGTATTTTAATGTCTTCGTACATAATGGAACAGGTTTGATGTGCTCGTTCGATTAGTTTTTTATCACTTACCATTTCCACATCCAACGATATCGGTTCACAACATAATGCAACCGCGTAATAAATGAGAAAACGCCTTCGTTCTTTCGATGCGGGTACATAGGCGATACTAAACAAGGCCAATACTGCATCGATGATTTTTTTAACCAATATGCCTTCCGCATACGCCAAGATTGTATCCCACAAGAGCCATATGCTGTCGGTGCGATATTTCGTAGAGTGATTTCTTTCTACGATGACATATTTCTTTATTTGAGTAAAATGCAAGAGCCATTCTACCCAAAAACACGCCCCCACCGTATTTTTTGAATGAAGCATATACCCGAACTCGTTCATAGAGATGAACAATTCTTTGGGATCTGCCGATTGAAACGCCTTATTGTATTCAATCGTAGGAGCTTTGAGTCTACTCGTGGGAATGCCTTCATCTTTCGGGATCTGAACCATTTCATAACTATGGTGTCTATTGGAGGTACATAATAAACACACCATTTCAACAAACAACACTCTGATATCGTGAACGTTTCGTAACGATAATTCTTCTACACCTTCTGCAATCTGACGAAATGTTTGAAATCGCATATGGATGTAAATGGGTAATTTCGGATTGCCTTTATGTATGTATTTGGCATAAAACGAAAGTATCTGTTCCCATAAATCGACAAACAATCCACTACACACGAGCTCGGTTGTCCAATAACAGCAGGGTTCAATCTTTCCCTTGATCATGGTATTCATCCATTCTCGTTTGACATCCGTTCTTTGATATTTGGAAAAAGTGAGCGTTTTAAATTCAGTGCGAACATCCTCAATCATACCTTAACAAAAGTATAACATTCGTGATTTTTTATCTTAATTAGTATAATGATACACACATTAGTATTGATAGGTGTTATTCTTGCGATACTCGCCACTTTTTCACGAAAGAGATATACATCCACCCAGGTAACCTATTTACCTGCATATACATCTAGTCATGTAGAAGACTATGATACAATTACTTACGATAGCATACGTACGAACGCAGAACTGGCGTGTTTTGCATCTACCCTCTCTACACACAGTAAGGTATTGGACGTAGGAAGTGGCACGGGACATCACGTACACGCATTGCATCAAAAAGGGGTACAGGCCATTGGAATAGACAAGTCAACAGAGATGGTTCTCTATTCCAAGAAAAAATATCCACACATCTACATCCAAGGAGATGCCTTGAATATGTCAACCTTTCCATCGGAATCGTTTTCACACATTACGTGTTTTTACTATACCTTGTATTATCTGAAACACAAGAAAACGTTTTTCCAAAATGCATACCATTGGCTTACACCCGGTGGATTTTTGGTTCTCCACGTATCGAAGAAGTGGGACTATGGTTCCACCTTGACGGGAACACTACAATATACATCCACCCACACCAATCGAACTCATCGCGAATGCATTACCAAAAAGGGAACGACCAAATGTTATGAGCATATCATTTATATGGAATCCGAAGAACGAATCGTTGAGATGGCGAAACAAGCGGGTTTCATTGTACAATCCATTTATCCGTATGTATTGCCGTATAAATATCAAAATGTCTATGTATTTCGACGGGTTTAATCCAAAACTCGATTGTATTTTGTTTTTATGTCACATTCCACATTTACAATACTGTATACATCAAATAGTCTGGACTGTATCTTCTCGAGTGAACCAATCGATAATAGATTAAACGCTTGATTTTCTGGATAGGCAGTGTAGAACAGGAAGAGTTCATTATAAATGATGGGTACAAAGATGACGCGGTTGTCGCGTAACAAAAGGCATCCAGACTGGGTATTCAATGGATTTTGATTGGAATTGATCAAGACCGTATAGTAAGGGGATGCAAATGTCGGTAGTTTAGAGGTCCAATACTTGGCAAGTGTTTGCATCTTCGTAAAGGTATATGAGAAGGTCGTCGTATCATCATTGCAAACACTCACATATCTAGCATCATTCCTCCTGACAGACCATTTATTGAAATTAGGAATCTCCGACAGTGTAACGGTAGCCAGTTCATTCAATAGGAAAGAAGTATTGTATTGGATGACGGGAGGCATGACTCCAATAACCACATTCGGATAAATATAACGTTTGACATTTTGAAGAGGGGGATCAATGTTCACGTTGTATTTCACGGCAAGTAGTTTGATAGCTTGAAGATAGCCTACTTGTGCGATGAAGGTGGTAAACTCTTCAATGTGAGGCAATAAAAAACACGGAATGGGAACGAGTCTATTTCCTACTTGGATGGACTGGTTACTTACAAAATTGTTATGTTTTCTATTGGTACGACACAACGAGTTCGAGGTTGCGCGTGGCTGAATGGGGTACAATGGTGCTGAACGACAAGGAAGCGTATTTCCGATTTTTTTCATACCTATACTAAACATTATCGGTATACCATTGCATCGACAAATAAGGAGGCACTGACGCCAATGCAACGGATTTTGAATAGATAGTCAAGTTAGGACCGGCATCGGTTAGAGCTAAAAGTTCGCCGGGTTGAATAGCATACTTAAAGTATCGAAGATTGGATAAATTTCCTGTAAATCCACCGTTGGAAGCAACGTATACATTCCCATAATTTTGCTTGGGTACACTGGATAATATATGACGTTTCGCCAATGCACCGTTGATATAGATATCCAGTGCATTGTTGTTCATCACACGAATGACCACGTGCACCCATTTGTTCATAGGGAAATTGGGAATTTTAATTTCTTCGTTAATCACGTTGAACGTGTTCATAATCACGACCAATTCATTTGTATTCGGGGAAATGTACAGTCCGGGTGCATTGTTTGGGAAATTCAGTCCGGTATCCGTATCAATGTTTTGTTCTCCTTTATGGAAAATATGCTGGTACTGACTGGATTTGCCTATATCGGTAAGATTGACCCATACAGACCAAGTAAATTCAATCCCATCTTTGTTATCCGACCGTTCAATAGTGACGGCACCTGAGATAGAAGGGTCCTGTTGAATCACCATTGGGGCGTTTCCAGCTATCATTCCTTTGACTAAATAAACACTAGAGGGTTCCAGTAAGTAGGTCATCAACGCCATGGTTACATTGATGGTTAGGCCAAATCCAAGAAACAGTAAGATGAGAAAGAGAAATTTGGAGACCGGATCTTCGCCAGTTAAAAATGTCATTATACTACCCTAATATTTTTGTAAGAATTAGTCTATGTATATACTATGGACAAGTGGGACAACTGCCAAGATGTCGAACATATCCTAGACAATTTACGGATCAACTCGGTGAACTTGGCGGATTATCATCGAAAACGATTTTACCATTTTAAATCATTTGGTAAATATTTCAGGATTCCGGTCATCGTATTGTCGTCTATTACCGCATCTGCATCCGTAGGTCTTCAGCCGGTGGTTCGTCAAGATATCATTTCCGGTATCACGTGTTTGTTAGGCTTTGGGATTGCCGTCATTAGTAGTATGGAAATGTACTTGGGTATACAGTCCGCCATGGACAATGAAATTGCCCTTTCTAGAGATTATTATTCACTCGCGATTGACATCTTTAAATGCCTAAATTTATCCAGAGAACACCGTTCGGATGAACCCAAATCTTATTTAGATAAGAAATATGCAGAATACCAGGCCTTGAGAGAAACCAGTTCACTGCTTAAGCGAAAACTAAACGTAGATTTACTAGCACCTATACCTGATGGAATGGAAAATATATCGGTAGATGCAAGTAGTATTCGTAAAAATCCATTGACAAAATCCATACAAACGAGTACAGACTCCCTGCGGTCAGAATCACCGGATCGTCAGGATGAACTATTTGAAGCGATTTAATACATAAAAATCGAAATAAAAATACCTCGTGTATAATTATCATTCAAATGAACGCATATCTTGCATCCCGACAAAGTCAAGAGAAGGGCGAATGCACCCATACACGCATTGGAAGTAAGGAACATGGCGTGTTTGGAGGTTCTTATCACATAGAGGATGACGAATCCTTCTTCCAGGTGTATTACAAGCACGTCTTTGTGGATGGGAACAAAGAATACCTTACGGAAAGACAACGAGAATGCGGACCTGTAGGCATTGACGTGGACTTTCGTTATACGGACGCGAAACGAGCCTATACACAAGAACACGTGCTTGACTTTATCGATATTTTAGTGAGTGAACTGCATAAAATTTTCACCATTCACAAGGATTTTCCTATCTATTTATTTGAAAAATCAGACATTTCTGTAACCCAGGCGAGTGTTGTCAAAGATGGGATTCATTTCATTGTGGGTTTGAATGTAGACATGGCGGGCAAAACGATGCTTCGAAATCGAATGTTGAAAAAAATGGACGTGTGGAGTAATCTTCAAAGTCAATTGACCAATGATTGGGAATCCGTATTGGACGAAAATGTATTCAAGGGGTCTACGGCGTGGCAACTCTATGGTTCTAGAAAACCAGGATGCGAAGCCTACAAGCTAACCAAAGTATATACGTGCCGAAAAGAAAGCGATGATTACGAATTGCATTGCTCTCTTGGTGATTCCTTTCCCTTGGAAACAGAACTCTATAAATTATCGATTCGAAACTTGGAGAATGAAACCCCTGTCGTCAAGGAAGCCTTTAAACACGAATATGAAGGGTCGAAACAACGTAAACGGATTCGCGTGGTGACTGAACCTGTCGCGTCTACGGAAATTACCACACATGCCATGTTGAACAATGCCGTCGAACGTTTCCTCGCTGCGCTAGAGCCGAATGATTACCGATTGAATGAAGCCCATCAATACGTCATGTGCTTACCTGCACCCTACTACAACGATTACGATAAATGGATTCGTGTTGGATGGGCGCTTCGGCACACCGATCAACGATTGTTTCTAAGTTGGATCAAGTTCAGCAGCCAATCGGCCAAATTCTCATTTGCCGACCTATCGAGTCTTCGCGACAGCTGGGATCGCAGTTGGGATCGCAGAGCAGGTAGTGACGTGGTAACCATCCGGTCCATTATGTTTTGGGCTCGAACGGACAATGAAGTGGGGTATGAACTAGTCAAGGCGAAAAGCGTGGACTTGGCGGTAGAAGATGCGATCAAAGACGATTCGTGTACCGAGTTTGACATTGCGACTATCTTGTATCAATTGTACAAGGATGCGTTTGTATGTGTGGATATTCGAAGCGCGCGATGGTTTCAATACACAAATCAACGATGGATGGCAACCGATTCTGGAACAGAACTTCGCAAACACATTACAAGCGTAAAGGGTATTTACGGAATATTTTCACAAAAGACCAAACAATGTGTCGACACGACTTACCCCATTGATGATGAACGCACCACCAACAGAGATAAAAAAATCAAGCGGATTACCTCGATTACAAAAATACTGAAAAAGAACGGAGATAAAATAATGCACGAGGCTTCTCACATATTCTATGTGAAAAACTTTATGAATTTACTGGATAGTAAAGATCACTTATTGTGTTTCACGAACGGGGTGGTGGATTTCAAGGAAAAGCGATTTCGTGAAGGTCATCCGGAAGATTATACCTACAAATGTACCAACATTGGGTATACACCCCTACATCAATTGGACCAAACCGTGGTGGGTGAGGTCATCACCTTTATGAATCAATTGTTTCCAGACAAGGAGTTGTGTGACTATATGTGGGACCACGCGGCATCGGTCTTGTACGGAAAAAATATGAACCAAACGTTCAACATTTACATTGGAACGGGGCGAAACGGAAAGAGTAAATTTGTGGAATTAATGAGTGCTATCTTAGGGGACTACAAGGCAACCATTCCAGTTTCCCTCATTACGAAACAGCGTGTCAACATTGGTGGAGCCTCTCCAGAAGTGGCTGGTTTGGTAGGCATTCGATATGCGGTGATGCAAGAGTCCTCGGTGAATGACCGTATCAATGAAGGACCGATGAAAGAGTTGACCGGTGGAGATGCGATTCAGTGTCGTGCATTGTACCAGGAACCGATTACGTTTATTCCTCAATTCAAATTGGTGATGCCGACGAACAATTTACCAAACATTGAAAGCAAAGATGAAGGTACGTGGCGTCGTATTCGAGCGTGTGAATTCAAATCCCAATTCAAAGAGGAACCTGACCCGACATCCAAATATCAGTTTCCTGTGGATAAGAATTTGGACCGAAAATTTGAATCGTGGAAAGTTGCGTTTATGAGTTTACTGGTGAATAGGACCTATACGACACTTGGAAATGTCACGGATTGCAAGATGGTCATGATGCATTCGGAGAGATACCGAAAGGATCAAGATGGTTTGGCGTCCTTTGTCCACGATTTCGTCCAACTCAATCCTTCCGGTAAAATCACTGTGGCTGATTTGTTGGCAGTTTTCAAAGAACACTGGAAAATGATGTACGGGAATAATGTACCCAACGGAAAGGTATTGCTAGATTTCATCAAGAAATTATACGCAGAAAATACATCCGTTGTCTTTGGCAGTACCGTATGGCGTGGAATCAAACTGATGAAAGATGAAGTGGAAACCATGGATGAAATTTAATGCCTCAATGCACCCAGTGTTTTAGTAAGCCTTTTAATCTCTGCATCATTTTTCATGACTGCTTCTCTTCTCTCTTTTGAAATATTATCTACCGCATTGTCGCATATCTTGTCGCATCCGGTATGGCAATCCGTTTGGCATACCTTAACACAGTCCACCAAATCGGTTGAAGGCGTAAACAGACTAGGCCATTCAAAACCACCTACGCGTGTTTTATTTTTTTTTTGTTTATGTTTTCGTGTCCTTTTACGTTTCGACAAACGTTTCCGTCCTCCTTGCGGTGCAAAGTAAAATTTCTGTTCTGTTTTATATTCAGGTGTTTTATGTTCTTGCGGTTCTAATTTATAGGCTTGTTTCAATTCTTGATTATCCGTTGCTCTGGAAATAGCAACCTCAATCTGTTTTTCCAGGTCTTTCATCTTTTCTTTTTGTGCTTCTAGTCTGTGGGTGGATTTATCCTTCAATGCTGCTTTACAATAAACTTTACAGTTTTTATCGCAATCTTTTGTACAAGATGTTTTACAACTCATACTATAGAATCCTAAAAGAATTACAAGGTAATCATATTCATTTTTTGTACCTTTAAGATGTTCATTGTATAAGGAGTATGTTTTGGATTGGCGTTATCAAGTGTGCTATAGTATTCTGGAAGCCTTTTTGCCTCCATCAAGGACGCATAATAGGAATGTATCATGGAATAGGTCAATAATAGTTCATTTTCGTGCACCGAAAAGGGTACTTCTGGAATGAGTAATTGTGGACTCATAATGAACGTCGAAAAACGAGTATAATAATTTAGTTCTTCCGCTAAACGCGAAAAATAATCATTCGGTTGTTTTGTGAGTAAATTGTGTTTCGGTAAGATTAATTTATCCGAAGCAAAACAACACCCTCCACATTTTACTTGGGTTGCAATGAACGATTCATCGGTCTTGTTTACGAATTGTATACGAGGTCTTAAGATGTCACGTATGTCTTCCTCCGCGACCTGTTTCCGTTGAATGAGTTTATTGATTTTCCTTCGCAATTCAGCATCCTTTCCAATAATTTCCTTAAGCAGTCGCCTGCAAGCAGCATACAAGCATTTTTCTGCCTTGAAACGTTGTGTTTTGCGTATTCGTTCTTGATCTATTTCGTTTGGGAGTAAATCATATTCATATTGTACCGTCGTATAGAGGGGCAAATCTGTTGGATAATTGGGTATAGGTGTACACGGTACAAACGCGAGTGTTTCAAGTATAATGCCTACAATGTTTCCTTGTTCCACGACCTTGTATTGTGGTTTACACGGAAGGTCTTTCGAAAGCGTGTCTAATTTACTTACCGTGGGTTTATATGCGATTACATGAATACGTTCTTGTTTGGGTACATTCGATAATATCGCAGATGGATAACACGGTACAAACACATCTTCTACTAAAAATCCAATACATTTATTTTCACGAATGATTTGTGTAGGACGTTGTAATTTGTTATGCATCACACTTGCAGTCATATTCAACGTATACGAACTTGTGGTTGTTTTGCATTTCGAGTAAATCTGTACAAGCGCCTTCATCCCCTCGTGTAAATGTTTATTCTTGAATTCGTGTAAAAAAATCTGAGTATTCTCTTTCACATTGTGGTCTACCAATGGTTCAAATGCATATCCCTTCTCTACCTTGTGCTCTAAAATCATCAAACTTTTTTTTGAAGGATCAAATGACCGGGTACTGTAATGATTGCTGGGACATATCACTTCTAGGTAATCTCCATCGCGGGTTTCTCTGAATATTACCAAATTGGCATTGAATACATCACTTACCATTTCCCATAAATACGTATAATCCATATTCGGAAGATGCTTTGAAAAGGCATCTATGGTTTTAAATTGTACTTTAAGATTTCCATTGTTATAGGTATTGAATCCAGATCTTATCCATAGGTCCATCTGTTTTACCAACGTGCTTTTCTGTGTCTTTTTAAACACGGCATCGATACATTGAATAAAAGAGTGAGGTTTTTCGATACCATATCGAAGAAGTTCGGTATTTTTTTCCGTCCATCCAAAGAAGTAACGTATGGATTTGGGTAATCTACCTACTTGTCCTGGCTCATTCAGTCCAGGACCGTGTACAATGTATTGTTTGGACTCTGCTATTTTTTTTTCCTTACGCGGGCTTTCTTGTTTTTTAATAAAACAACACGGTACATCCATGTCATCTTTTCGCATAATGCCAGGATAGGGATTAAATTTATATTTTTCAGGTTGTACCCTAACAATGGTACCATCTTTCTCGAAATCCACTTCCCTACCCTTGACTATATTTTCATCAATCAATTTACCCTCCCCGATTTCATCTAGTGGTATTTTGTTTTTCATATCCCAATATTTGGTACATACAAAAGTATGACCATGATGGGTCCTACGATGATCATTCTCTGGAACCTTGTCTATTTCTCCCTCTTTTAATACAACTGGACGACGATTCAGGGGGCATTGTTTTGCATAATCTTTGGATGGGTTAAAGGCTAGTTTAATTCGAGTAATCAAAAAACTTTCGTTTCTGACAATACGGTCCAAATCTTTGTAGACTCCTCCACTAAGTGGTTCTTGTTCAAAACCTTCATCCTGTGGTTCAAACCCTTCATCTTGTGGTTCAAACCCTTCATCTTCTTGTTCCTCTGGCTCATCTTGCGGTTCAAATCCTTCGTCCGAATCAGATTCTGAATCTGAATCTGAATCATATTGATATACAAATGGATTGACAATCACGGGTTGTACGTGTTCCTGACAGGACACTGATGGCGATTCTTGAAACGCCACGTATGCCTTCATATTTCGTTGAATCGACTCCAGATAATAGATGGAATTGATGCCCGATATCGTCATTCGTATTTCTTCATTATTGTTTAGCACGTTCGAGACAAATCCAATACGATTTTTTACAACAAATCGCTTGTTCGGTTGTGTATTACGCAACGACTCCATTTCCGAAAGATGTTCTTTTGCAATCACGCGGGATTTCTCTTCGGATATACCTAGAATTTGTTTGATTAACGGAACGAGCTTTTCAGGTTCACCCCGGTCATAATACTCGATACAAAGCTCATTGATGAGGCGATTTTCATTAAACCCCGAAACCCGTCTATAGCGTATTTCATCTCCAGACCCCACAAAAAAGGGGTTTGCACACGTACGTTTACCCTTGGCATCGTACAAGGCGAACATATCCATCTCTTCAATCACTGCATTACGAATTGTACGAAAGGTAGGGTACACGAAACCACTCGTGAACATAAACTCGCCAATTCGGTCCAATAGATTCTTATGTGCTAGGAATGCCTCATCAATCTGATCCACGGTGAAAGCCTGACAATTCATTTCTAGTTTGATGCTTCCATCTCCAAGAAACCCATAGATGATTTCCAGGCTCTTCTTTTTCGTCGTAAAGACGGTTACGGATTTTTTATAGGACTTGTCGTGTTTACGAACCGTAGTTTCATCCAATATGGGTATTTTATCCCCTTTTAAATCCACTTGTTTGGTAAGTAATTTATACATCAGGGTCTCTTCGGTTCCCGTATTATATTGTATCATAGGTAATTCCTCTGTTACATGTAGATAGTTGAAGAGTGTATCTAAAGGTATGGACATGGGTCGCAATGGTTCTAAGCGACACACGATATGGTTTATCCCATCCGCTTTAGGAACATAGTCTTTCGACATTTCAAATAATTTCACAAGTGGCGTGTTTTGCATTTCCATCGCCTCTGCATCCAACGGGTCATGATTAAAATAATTGGCATATTTTGTGCTGTAATCTTTTTTCAGACATACATGTATTTGATGAAAGGGCATATAGTGCAACAACAACTGTTGTTTGAGTGTTGATACTTCCGTTTCTTCCACCTTATAGAGTTCCAGGTCGTCCGCATTGTTAGGATTTGCTGCAGACTTTACATCTTGGCCAATGGGAAATTCGACCTCTACGTCGTATAGGTCATCTAAATCTCTCTCTTGGTAAAAATCCCCCTTTATGGTGAGAGGTTTATTGATACCCTCGTAAAAATTTTGCAAATGAAACGCGGGAATTCCATCGTATCCGGACATCTCGAGTCTTTTGAATTGTTCACTCGCCGTAAAAATGTCATAATGACGGGATGAAAATAAATAAATATCATCAATGGAACACTTCAATGCAACGGATAGTTTATAATACACCATTTCAAGCGTATCATCTGGATAAACCTCCACTTGAACCAACTTTTTATGATGATAGAATTCCATATTTACACTGTATACTATTCTTATAGGAATTCATACGTTAAATTTAAATCCATTTCTATACCATGGCATTTACTCGATTTTATGATGACCCTTGCCGGATTATGAAAAAATTACAGGAAAGTACCGATCAAGGGCTTTACTACTTAAACCAGCCCGGAAATGGAGACCGACCTCCTTTTGTAGAAGATCCCTCCATCTTAATACAAAAATGGGGAGCCAATTTACATTATGATAAAACCGGTGTTGAGAGTGAATTATTGGGTATAAACAATACGCTATCTCGAGACGGAACTCGTAAACCATTTGCCATAAATCCCATTGAATATCCAACCTGTAAAAAAGAAGTGACGGTACAATCTCGTACGGTTGCACCTGTATGGACGGCTCGCGATTTAGAACAAAATCATCGTTTTATCTTGCCACTTGACCCACAGGAACACGTACTTCCTTTATTCGAGCAAAACGTGAGCACACGTATCCTCGAAAAAAGTAAAAGAGAAACTCCATAGTATCCGCTGGATGTCACTTTTTTGAATATCACACTATAATATGCCATCCACGATTCAACAACCAGTTACACAAAACTATCTATTCCAATCACTTCTTACCATTTTATCTGCGAACAAATAAATACTACAAAATGGTATCAATCCTAACACCGAAGTATTTTTACAACACGAAAACCGTACCTTTGAGATTCTACGTGGGAATGGTTATAAATACAACTTTATCTATAACTTTGATTGGGACGATTTTTTGAATGCTTATGAACGTATCCGATTAACGGAAGTGATTAGCCATGATCAAATTACAAAGAATTTTGGTGCATCCTTGGTTTATTTTGGGGGGTTCCAGGAATTGTATAGACGGGTGCGCCCAAACCCTTTTAGACAAGGGTTTATCCAACGGATGCGTAGACCTATCTACAAGACCGCTACGATTGGTTCTTTAAGTAACTTGCCACCTGTCTATTCTAGACAATATTCCGAACAAGGCATTACCTTACAATCGTATATGCAAACAGTGATAGACCAATTGCCCATAATCATCAGTCATTGTCCAGACCTAACGAATTTCCAAGAACATCATCCACTTAGTTATATTGACAATTATACCTATACGGATCTTCTAGGTCAAACCACTGTCAAAACAGCTTCTTTCACAGCAATCAAATATACTCAGAATGGTAACAAAAAAGTATTGTTTTTTGGAACCGGATTGCAAGAATTTGTTGTTGGAAATGGTCCAACCGGCAATACAGGTCCAACTGGCAATACAGGTCCAACTGGCAATACAGGTCCAACCGGCGATACAGGTCCAACTGGCAATACAGGTCCAACCGGTGATACAGGTCCAACCGGCTAACGTATCGACCTCAATCGACGAATCGGGAAAATATCCAATAATTTGTTGTATTTTCGTTCAAAGGGCATAATCGTGATTCGAATACACTCGTAAAAGGTATCGAGTGGAATCTTCTTCAAGCAATCCACCAATTCTTGGAATCCATTTGCAAGTTTTTTTCTGCACGTGCGCCAATCACGTCTTGTCCATACCGGTCTCGCATAATCCTGTATGACTTTCTGTAATTCAATCGGCATATACATTTTATACTAACATTCGTTCTCTAATGTGGTTCAATTTTACAAATAAAGTATCCTTGTGTACTAATGGACCTAGACATGGATCATTATTCTCTCAAGGATTTATTGAAATTATTCCAATTGCCGGAAGATTTTTCTGAACAGGAGTTAAGGACTGCCCGTAAACGTGTAGTCGCTGTACATCCAGATAAATCCGGACTGGACCCCTCTTATTTTTTATTTTTTCACAAGGCCTACTCTCTTCTCAATACCGTATTTCGATTTAAACAAAAGGCGCAGACCTCTATGGTGGAAACTCCTTCGTTTACCGATTTAATGGCGGATATGGAAGATACGGACAAACGAATGTTGGCCCAAACCTTTACTTCGAATCCACAATTTAACAAGGAATTCAATCAGTTGTTTGATACCCTGTATACCAAAGAAGACGATGGACACGGAGATTGGTTTAAATCGACCGAAGATTTAGATTTAAGTTATGACCAACGCAAGAATCAATCGAGAGCCATCATCGTCTCTTCCATTGAAGCGGCAAACACTCCCCATTTCTCCGATTTAAAAAACATCTATACGGTAGATACGGTATTGGGTGTATCAGAAGAAGATTATCGTGCCACGTACAAAACGGTAGAAGAACTGAAACAGGTTCGCTCCCAAAACATTATTCCTTTACAACGGGAAGAAGCCGAACGTAGTTTGGCACAAGACCAAGAAAGGGAAAGTATTGCCGCCACTGAACGGGCCTTTCGACTCTTGCAAGAAGAGCAATTCAATCGAAAACAACAACAAGTCTTTTGGGGTAAATTGTTAACCTTGCATTAATCGACATCGGGCATAGGAAGACAATTGCATTCGATACTGGTTGGAATCGCCGTATTTGCGTAAAGATAATTATGACAATCATTGCAAAATCCGGCATGCAGTATAATGTATTCACATACATAATAGATGTAATTCAAATACGGGAAACTGTTATGACGTAACATTTGTTTGTAGTAAAACGTCGTAAATGTCCCGTCTGTCAAACACCATCGTTCACATTGACGTAAATGATGTATTAATTTACGTTTATGATTTCGCTGTAACGTTTCTGTTTTGGAAAAAAAAACGTACGAGTGAATCCGTTGTTGGAGTACTTCGGGTAAGTTTAATTGGACAATCGCTACCGCCATTCCTTAGTATAAGACGATTCTATTTATGTTCCAAAAAAGGGTAGTTTTCTAAACCCACTCGTGAATCTGTGTAATAAGGTTCCATACCATCTTGAGGGATGGATCGGCATACCGAACTTCAACGTGGTCTTCTTGAGGCTTCGAGCTATACTGAAAACATCCGTTGTATTCTTCTGGTTGAAGAGGAATCCACAAGGACATGTATCGGGTCAAGTCTTCGAAGAAGTTCAGCCACAAATGGTGGTGTCCGTGGTTACCCGGGTTAATGATGAGGGTACCGTCCTCAGACATGGTTAAAACCACGTTGGTCGCAAACGCATCATCTAACGCGCGTTTGACCTTGGCAAGATCGATTCCATCGGGAAGGGTAATCATCAGTACGGGGTAGTAAAACGCCATCTGAGCTATGAAAATGAGTCTAGTTCATTTACATTTCAATTTTTTATGACGTTTCACAGATTTTCGCCTCTTGCGTCGAGTTCCACCCTTTCCATTTGGAACTAGTCCAAACCTTGGAACTGTATTCGAGTAAAACCCTGCATCAAAATGAGAATCGTCAAAATTGGTATATTTCATATCCGAAAAAGGATTGATACGATTCATACTCTAGCATTATAATAAAATCGAACCGAATTGAATGATGTTTACCTTGTACAATACCGGAAATGCATTCCCCTGAATCCCTTGGTGACTTTTGCTATGAAGAGGGTGAATACGAGACCGATGAGGGTGAATACGAGGGTGAAGAGGCCGAATACCCGCTTGACTACCCGGAATACGACTTTGAACCGTCGTCTGACCTGGAATAGCTGAGTTCGGGGGGGTATTGAGATACCCCTTTTTTTCCTAAGCAATCATACGTTGTTGTTGAAGCCATTGTTGGAATCGAGATAAGCGGTCGTGAGTGTTTACCTTATTCATAATGAGTCGCGGGTTGTATGGTTGATGTTGTATCACATATTTGCATGCATAAAATGCCTTGCTTAAATCGACGGTCCCATATTTATCAAATCCTTGAAAAGAAAATAAGGGTTTTCTTGTTCTAAGATTCACGACGTTGTGGAAATCAAACAATATACGAATCAACTGTTCCTTGGTATCGGGCGTATTGATTTTTTTCAAATAGTGCACGGCGTGAGAAGCACATTCTGGACAAGGTAAGTTGCTACACAATTGTTTAATATGACCCCATAATTCAGCCTTGATCTGTTGATAATGTTCTGGATGCACTTTATACGAAAGTGTATGTAAAAAGATCCAGGTAATCCCACCCCATTTCATATTATATACACTATTTTATTGTATATGTTTTGCGTGATAGGGCACATTATACAACTTGGAAGCCACTGAATCCAGAACCATGAGGATATACGGAATATCGGGCAAAGAACAAAATCACGAATCGTGTCATTGATTTGAATCATTGCAATTGCAAGTATGTCATGACAATGTGAATATCATACGATAAAAGATGCGATGATGTCACCTACATTATCGTCAAATGGTAATTTGGAAATATAAGAAAGACGCGCACATAATCTTAACTTGTCTCGATAAGAAATGTATTCATCGTACATTTGTTTGCACGTATTACAAGGGGACCACATACACGTAAGCGTCGTACAACATAGACAATCCATCACTACGTTGTATTTTTTGAGAAGAGGGGAAAGGGTGCGATACCAATCCGTCAAGTAAGACACGTATTCTTTGGAGTGAATCCTCAAGGTGGGTGGATGAAAGGGATAGTTTTTAGAGAGGTGGAATACCACTGACTTGGAAATTGTCAAGGTTGTACAATCTTCATTGAACTCCCCGTTGACTAGTTTTTGTTCGTGCTGAAGCCTTGCAAACATATCCTTACGGGTGTTATATCTGTTTAGGTTCTATTTTGGTTCATTTCCCGCCATTCACGCCAAGTAACACGCATTAAAATTGAAGATGGATGTGTTTCTTCTCCTTCTTAAAATGTTGTTCCCGTATAAATTGTGTGGAGTCTATCTACTCAGTGGATCTAGCAATCCACTCTATATTGGATCAGAACTTCATATTGATTACAATCATGTTCGTCTCACCACCAAAGAAAAGTTCAGTGGTATGACCCTTTCGAAACACATTTATGGTTCAATTTCTATCCAGGAAGACAAGGTAAAGGTCATTTGGGTGAATTCTGGAAAATACGTCATTGACCTGGGTCTTTTACCCTTGATTACGTATCCATATACCAATGTTGGATGCAAACGAATGAATTTTGCGTATTCGATGGACGAGACATGTAACTGGATTACGATTACCCATAAAAACGACCACTATGTTCTTCGACGCAAAATAGACCCGGAAAAGAAAGAAGAAACGTTAGTGAAACTCTTCTTTACCCAACTATTACTCGACCTAATCATTCGTCACATTGGCTAATGTTATTTTATTCTATAAGAGTATGGTATCGCTCCTTAAACAATTAGAATTCTTGGACCCTGTACCCTTTGAAGAAGTGGTTCAAAGAATAAAGAATCGAGTGCATCGCGGGAACTATAATCGCAGTGAATTATTGAATGTATGGCGAACACTGACTCTAGGCTTGGATAAGAGGTGTGAAGTCAATATCCAATGCCTTCTCCGACATAAAATAGAGTTTTTAAATTATCATTACGACCACGAACCCATGCTTCAGTTATTCAATGGAACAAATGAGTTGTTCGAATCTGTAGTGTCTACCTTTCCAGTCGAAAAACTGATTGGTTTTCAAAACGAACACGAACCTAAACTATCCGTGTACCAAGATGTGAATATAGACTGTCCAGTGATGAATGGTCTGGAACTCTTGAGAAGCGGGAAACCCGTCAAGGAAAAAATGGAGATTCTCTTGAAATATGTCTCTTTACAATTTACCCTGAAGTACGTTTCCAATCACACCTTATTTTTTACCACGCCCTTGGCGTATATGCCTTCAATGGCCGATTACATCAAGCTTCATGGAGGAACGCTCGAATACCAGATCGATGAACCCTTGCGCGCCGAACCCTCGTATTATCAATTTTGTAAAGCCGAAGCGGTTCATTCGCCTTTGACATACCTAAGACCGAATCGCAAACGTACACGGCGGAAAGGTGGGAAGAAAACGTTAAAACGAAAAAAAGAAAGCCCCTACGTAGTGGTAGGCGGCGTGGGGGGGAGTGGAACGCGTTTAATCGCGTCGATTCTTGCAACCCTCGGCCTAAATATTGGGACAGACCTGAATGAAGCCTATGATAATTTGTCCTTCACCTTATTGTACAAAGATGTACCTACGTTGACGATGGATAAGGATACGTTTGAAGCATCGTACCGAATCTTGACAAATTCGATTCTTGGAACGAAAGACTATCTTACGGAACACGATAAGCATAGATTAGAACAACTTTGTGAAAAAGGTAGACCCGGACATCCACGGTCTTGGTTAAAGCAACGTGCGGAGAACATTGTAGAGATGGATCAAAAAGGGCCCTTGGAGAATCCATACTTGAAAGAGTTGCCACCACTTCTGACTAAACCTTTGGCAGGTAAATGGGGATGGAAAGAACCCAATAGTCATATCCTTATGAACCGACTGCATAAGCAGACAAAATTCATTATGGTCGTTCGTAATGGGTTAGATATGGCCTTTAGCACCAACCAAAATCAACTCCGTTTATGGGGTCCAACCATTTTACCGGAAGACATGCTAAAGTTTGACAAACACGAACATATCGTATATACTCCACGTGTTTCTATGAAATATTGGACATTGACCCATCAAAAAATATTGGAAAATAAACCGGATAATTTTCTTATGGTGAACTTTGACGAGATGTGTGTTCACCCTGAAAAATGGCTTCAGATTTTATGCGATTTTTTAAAGATAGATTCTTCCGTGATTCCAGAGATACGCCCTCTCGTCGTTTACCAATCGGACGGTATTGGGCGTTTCAAAAAACATGACCTATCTCAGTTTGACCCATCGGATGTATTGTTTGCAAAACAATTGGGGTTTGATACCTTAGCGACTGTTTAACAAGGAGTTTCCGGTTCGAGATTGCCAGTGTTCCACTAAGATATCGACATCGCGTTGAAACTATTTTTAAACTATATATTATGAAAAAGACTAGAAAATGGAGTATGAAATACAAAAAGAGTATTGATTGCAGCCACCCCAAAGGATTTTCACAAAAACAACATTGTAAATATGGTCGAACGCGTAAATTGAATCGTTAAGAAATGCTTCCAATTCCTTTACCGTATATTTCGACATCTAATCATGAATTCAGGCTGAAATTGATGTGAATACAAATTTTGACAACACAACCATTCGCGACTGAATCTATATCAAGTCATATCCAAATGCCTCGAAATCCTTCTTGTACATATGATTGACTCGTTCAATCGTCTCTTTCTTTGTATAAAATTCCATAAACGGATCCTCGTATTTTGCTTTATTTTTTTTAGGGACAGTGTTTCGTTTCCCTTGAAATCCAATCATACTCAATAGCTTATCAATATCTTGTTCGAATGTTTCCAGATAACAAATCAGAACGGTATCCCTGTAATTCTTCGGCAACCAATCCACCATGGGATTATACTGATTTCCGTACACCATCAGATGATGCAAGGGACTTGTCTCGGGAAAAGGTTGAATGTTATAGAGACCCACTGGAGGTACCCTACCCGCATCAAACTCTTGATACAAAATGTGAACAAATGTGTCAAAGTCAAGGTCGAATAGTTTTTGTATTCGGTGATATTTATAGAGTGAAACGAGTCTATCATAAGGGTTTCGAACAAATGCAAACTTGAATGCTTGATCAAAATAGGTTTGAGTTAGTTTGTTCGCATCTATCAATTCCTGATAATGAATATGACCAAGCATGGAAGCCCCGTGTAATGGCCAAGTTCGAATACTGGATTCTTTTAACAAGGCCTTGATGGCTGATTTTCCCTTATCAATACTGGGATAGATGGATTTGAGTTTCTTATCCTTCAAAAGTTGGTTCAGATAGTCATGATGAAGTCCATAGAACCAGTCAAAGGGTCTATCTAAAGAAAGAACGGATTCGTAAATGGAAATACCGGCAGTTTTGGGGATGTGAATGAAAATACAATCCCCCAAGGGTTTGTAAGGAAGTTTGTCCATTGTCTTATTCGGATAAAAACTTATCGAGATTATGGTTTAAATAAAACATATCCTTTTGAATATGTGGATGCAATGGATTCGAAATTGGTTTTATGAACACCAATTTTATAAAATTACGGCGCAAGGAGACCAAGTGTCTATGATGGAATCCACACCCTATGCCTATATTTTACACATTCAAAATCGGAATGGGTTGAAATATCATTTCATCAAGGATTCGTATACGATTGACGTACCTTACGAAATCATTGGGTTGTCGGTTTACCTCCATGATACCGCTTATGTACTTCCACCGAAAGAATTTATCGTGCAAGGGAACGAATTGTTTACAGAGACACTCACGTTATGGTTATGCAAGCATTATTTATACATTTCCCCGACTACAGAGTCGACACTGACCTTGATTGATTCCAACATTGATATACATACGTGTTCCAAATTGTTCGTAGATAACAATTTACAAAATGATATAAAATATAACCCCTAATTACGGCATGCATCCTTTATCTGAAAAGTGGGTGTTGTGGGCCCATTTACCTCAGGAAACCAATTGGAACATGGAAAGTTACCTATCCGTGATGACCGTTACCTATGTAGAAGAGATGTTGTCTCTTATACATACACTACCTGAAAAGTTAATTACAGACTGTATGTTTTTTTTGATGAAAGAGAATATAACCCCTACTTGGGAAGATGCTCACAATAAACACGGGGGGTGTTTTTCTTACAAAATCAATCATCATATTCAACAGACGTGGAGGGACGTATCCTACAGTCTTATAGGAAACACTTTAAGCACGGATACTTCTTTTCAGAAGGATATTACGGGAATTTCCATTTCACCCAAGAAGAATTTTTGTATTTTGAAGGTCTGGATGGGTTCGTGCGTACATCGAGACCCCTCCAAAATCACGTTGATTAAGCCAGAAGGATGTATCTTTAAGAAACATTAATTATTTTCTTGGCGTATACTATAATGCCAACGCGACGACAACGTAGAGGAGGAATGTTCGGATTTCCTAACCCAATGAATTGGCTGAGCGGTGAGAAAAAGGAAGAACCACCGCGACCTCCATACGATCCCGCCATGAGTGCGAATCCAATCAATCCGAATCCAGTTGGCACATATGGTGGCAGACGATCAAGGCGACGAAGCCGCCGTTCACGCATCCGGAAGCGGCGCTAAACACAACTTGATGTCTCCTAGTGAAGCCACGGAATATTTGACCACCAAGGGCAAGTCGTTCTCTAGGAACATTTCAATCTGATTACATAGATTCGTACATTTGATAAAATACCCCAGATTTTTCAAGCTGAAGTTTCCTTGAATAATCTTTTTCGTATCTTGCTGTATAAATTCCATACTTCCATCCGATTCCGTGCGACGAACCTCTGCCACAGCAAACGGTCCTTTGCATTTGAAAATGAGTTCATTGGCCACGGATTTAATTTCAATCGTTTCCGAGATACACGACAAATCGCGAATAATCTTCTGAAAATCCGACGACGGAAGGTTAATGACGGAAGAAAAGGAGACGATGGGAACCTCCAATTCCTCTGCATCCGGTTCAATCAATCGAAGTTTTTGGATTTTACATTGCTTAATGTCGCCATTCTCGAAACGAAGACATAAATTGTTGACGATTCCTTCGTTGTAGTCCGCAGCCTCAATGTACATGGTCAAGGTATCATCGTTGTCGATAGAATTGATCAGCTTGAACAAGTGAAACATATTGACCCCGATGATTATTTTCTCGTGTTTGCATTCGTAAAACTCAAAGTTTTCTGCACGCAAAAACAAGTGAACCAAAATGGTATGAGACTTGTCCATATTGATAATTCTCATACCATCGGGTTGAAACGTAATGTTGGATTCCAACAAAATATCCTTCAAGGCCGTCATGAGGGTTCGAAACGGTGATATCTGAACCGTTTTTAAGGTGAGCACATTCATTACTCCTTTAGTCTTGAAAATCTTTAAATGCATTCTGTAAAACAACTGCCTATAACAACGTTTTGAGAGATTCAATGCTGGATTCAGGTAACGTGGTCGGAAACTGAATCATAAAGGCTAACACGAGATTTCCCGTCTGTTCATCACGCTTCATACCCATCTCAGGCATTACTTTTTTGTAATAAGGAGATACGATATTACCCGCCGGATTATTGAGCTGTAGGATTTGTCCACGTAAATATTCAAGATGAAAGGAGAATCCACAGAGTGCTTCCTTCAAGGTGATACTATGGGTATACCATAAATCAAGACCTTTACGGTCCATCTTAGTCGTGTTTTTTATCGTAAAGATGACTCGAACATCACCCAATTCTCCAGTCGGTCCCATATTGCCACGATTTGAAATGAGCATCCATTCATTGGTATCCACTCCCCTAGGTATATCAATATACAAGGTTTCACGTTCAGACTGTTTCACGTGTTGCACGTGAATCCATCGGTCAATCGTGACGGGTATTTTGCCCCCCGTAAAAGCTTGGTCTAACGTAATCTCTACCATTACATCTAAGGGTGGAGTCCGCAATAGATGAAACATGGGTTGACCGAACATCGGTGACAAAAAATCAAACAAATCCGGTTCTTGTACATGGTCGTATTGTTTTCTTTTTTTGTCATCGTATAACTGTTCATAGGCTTCGTTGATTTCCTTGAACTTTGAAGCGTTTCCTCCTGGTCTGTCTGGATGAAATTCCAGAGACATTTTACGGTATTGTTTTTTAATTTGGTCCATCGTGGCATTCGATGGAACGCCTAATATATCATACAAGGTCATATAAGGGTATGATACTTTAAAAGGACTCTTTGTACTTATTTACCAATTGGGATTCCAATCGGTTTTTTGAAATTGTTTTTGGTTGTCCTGAAAACGGTCGCGACTTTGTTTCGAAACACGTAGTCCCGTGGACATTTCATATTGATTCGGGGAATCGAAATACAACCGACGTGCATCACGCTTACTGAATGGATCATTTTCCATGACCACATAGAACCGATACTCATCCTTACTTCCGACTTTATACCCAGTGTCTTCTCCCGTCAAGGCATTCAAAATGTTCCGTGAGAACGTGGTAATGGGCTGATAAAAAAAATCTTTCGGGTCTACAATAGCCACATGTTGGACGTCATCCTGATATTCAAGATCGTCAATCTCGTCTGCCCACATTATTTATAATAGAAGGTGTATATTTAAGTTCCTTTTTATTCAATATCCACGTGTGTAAGCATGTGGCGACGGCAACATTGTTTGACGAGTCCAAGTTGATCCATCATTTTACCCTCAATCGTCTTGGTGCTATTACTTCCGTTGAAATAAACCGTATCCGTAATCTTTTCCTTTTCCTTTTGTTCTTGAACTTGGTCCACGTAAAGCCGATATTTGTCGGCAATCAGTGTACCGCAAGTGAAACATTTGATTGGGATAATCATTTTACTATTCTATTCGGTTATATTTATATCTCAATTTTTTTTACATTCCTTGAGTAAAAATAGTCCAAACTGGCGAGTAATCTCTCCTGAGAATGGACTAAAGGGTCTCTCGGGATGAAACTGAACACCATAAAAGGGGTAATTCACATATTCAATCATATTGATGAATCCAGAATCCACAGATACGATTCTCATATGAGGGACTGGATTAATATTAAATCCCAAGGTGTGATGATGCGTTGCACAAGGTATACGTGCCATTTCATTCCGTAGTTTCAAAGGAAAGAATTCTTTCAGTCTGGAATGTTCTGGAAGAAAGGTAATGGTATCATGCCCACTTCGTTTGTGGGATTGAATGTTATCAAAAAAATGCGCGAGAGGAACCTCCTCCCCCATCAAAACAATCATCTCAAATCCTAAACAAGAGCCCCAAATGGGAAAATAACGTCCGTGATCATTGTATTCTTTGGCTTGAATAAAACAACGCTGTAGTGTCGTCAAAAACATCATACGTTGATGCTCTGAATATCGTTCCGTTTCAATGGCACCTCCAGTCCATATGACACCTTGCATCTTATCCATTTGTTTGTGTAAGGCCGTTTTTGTAATGGAATATGGAATGATCACCGCAGTGGCACCTATAGATTGAACCCATTCAATATAATTCTCTATCTTGGGATGTTTGGGGAGTGCAATGATGCCAATCTTCATACATTATCATGGATATTAATGTTGAATACGGCCTAAATTTTGTATAGGTTAACGTTAATGGAACTTCAATATCAAAAAGACAAGTTAAAACGAAATCTAGAACACTTGCGCGAACGTTCGAGAGAAAATGACCTACTTTCAAGTGTCATTGTCGATTATGAGCGATATGAAGAACGTCTTCGTATGAAAGACCGAACGCTGACGGAACAAAAAACTGCACACGAACAACATTTACAGATGTTGGATGCCTATATTCGAGATATTATGGAAACCAATGACTTAACGGAATCCGGACTGAATAAGATCACCTATGAAAACAATCGAATTTTGTCAGAGATTGACCGACTAAGAACATCCTCACTTGAAGCGGGTACCGACGAAGCTAAAAAACCTGAAAAGGATGAATCTGAACCTGAAAAGGCCGAAGCTGTAAAACCTGAAAAGGATGAAACTGAACAAACTGACAAACCTGGAAAGGAGGAAGCTGAACCTGAAAAGGATGAAGCTGTAAAACCTGAAAAGGATGAAACTGAACAAACTGACAAACCTGAAAAGGATGAAGCTGAGAAGGATGAAGCTGAAAAGGACGAAACTGAACAAACTGTAAAACCTGAAGCGAAGTCAGTCGGACAAGTGTAGCACTCGTTCGGCGAATCAGAATTGTGAACTACTGAAAAGAACTGTAGGAAAAAATAGTGCTTTAATCAACTACGAGTGTCCATACCAATTTGTCTTTCAGGAGCCGAATGCATCCAAGTAGCCATACTGACTGTTCTCTGCTACTTGAACCACTCCTTGATCCGCTGCCAGCGTCGTTCCATCCAGTCCATACCTCGTCCGGTGTTCCTGCACAATCGCGTCGCGTTCCTCCAAAGTCTTTGCTGCATCCCACCGCAGGCGGTCCCACAGCGAAAGTCCCCAATAGGCGTTCGTTTGGCGGACCAATGGGGCTGGGCTAGGAATGTCCATTTCACTTCTCAGTTTAAGTATTTGAGCGAAATGAGTTCATTTTTTTCCAGCCGGAGAAATCCTTAAACGGAGGAAATTCATTGAGACCCATCCCAATTGGGATCCATGGCATTTTTACTCGCGGGTTGTGTTTCACCAATATCGTGATACTTGTCTAACATTGTCACATCTCCAATGTTTTGATTTTGGGGGTCTATACCAGGATACGAGTTTTGATTGTAAGGAGGGTCATTCCTGGATGCATCTAGTAAAAGGATGGGGTCTTGTTGTTTGTACACAATTTGATTTTGAGGGTCGTAACTCTTTTGCAAATAAAGCAACGGACACTTAATCCCCTGTGATTTTTGCCATGATACAAACTCGGTATATTCATCCAATGAATGAAAGACCACAGGATTGACGCCAGGTACCTCGGCCAAATTCGTATTTTTTAACCAAATCTCATTTCCATTTTGAATCAGTACATTGGGACATCGAGGACGAAACCCCTCCGTCATTTTATCGGTCGAATAGTTTAGACAAATGTACAGACCTAATAAAAAAGTGAAAAGTGCAAATAGCCATGCCATAATTATAGCCATATAAAATATATACATAGGGTATGTATAAGGTACATACCCCTGAAGAAGTCAACAAACTAAAGCATTTGCAACACAAGAAAAACTTACTTGTGCGGTTTATGATGAAGGGATGTCCTGGCTGTATTTACAGTCAAAACGATTGGGATAATGCGTGTAAACGGGCAGTTCTTTCGCCTGACGATGCAATGCTTGAGCTTGAATCTAATTTTGTAGAGCACTTTCAAGAGATGATGCGTATGCGAAATACAAACGTGGAAATCGATAAATTCCCCACCATCTTATTCATACGCGGTCGTAGAGTGACTGAACTTCCGGGTCGTGATACGGATTCTATCTTGAACATGTTAAAAAATGCGAAACGTTCACCAACCCCGAAACGAACACCAAAGCGTTCTCCCACGCCGAAACGAACACCGAAGCGTTCTCCCACGCCAACACCGAAGCGTTCTCCTACGCCAACACATAAACGAACCCCGAAGCGTTCTCCAACGCCAACACCAAAATCGTCCCCACCCGAGCTAACCTAATACCAGTAAGGATATGTTGTCAAGACTTCACGAACATATTAAAAGAAGTTTAATGAAAGTCAACGGTATCACCCCACAGAACGCGTCCTGTCGGCTTCGCGATTCGAATCCCTTTCACAGAAATATGTTGTCGTGATTTTTTTCGCATACTATGACGTTTTGTTCGCCTATTTCTAGGTGCAGTTCCTCCTGAGGATGGTACATTATTACGTGTACCATAAAATTTTTTCATGAATTTCATAAGAGCGGGTGATATGGTTTCATTGCATTCATCTGTTGTGCAAGATGCATGAACGTCAAGTTCAAACTCAATAGGGACACTATCCACGCCAAGAAAATCAAATACTTTTGAATATTCACGAGTCGGGTCTTGTTTCGTATGTTCAGCCCATATTACAATTACCTGTTTAGGGTTAAATAACTCATAGATTACTTTAAGTTGTATATCATACAACCCGCGGTATACATATAATCTATCATTTGCAGGAGTCTGAGCGCCTGATTTTAATCGCGCAATCTCCTCTCTTACACATTTGTCAAACGTTCTTTTTTCAGCACGATCGGTTTCGCTGCCTCTCGAACACAGCATTTTCCATTGACTATAGGCACGGGCAATCGGGTCACGTAAAGATAGGATTAATTTTACATCAGGAAAAGAGTTTTTGATTCTTTCCATGAACCTACGGTGAACCATTAAGAAGGGTGTTTTTTCACCGACTAACTCATCGCCACGTAGGCGTTCCATGTGCAAAATTTTGTCGAGTGATATGTTTAGTAACATATCTGTAGTTTTTAAAGTTTTCATTTTTATCGTGAAGAATAGGCGACATTTATATAAAAGTAAAGTGGATTCATCCTTATAGGTGGTTATTAGTTCATGTAGGCGTGTGATTAATGTAGAACAAGGTGCTAAAAAAAATAGAACGGCTTCGACGGGTACTTCACTGATTTTACAAGGTTTATTATCCTTAAAAAAGTAATCTTTATCAAAAAAATGAACCTCTGAGTGTAAAGGATCCCGATTTTGATCTACAGCAATCTCTGGATGTTTAGAAAGATTCACACTCATTGCAGTGGTTCCTCCCTTTTGTGTTCCCACAATGATAAAATCTAACCAAGACATACACTATACTTATATAAATATCATGTTTCAAAATATGTCCGTGATTCAGATTATTTCAAAATATCCATCAACCGAAAAATGATTTTATAACTGAGTCCAACGTGGTCAGAGGGTTTTAGTTTGGTCCATTGAGTGATTTGGGTATGGTTCTTTGGTTTTAAAAGGAATAAGTTTTCAACCATTTCATTCATACTGTCCTTGTCGTGACTGTCTATGAGTACATCGATGCGTTCCATAATTAGATGAACCGTATCATGATAATAAGAGTCTGGGATGGCCTGCATCTCGGTTGCATGCACCAAAAACAGTGTAAACGTTCGACGTTTATCGTTCAATGCCTTCCATTCGCAAAATAAGTCGTAATTCTCTGGGTCTACAGAAACAATTTCCTGGAAAGACTCTATATAAGAACGGTATTTCGTGTCAAAAATGTCGAGAAATAATTTCCACCTAGACTGTAAACGATGAAACAGGGTTGCGTACGTTTTTGAACAAAATGCATTTTTCTCAACCATTGCAAAGAAAATGTCTGCAAATTCTCGAAGGTCGACTTGTGAAACAATCTCTAAAATCATAGGGGTTTGAACGTCACAATTGGTATCCGTCAATTTATTGATTTCTCGAATCGCATCCTGTAGAGACGACTTATTTTGGACCATGACCGTAAAGACCGGTTGGGCACCCACACTTTTACACATACTCTGAATACACTGTTTTACACTTATGGGGAGTACATCACGATATGTTTTTTCGATTTTGGAAAAATCCGCCAGCGTGTACATAAGGTATTATGATGATAAGTCTTTTAAATTAAAACTTAAACAATAAAACCGTATTTCAGGAAATGAGAGAATGGGATACCTTTCAGTTGGATGTAAACATCTTACGGGGCATATATGCCAACGGATTTGAATACGCAAGTCCGATTCAAGAACGCGCCATCCCATTGATTTTGAGCGGCAAAGACGTCATTGCCCAAGCTCAATCGGGTACGGGTAAAACCGGCGCCTTTTGTATTTCCGCGTTACAACTGTGTAAACCTACGGACGTACAGCAAGTATTGATTTTATCGCCCACCCGCGAATTGGCCATTCAGACCCACGAGGTTTTTAAAAAATTGGCGGAATTCACGACCATTCGCTCCCATTTATTGATTGGAGGCACTTCGGTCGAAACCGATATTTATGCACTTAGAAAGAATCCTCAGGTGATGATTGGTTGTCCTGGAAGGGTTATTGATATGTTAACGCGCGGCCATATTCACAAAACATTGACGATGGTGGTGATGGATGAAGCTGATGAGATTCTTTCACAGGGATTCCAGCCTCAACTACAAACCATGTTTACGTATATCAGTGAATCCGCTCAAGTCGTGTTGTTCAGTGCAACCATACCCGAGACGTTACACGAGATTACCCATAAAATTATGCGAAATCCAGAAGAGATTTTGGTCAAATCAGATATGCTGACGTTGGAAGGCATTTCACAATTTTATGTGTCGTTTGACAATGATGCAGATAAATTGGAAGCACTCCAAGATTTGTACGAGGGAATTGCCGTTTCCCAATCCATCATTTACTGTAACTCGGTAAAACGTGTGCAAAGCTTATATCTTGCGATGAAAGAAGCGGGATATCCAGTATGCTGTATCCATAGTGATATGGAAAAATCCGACCGTACACTTGCCTATAATGAATTCAAGACGGGTAAATACCGTGTCCTCATTTCTTCAAACGTAACCTCTCGCGGAATCGACATTCAACAAGTCAGTGTCGTGATCAATTTTGACATTCCTAGGTGTGTGCACAACTATTTACATCGGATTGGGCGTTCGGGAAGATGGGGACGTAAAGGTCTCGGTATCAATTTCATTACAAAATACGACAAGGAAATGATTGAGACGATTGAGAAACATTACAATACACAGATTGCTGAATTGCCTTCCAACTACGCTTCTCTTTTGAAATAAATTTATCGTTTTCGTAAAAGACAGAACAAGATATAAATGCCCAAGATACCCACACACGTCGCATACAATTGGATACTGGGATCATTCGGTAACGTCATGGCTTCAATACACGCTTTATTCGTGACTGGATTGATACGATTTGGAAACCAACACGGACTATAATCTACAATATCATCCTTCAAGACATATTCGCTTTCCGTCATCGCGTTGTTGTCAATGTCTCGTGTATCCATGGTGATTTGTTGACAATCCGTACCTTTGGAAAAAGCTGTAAATAGCTTGAGTGGATTGACATACGACATATCTTCAAGAGCGCCAGGCACTAATCCCCTCAGGTTATCCACTTGTGCTCCTGGCATGAAAGGGATGGATCCGCTGGGAATATTATTGATGTAGACAAACCGAGGTTGCGTGCTTCCATCAGGAGCAGTACACGTAGCACCCGTATTCATAAAATATTTGTTTCCAAGAGGTGCCACCGTTTGAGCACTCGACTGGCCGGTGACCAATACACCCACATAAGAGGTAATTGCCTTGACGTCATTCCCCAATGCGGTCAAGTTTCCTTTGCTCGATGCACCTAATGCATCCGGTGATTTGATGTATTTGTAATACGGATAGTTTCGGTCTTCTGAATTGGAGGCAGAGACTTCATTGGCTATACTCATACGTAATAGGTGTATTATTTATTCCGGATACTGTTCTTGTGGTTCATTGGAAGGCATATTTTGTTGCAATTGATTGATTTGGTCCGTGGTCTGGTCATTTTCATCCTGAAGTGCATCAATTGAGGCTTCCGTTAAAGTAACCCCCGCAATGGTTTCATGTAATTGTTGAATGACACCCGCTTGTTCTTGTACCATATCATAAGGGGACATATCCATAGGCTCGCGTACAGAATACAACATCAACAGTAGAAATAGTGCAAACAAAATCCACATACATAGAAGTACTATTTAAAAACATGTCTTAATTGTAAAATTTAAATGATTTGTCCGATATAGATATTCAAACAACATAAAATGTATCCGTTCTACGACAAGTTCGACAATGGGTTTGTGTACCGCGGCACGTGCTCACTTTACCGTGACTACTACGACTATCCGTACGAGGAAGATGAAGATGAAGAGGAAGACAAAGCCCCCGAAGACTACGATGACGATTACATCGAAGGCTACCGTCCCTGCAGCAGCTTCTATCACTTCAATTTCGGTATGCGATGAAAGGCTAACGCCGTTTTTTTAATTCCAACCTCAATCTATACGTGGAAAGGCATGACCAGATCAAGTTTGATTTTCTGAAAAGACGGTCTAGCGAGATAAGCCGCCAACCCAGTAATACACTATAATGGTTACGCGGGTTTCTTTGACTGCGTTGTCTATCCTTTGCGACGTCATTCTCCTGTCCAACTATTTTGCAACCGAACATATACTTATTTTAGACCTTTAGGTTACCAATTAGCCCTTATGATTTTCATCCCCAGTGTTCTCAAATGTTATTGATTCACGCCAAGGATGGGAAAATCGAACCACCCCGCGACTTTCATCGGATGTGTATATTTAACACTCATCCTCGTTCCCCCAAAATGTTTCTGTTCTTTCTTGTTCACTTTCAGGTATAATTTTGGTGATTTTATCCAAGATCATATCGAGTCGTGCACACGTTTGGTGACACATCGAATAGGTTTGTTTTAAATTGTCAATCCCCGATACGGCCTTTTCAATGTACGGAAGAATCGAGGAGTCGGTACGATATAAATGAATGGCACTATTGATGACCTTGTTCAAACAATTAATCATATCGTTTCGAGTCTCTTGGCGCCGCCATCGACGAATGCATTCAGGGACCAAATAAGGGGTCTCAATGTCTAAAAATTCTCCACGGGTACTCACCTTTTGTCCCTTTTTGATTTGGCGAATGACGTTTAGATTGACAATGATTTCTTCGGGTTCCATACACTCCAACAAGACTATTTTTTAATAGTATTATAATTTATGAAGAAAAAGTCTAGACGAAAACGATTCAAGAAACGTAAGTGAAACAATTGCAGGATATGAACAGATGAATACTCGATAGATTGTTCGTTACCGAACATCCATATGATATATATGAAACTGCCGAACCAATTTGTTAGCATAGTCAACCCTGAAATGACAGACCTTTATAGATTTGCTGTCATGAATTGCATATACACGAATCCGGAATACTTTATAATATCATACCATATTTAAATGGCAGGTTCCTTTGTCTATTCTGCAAAAAATATATCCATAGAAAATGATATCATTACGTGTGAATTAGCTACTGTGAACAATACCTATATCGTGAATAAAAAAAAAATACAACCCAACATATCCTATGATAACTTGAATGGTGTATTGACCCCATCAAATTACGAAAATAGTTATTTTATTGTTTTACATAATCAATTAGGAAACTGTTTGAGAACCGCCATCAGTGGGTTAATTGTAGCTGAACATTATCACAAACATCCTTTGATTCTATTCAATAATGTACATAGCGAAAAGGAAAAGGTCGTCATCTCCTGTTTATTCCGGTCCTATTTGGTATTTCATCCTGTAGATTTTATTCATCTTAACTATGAAGATTCAGTGGATTATCAAAAATTTTACGGAACCAATTATGATGTGATTTGCGAAGGTAAAATGAAAAATATAGATAATTATGATAAATGTGGAATCATAAATACAATATACAGTATTATCCCGGAAAATATGTCTGAAGAACTCTTCATTCGTAAGAAAATACAACTGTATCAATCGTTAGCCTTACCACACGAATTAATAACAAATGTAACACAATTTATGAAATCAAATGATTTGAAGAATTGTGTAGGTATGCATATTCGTTATTCCGATAATTTGAACGATACTTCTAAAATGATACATCAATTCAACACTCCAATTGACATTTTTGAAACTAAATTAAATTCGTTACATCAAAAGATATTACTCTGCTCAGATAATGCATCTATCTTGAAGAAATTTAAATCTAGAGAAAATATCATTTTTCCGGATAAATGTTCAGATAAACACTTCCAAGGATTTTATGAGATGTGCCTTTTAGCCCAATGTAAGTCTATCATAGGGTCCGATTCATCTACATTTTCCTATGAAGCTGCTTTTATCAAAGGTACGGATATTGAATTGTACGTAAACAATGCATGGAAAAAGTATGAAATTGAAAAATATAGATGAAATTATGTACCGAGATCGTTTAGAATGAAATAAAACTTCGTTATAGACGCGTAGGAAATACTTAAACCTCTCCTAAAAAAACATAAACAGACCCATCTAGCATGAATAGAATGAGTGCTTATACCAAACAAAATGATTTGTTGTTGGATAATCTAACGGCCTATTACGGGGAGAATAACTTTCAAAAACTAGATCATATTCTAAAAATATTGAATGGGGAATCTTCCATTTCACTCCGTATCATCGATTGGTTTGTCACCAACTATTCGAAACAAATGTATGTGGTGTATGATTTATCCAATGGTCAGCGTTTCAAAGTCTACAACGACTATAAACTAAAATTAAAGGCATACTCCAAAAAGAGATTTGACCCCTTTTGTCGATGGGACAAGATTGTCATTCCTTATCGAAACAACCAATTTATTCAAACCACCATTGGACAATTGAATTTTTTCAAATGGGTCATTGACTATGAAATCATCGAATACATTGAGCAACACTACGAAGACATTGAAAGTGACATGAATAGTCGAAATAGTACGGCGAAACCGAAAACCGAAAAAAACAGAAAACGGCGAGAGGAACTCTCCATATCTGCTTCAAAAAGTATCAAAAAGGAAACGATTGAGATTTCTCTCACCTTTAATTAAACCGGTATAAAGGGTCATCGTATGTCTTCGCAATGACCATTGTGACCGCCTTTATTGTATCCAATACACGACCGGATCGTAGTGTATCCGCGTATCTTGCGCTTGGTCGAACACTGCTGGAGTGTAAGGTACCCACAGTACTATTCATGGACGATGCTTACCTCGACCACTTCGAACCTATGGAACACGTACATATGATTCCAGTGAATAAAGATTCACTCGAATTATATGCATATCGAGACCAGTTCACCCATTTCAAATTAACCACTGATTATCCGAGTAAAGACACTTTGGATTATGTGATTTTAATGTGCTCCAAAACCGAATTGATGCGCAAGGCGGTTCATTTGAATCCATTCCAAACGGAACATTTCGTATGGGTTGACTTTGGAATCCATCATTTATTTGGGAATAATCCACTCAATATCCAATCACTGTACTATGAAGGGGATAAGGTTCGGATTGGACGAATTTGGGATCCTACTTATGTTAGAAATCCAGAGGATATGTACCACAAAATTGCTTGGTATTTTGCGGGGGGTGTATTTGGTGGAAAACGAAAGGCATTACTTGAATTTGACATCCTGATGAAAAAAAAATGCATTGAAATCATTCAAGAGAGAAAGGGACTTATGTGGGAAGTGAATGTATGGAGACTTATTTATTTGGAACATCCAGAGTTGTTTTCCTTGTATGAATGCAATCATAATCCCTCCCTTCTTTTGAATTATACACAGTAATTTACAAATATATTGATTCCTGCCTTATTCGAACTCGTTCCAAACATTCAGACGGTTCTATTGTTTTTTACCACCCACGGCTATGGAAAACAGGTGGATAAAAAGGAAATGTCTCAATTGTATCGGGTTCTGCCATTTGATGTCTTGATTAACGTTCAATGCATTTCCGAAGGTTTACCAATTCACGCGTCCATAGCATCTCTACCGTGGTACGCTTCAGTTCTTCCAAACTCTTGGATACAGAAGCGTGTTCTGCTTCCAATTCGACCACCTTTTCTTGGGACACGCTGTCCATCGGCATTTTGATGAGGTAAGTATATCCATCGTGTTCTTCAATCTTGAGTTTTTTCAAGGCAGCTACAATTTCTTCGTGTGTTTTACGTCTCAGGTCAAGCGCATCCGACAAGATGGCGCGAATGTACTTGACCTTGTGCGTTAGCTTGTGCAGCGTCCGTTCCAAGGCCTCTTCTTGGTAGACTTTTCTCTTGCCATACGTTTCATGACGAACCTTGTAAAATGCATCCATGATATCATAGACAGAGTCGTACTTACACAATCGCTCCTCTGCATCGAACAAGTTCATATTGTTGGTACCCAGTACACGAACCAACTTCAACGTTTTCTCGATATCCACTGGAGCCAACAATTTGACGGTAATGTCCACGACCGTATCGGTACTGTTGTCTGTGTAATCCTTGAGAATCGTTCCGATGCTTTCTTCCAGAAAGGCCTTGTAGTCCACCGTCCACGTACCAATCGGCAACTCTTGGATCCGAACCACCAATTCTTTCACGGTGTAGACTCCGTGGACGATACATTTTCCATTCACCATTTCCACCCGTCCTTTGAATCCTCTGTAATGAGGAATCCATTCGGGACGAACATCGATACCTTTATGGCGTTCGAGTAAATAATCGATGATTTGAATCGGGTTGTAACAGAGTACATTGGTACTGGTGCCGGTGCCAATGCCACAACATCCATTCACCAACACCATCGGTAGAATGGGTACGTATTTCACCGGCTCCACTTTCATTCCATCGTCCAAGACATAGTCCAAGACCGCATCGTCTTCCGGTGGGAAAATCATCCGCGTATACTTGCTTAATTGAGTAAAGATGTAACGTTCGCTTGCGCTGTCTTTCCCTCCCTCCAGCCTCGTCCCAAATTGACCATTGGGCATCAACAAGTTTAGGTTGTTCGAACCCACGTAATCTTGTGCCATATTGACAATCGCTCCATTCAAACTAGCCTCACCATGATGGTAGGCGGAATGTTCAGAGACGTAACCACTAAACTGTGCCACCTTGATTTCACTCTCCAGTCCCTTTTTAAAGGCTGCAAACAGGATTTTACGTTGACTGGGTTTGAATCCATCAATGGCGTTTCCAATCGAACGTTGACAATCGTAATTTGAGAAATGGCTGAGTTCATCGTCGATGAATTGGGTGTACGAAATGGATTTGGTATCCGTATTGAGACACCGATCCTTTGAATAGCCTTTCAACCATTCCTTGCGATGTTCTGCCCGCTTCTTGTTGAACGTCCGGTCAATCGCATCGTCGCATTCCGGTTTCCATTCGAAATGCACAATGTGTTGTTCTTTCTGTTGAAATAAGATGATGAATTCTTTGGAAGTACTAGTACCTAACCCTTTGTAATACTTGACCGTCCATCCTTTGGGATTTGCTTCTTTCCAAGTATCATACTGTTGTTCATTGTAGAAGGAGAGTTCTTTGACACCCTTTTTCACCTTGATGATGGGGGTATTCATGAATCCAATGAATCCAGGTTGTTGCAGAAGCGATTTCCATAAACTGCCAAACAGATTGATGCCGAGTCCTTTGATGTGGCTACCGTCTTTGTCTTGGTCTGTCATAAACAAGACTTTTCCGTACCGAAGCTTTGCACGAACGTCTTCGGGGGTATAGACACGACCGATTTCTAGCCCCATAATTTGCTTGAGTTCGTGAATCTCTTTGTTCTCGTTGATTCGAGAAATGGCTTCATCACGTACATTTAGGGTCTTTCCACGCATCGGATACACTCCATAATAGTCGCGATCGGATTTGGAAAGTCCCGAGATGACACTCGCTTTCGCAGAATCTCCTTCACATAAGATCAAGGTGCATTTGTACGCATCTACGGTGCCGGCGCGATTTGCACCCGTGTATTTCGGAATGCCTCGAATCGTGCGGGTTTTAGCCCCATCGTGCTTCTTGGCTTGAGTGGCCTCTTTTTGCTGAATTCGCTGAAGTGCTGCTTCCATCAATCCCATTTTAGCCACTTTGTCCACAAATTTATCACTGATTTCACACGTTGAACCAAAGACGCCTGGGGGAGTTGTGAGACAATCCTTCGTCTGACTATCGAAACTTGGATTTTCAATGGAACAGTTCAACATCACAAACATACGTTCACGCAGAAGATTGGGTTTGACTTCAACCTTCTTCTTCTTGAAAATGTAAGCAACTAGTTTACGAATGAGTTGATTCATCAAATATTCCACGTGTTTGCCTCCCTTTTGCGTGTAAATGCCATTGACGAAGGAAACTTGGGTGAATTCATCCGCCATCGCGACAATATAGGACCATCTCGGACACTCTTCAAATGCTCGCGGAGCATCTCCAATGTAGAGGTCTGTATACTGCGTAAACGTTTGTACCGGCAACAATACGTCGTTGAAACTCACCTTGACCTTTTTGCCCGTAAGCGCAGCAATGTCTAGCAAACGTTTTTCAAACAGTTGAGACATGGATGGGTCAAGCCCCGGTAATCCAAACCGGGTATAATCGGGGGTAAAGGTGACTGACGTGTACGGCTTCTTTTTGTAAGGTGTAATGACAGGAGGTTCAATGATACTTAAATTGTTTCGGTACACTTGCGTGTATTTCAACTGACGCTCCGCATCCACGGTTTCAATCTTGGCATAGGTAGACCAAATGATGACGAGTTTTACACCCAGACCATTTTTTCCACCCACCACCTTTTTTTCTTTCGAATAGTTGGTAGAAGTCAATAATTCGGTAAAGACCATTTGAGGAATGTAGACGCCGTAAGTCGGGTGAATGGCGACATCGATGCCTGGACCGTCGTTCATCACGGTAATCATACCATCTTGAATGTTACATTTGATGAACGTGACTGGCGTGGGGGTATCTTGTTTACGGACGTGTTGGTCGTTTGCATTCACCAAGACTTCGTCAAATAATTTATATAATCCAGGAACAAACGGATGCTGAATCTGGACAATCTTGTCTCCTTGACGCACCCAGTTAGACGTTTCAGACGATTGGGCAGAGCCAATGTACATGTCAGGTGCGTGAAGAATGTGCTCCACTGCGCTTTTGCGTTCGTACATCGATTCGAGGCTCATGATTGAATATACGTTGGATAAAGAGTTGTAATCCAATCAATTTTTTTACACACTAGAACAGATTTCCTTTAATTTTGTAAAATTGTCAGGTGATAAACTGGATGCACTTGTTGAGGGTGTTGCACTTGAAACAGATTTACCTGTGAACATCTCATTGGATGCAGGGAGTGGGGATTGTGTTCTTTCAATGGGATTAATGACCATGTCATATAATGTTCTAGATGGCACTACTTGTTGAAGCTCTTCTAGGGTGGATATTTTAAACCCACTAAAACTTTTCAAGGTTGCATCTGTATTGATTGTAATATAATTGGTCAGATAAACACCGTAAGGCCATTTATTGTTTTTGATATAGTATTTAAATTCTTCTAAGGTAGCATCCTTTTCAAAAATTGGAAGCATCGATGTATTTGTGGTTAAATTCAATTGTGGTGAAAACGTAGTGGTCGTGTTGAAAGCAGTAATAAAGTCATTCTCAGTCGTATCATCTAATACGGTAGGATCATGGGGTTTTAAAAATTCATATTCGTCGGAAGATTCAAACCCTTCTCTAAAAGATGTAACCCATAGTAAAAAAACAAGAAAACATAAATACAAAGGAACAATCATAACCTATTGTTCTATTTTAATTCATTGAACAATTAACCCGTTTTTTTGAAGAAACACTGGATTATCACGTACAAATTAAAGAAAAAACTCTACGATTTGGAATCAAACATGATTGTCATTGATTTGTATGATCACAAAATAATCATTGGTAGAAGAATACTTCAAATTTAATCGTGTTGTTTCCGCAGTCTGTTGCTCTTCCATAAATCCACCATTCAATCGATGGGTCTTGTAAACTGAACATTAGTCTTCCTTCTGCGTCCAATTCCTCATACATATCCAAGATTTCAGCTTCTTCATCCTCATCTAGTTGTTCCATCCAAGACGGGGACAGGTGGATGATTTTTTTATCTTCGCGATGTTCGATTCTCTCGATTGAATTGTTTCCAAAGAGGTGTCTCCACGCACGATGAATATGTTCGTCGTAAACCGAGTTGGGTACACAAAGATTGCGTTCCATGGTATAGTTCATGGATATAAGCTGAACACTTTCAATTTTATATTAAACAGACGTAATGGATTAAAATATCCTTGAAGTCTTTGGTTCGGATTTGACGGTCGTGAATGCTGCGCGTGTCTCTTTTAGAATCGCACGAGATGACGCTTCAGGACGAAAAACTCATCTTTGGCAGAACATCAACACACCAGTCCTTTTTTTCATCCACAGTTACGATTTCGACTAAACATGCCTATTTTTGTAGCCCGTGAATGGTTTCGACATACGATTTGCACGCAACGAAATGAGTCGTCGTTACGTAGATTCCCCTCCTGAAATATGGACGCCAAGTGAATTCCGTCAAAGAGACGTCAAGTCAAGGGTCTAAATCGGAATCGGTAGAGAATGAAGAGGCGATTCAACTCTATACACAAACCGTGGATGCTTCTGTCAAGACTTACCATGATTTGATGGAATTTGCACCTGAAATGGCGCGTTCAGTCTTGCATCTCAGTTTGTATACGGAATTTATAGAAACGGGTTCATTAGCAGCCTATGCCCGTTGTGTAAATTACGATTGGATCCATCTGCGCAGAAAGAAATTCAAGAGTATGCACAATAGGTACACGATTTGATTGCTGAAAAATTTCCCATTTCGTGGAAATACTTGGTCTGAAATAATATACGGATATTGTATGCCACGCACACGAAAAATCGGAGGTGGTCCATCTAAAGAAGAACCGAATAATATCTATTTATCGAAGCAATTATCTACGAATCCTAATACAGACCCAGAATATCAAGAAATAGGTGTAGTTCATCGTACTGAAATTGCAGGAATCAATCTGATTCGAACCATTCTTAAAAACACTGCGAATTTCGTTGGATTAAGTGGGGTGGATAGCAGTGTATATGTTTATCTACGCAATAAAATCTTGAAAAAATTAGACAAACTTGCAGACAAAAATCAGAAAATCGCCAATATTCGTTTCGAATTTGCAACAAATGAACGATTCTATTCTGGTATGGTGATGCTTCATGCTTATGGAACCCTGTATGAAAAAATTAAGTCAGATAAATCCGAAGAATGAACGAAGCACATTCCTTCGCCGAATACACCTCTTCTTGGATCTTCGGAATCGTACTGGGTGTAGTATATATCTGGTATGGTACAATATGAAGCTTACTGACTTCGACTTGATGTGAAATAGACTCCACAAACAATCCATTCAAAAAAACATCGCGGATATCGGCGTGTACATCCAAATATACATTGTTGTCTTCGTCCATTTCGACGTTGGGTTTACACAATACGGTAAATTCATCGTAGATGAGTTCGTGATGCCATAACGGAATGGAGTATTTACGGCCATTATGTGTATAAATGTAGACGTGTTGCTGTAACAAATCATTCAAGGTAGGCTCGAGGATCAAAATGGGTGGAATGTGTTTTTGTATCGATACAAATACAGATTCAGGAATCATGTCCTTGTAATCTAACAAGAGTGTATAAAGAGAAAGTAGAATTTGTGGGTCCAGTGCGGATAGGACGAAATGAATCGAAGAATCAAACAGGAGGGGTAGAATGGGATCGATATGATTCGACAAGAACTCATAGGCTTCTTTGAGTTCCAAAAATTCTTCAGAACTCCCTTGCTTGTCCGGATGACATTTCAACGCCTTTTTGTAGTATATTTTTTTCAGTTGCTGAGGGGTCACGTTATGCGTCACTCCCAACAAAGATTGGGCACGTTCTCGGTTCATTCGTGTGTATTCAACGTTTGCCTTTAAATCGTCAAGGCCACTTTTCGAAATATTTACCAGCCATTCCACACTTCTGTTCGTTTTTTCGACAAAGGTCGGCATATTCATAGCTAACTCGCCCGTTTTCGTCGATTTCACCAAACCTTCTACACTTACTGAGGCGGTCCGTAAAGGGATTGTTCCTCGGTTCAAAATACATACACTGTTTACAGTTTGAAATCAGTTTCGTATCGTGACGCAAGGAGATTTGCACCATGAATAGCGGTAGGACACGCGCTCGGTTCATTCGTATGTATTCAACGATTGTCTTTAAATGTATTATCGTTTAGATCGTCGAGACCTTCTAGACCGGGTTCTCCTTCGTCCACCAGTGGCTGCATGTTTCATATTCATTAACTTTCCATCCACATTCATAATATCCTCATCGCTAATATGTATCAATGTATTTGCAGCTTCATTCATCTGCATCTCTTCTTCCAACTGGGCAGTGTATCTCGCGGCTAACATGGGTTGTGTCAATGTCTCACCGAATATATTGAAACCATTGTTCACCAAATTTTTTAAGGGTTGGGAATATTCCATAATGGAATGTGAATCTGGAAAATATATGTTACCATCAACCAAATGTCCCAGATAAACTTTTCCGGGTTCCCATCCTGGAGCATTCTCGCTTATAAAAAACAACGAATTCATAGTATATCGCAATATTTTTTCATGCCATAAAATTGAATTGGAACACGTATTCTTAACTCGTACACTTCAAATGACTCGGCCTATTGCAAGCGTGGAAGACATTCTGCATCTTTTGAATCTTGACCGAGAGGAAGAATATGACGTGGAACTCGTTTTGCGTGCACTAGATGAACTTGAAACCATCGAACTGATTGAGCGAAATGGAAACCCGTTCGATGATAGCATCATGTTTAGCGCAAGACCCGGGTTGAAATGGTCTGAATTTCACCAGATTGACGATCCAATCAAAAAAACCATTCTCCTATTGTTGGTCGAAAATCCAAAGACGTTCTTCGTTCTCCAGAATACCCAGTCTGGTAAGATGAGAATTTGTGCATTGGAGATGAACCAATGGTCAGAACGCACCGACATCAAGCCGGTGGCATTCTTCATTACCCAAAATGACCGAACGCTTACCGAACAGTCCGTTGATGGATTGTCTACCCTATGTGTGAATTGCAAGATATTCACCTTGTCAAGCAACAGCAAGCAAACGTACGAAGATATCAAGTCCTATGTCGATGCATATGCTGCAGATGAGGACGGTGACTATAAAATGCCCATCATTGCCGCATTAGCCAACGATACACAGAACAAAAAGATTCTGACACTATTGGCCCACATTTTGCGAAAAGTTCGCCGCAATTCTAGACTCCGGTACGGAATGATTTTTGACGAGGCCGATGATACCTATCCCAAGCTTCGAAAAATGTCCATTCGTATTGACGATGTTCCGATGTGTTATTCCCAGTTCATTGTGGACAACGACGACGCCTTGCATCGCATCGGGTTCGTTTCTGCGACGGAAGGGGAACTGTTGGAGGAAGACTTTCCCGAATGTGCAAATGCCTACCTGTATCCAGTCGATCACGCAGGCAATATGTATTACCGTGCAGCGCATCACCCCGATTCCGAGTTTCGCATTGAACCTGTTCCCTCCAAAATGACGAACAATGCCTACGCTGAAAAGCTAATTGACGACCACTTGGCTTACTTCACCACTCCAATAGGTTCCTATTTTAGAAAAATTATTGTGAACTCGAACGCCAAGTCCTCCGATATGATCAGTATGGCTCGTTTCGCCAATTCGCGCGGCTTCCATGCGTTGATTTTCAATATGTACGGTATTAAAACCTATACTGGTGAGAGCGTTCAGACGTTTCGAACCAAAGGACGAAGGTTCAGTGAAGTACTGTTTGAGGTCTACAAGTCCTTGAAGCTGGAAGACAAGCCACTCCTCATCATTGGAAGACGAAAAGTGGACCGCGGCTTAGGGTTCCATTATGCGCCTCGAGACGGTAGTGAGGGGCTCATCTGGACGGACATCATCCTAGGTAAGATTGAAGACGTCAATACTGCGGTCCAGAAAGCGGGACGTTTGGCCGGCATCATTGCACAGTGCCCGCAATATTACGGGAAATGTACGTATTGGACTGACGAACACACCCAACGCGACATCTTGCGACACAATACGATCGTAGATGAGGCCAATAAGTTGACTGGATGCACTGCACTGCAAGCGGTTACACATGGAACGGTAAAGGTGAATACATTTCTACCGGAATTTACAAAGCCACCGAAAGAGATTAAGCCGAAGAAACCGAAGAAGACTAAGATGGATCCCCTCGACATTGATGATATCGAGTTTGATTCGCAAGAAGATGCGATTATATTTGCAGAATTACAGTTTGGCATTGGACTGAGTAAACGCGCAGAAACGGTTGCACCCAAAACGTTACAGAACAATGGCCAAAACCCAACTCGAGCATATATTCGACAACGCCAATGGGGATTGGATGCAAAATCTAAGCTTCGTATGGTCCCCACCCTTGAGAATAAATGGGTCGTGTATTGGAGACCCTCTTCATTCCTAGAAAAATAAAATACGTACACTTTCAGTTTTTTAAATGTCAATGTAGGAAAGCTTTGCAGGTGCAAACACTTCTTTCACTTTACGGAAAGCAAACGTGGTATTCAAGAAGGACAATTCCTTTTGTCCCTCGGTCATTGGTTCATTGGTATGATACTCTTCAAACGGAGTTCGGTGGATTAAATCAAACCCATATTGTTTCATCACGGATTCAAAATAAGGGAAGAAGACCAACCATTCCTCGTGTTCACGTTTAATCTCAGCTTGCAATACTTTAATCGTGTATCCCAGACACGATTCGTTCATCACGACCTCTCGATTCTTATATTCTTTGGTAATTTTACAAATTAAATCTTCGTCGCGAATCTCAAGAACGGGATTATCTTGTAGTAAATCAAACACCTTTTGTCCATCGTAACACGTGCCTACGAATACACCGTTCAAGGCAGTACACTCTGCTACATTTTGGATGAACTTGGTCAAGGTGGTAATGTTTTTGAACATATAGTGCACTGCAAATTGAATACTTGCCACATTGAACCCGTGGGTCGCTTTCCCATAATGGGCATCAATGCCCTTGCCTAAGTGTCGTTTCGGGTCCAACCCAAAGATAGAACGAACGATGCATTTGTGATATTCTTGTTCGATGCCTTCACCGGTCTTGATGTTTAAGGTACTGTTTCCTTGAACAAATATCCCCCTGGTATTGTAGTCACTGCGCTTATGTCCATCGCTCGTCCACCCCCAAGCCTCCAAGTATCGTTCACACACACCATTTTTTCCTGTAATGCTTTTTTCATCCAAGTCAATGCCTAAGATAAACGATGCCTTTTTCACTTTGGACAAATCTCCACCTCGACCCACTGCAAAATCAATGACCGTACATTTTTCGGTGACATAATCATTCAATAATTTACGTTTCACCTCGTTGTGAAACTTTCGATATCCATTGCTCTTTTGTTTCTCATCATCCGCATAATACGATTGAGGAACTTGATGGTCTTTGGTGCGTAACATTTCTTCCGTAATGGGATGTTGAATGGTATACCAATTGCTGGAGGCGGTTGTAAACCCGTTTGGTTTTGTCTTGTCCCACCGAACACGTAGAGGTTTCCATCGATAATCCAATTCATTGTCCTTTTCGTATCTACATTCTACGATTCTTCCGTGTTCGATAATCTCTCCTTTTTCGGTAAATATTTTTCCATCTCGTGAAGGTAGATTCGTGACGTGTGAATCCGGACACGATGGATTCCCTGGTTTAAAGAGAACTTGTTTGTCGGTCGGTCGATTCACCTCATACCCTTCAAAGATGCTATGCATCGTGTTGGCCAACACATCTCGAACATTAAAACCGACCATCAAGTTCACTCTTTTATAGGTAGAGGCATTCGCCATTCCGGATTTATACGCATCTTCTCCAAAGTGTACCATAAAGTCGATGGTATTGTCTTTGGGTGGTTTCCATTTTAGATTCAGGTACCAATCGGACCCTCCTTTGGGAAGTGAGGTCACCGTTCTCGTCATGCCTACTCCATAAAGGGCGGGTGTGAAAATAAGCCCATCCGTCTCGTAGGGAAATCCTCCTTCTTCAATCCGGTCTAACAACATTCCACAAGAATCGGGGGTACTTTTAAAGAATTCCTTTGCTACAACAACGAGTTGGGGTGCCGTAAATTTTTTGACGATATGATCCAATTGCTTTAATCGGTGGTCCCCGTCTGCAATAAACGGGAGAGTTCGAATATCGCCCTCTTTTTTTCCATTATAATAAAGGTCAAAGGCAAAATAACTGTTGATTCGGGTGTGCGTTTTATCCATCGTGACGTGTTCTCCATCCATCAAGATATTATTCATTTTCTCGAGACCTGATATTCCAGTGTACTCTACATCCAGACTACCCGACACAATAAAGTAGGCCTTTCCATGAACCACCAATAACATTTTGCGTTCTCCATCTGCTTTTTCAGTGACGGCAAAGTTTTCATAGATGTTATCGGGTCCGACCAAATTGGACGCTTGCAAAGAGACGGGTCTGGGACCAATAAATCCATCGGAGTGAGTAAGTGATTTGTAGGCCGCCTGTACAGAGATGATTTCCTTTTTTCCGATAGGATAATTCGACCGTTGGATGCCTCGCAAGGCATACGTGATGGCGCGCTGAATTTGTTCAGGCACATTTCCACGCGCAAACTCCACCTCGATTTCATACATGGCAGGAACGGTGAAGAGGCCTTCTAGAGTATCCGTCGTACGCACAATCGTACAATCATACTTGAACGGTACCGTGTCTGAAAACAAACGAACCCGGTTCATCAAACGATAGGTTTTTGGACCGTGCATCTCTGGACGCGCATCCAATTTGGTTTCTGTACCCAAGGTTAATTTGGTCCAATAGTCTTCCAGAAGGGCAGAACCCGTACGTTCTTTGTGGATGAACGTGGGATTGATCAGTTCGTCCGTTCGACAGAAATGTTGGATGCTCTCTATTCCAGTCAGTTCAATACGTTTGGTTTCATCGTTCCTATGTTGTTGAATACGGAGAATATCCTTCCCTTCCCTGGACTCCATCTTAAATCCTGCCATGAGTAACCATTGAATCACCTGATTGTAATGCATTTTGGTGACCTCACGACCCTTGATCTGGGCCTCAAATTCATACTCTACGGTTTCCGTGTTTGCCGATTTGTTAAACTGGGCAATCAATTTATCCATTTCTATGTTGTATATACATATTATTGTTTTTAATCAATTTTTATATTATGAAAAAGTATGAATGCCTTTGCAACCAGGGTTATAATGGTATTTTTCTTATTTATCCTAACGTATGCCGGTAAAAAAGCTTGTGAATGGTCTGCTCATAAACGTTTAAAACCGTCGTAATTTCTTTACCTTTTCACATAAATCAATGGAATGCATCAACTTCATATAACATCTTACACATACCAGCACATCAATCATGGAGCTGTGGAGATTGACCGCTTCTTCTTGGAACAAGAATTGGTGCAAGAACCCGAGTCTTGGATATTTACCCAGTCCACATAATTTGGTCGTAGATTTCATTGTACAATAGGTGGGTTTTTCTAGGACAAAGGGAATCTGATTTCGCAAGCATTCTGCTTTCAAGACAGTAATGTCATAATGAAGATTGTGTCCCACAATTAAGTCGCATTGCTTCATACATTCTTGGAAGATGGCAAAGGTTTTTGCAAAGGAGTGGCCTCGAACCTTGGCCATTCTGGTCGTGATACCATGACAATTTGTACTTTCAGGAGGTACTTGAATGGGACAGTGGATGTAATAGTCGTATTCAGTTGTTTTATAGGTTGCTGTATCCAACATGATCCAACTGAACTGTACCACGTAGGGAAAGTATTCCAAGGTACTTTCTTCCACCGGAAGTTTGAAATTGAACAACCCAGTGGTTTCGGTATCAAATGCTAATAACCGCATTCTTTATGTAATATGAGAAGTCGAAATAGGATCAATTTAATCTCAAAATAACACGTTCCGTGAAGAAATAGTAAATAACGATAGTATGAGTTGTTTGTTCAACAGCTTAAGTCATTTTATCCCCGAGAATAGTTTTGTTCTACGACAAAAAATTTGTGATTATTTACTAGAAAATAAACCCATTATTGAAGGGTTAGATACGGCCTTTGTGTTATCAATGGAACACCCCAACTATATACAACAAATGAGGTCTACAAATACATGGGGCGGGGGAATTGAAATACAATGTGCGTGTAACTTATGGGAACTACGTGTTCTGGTTCGAAACGACCGTGATCACGGGCGCATCATCGAATTTATACCACTTTCAGGCAAGGTATCTAAGACGATTCGTTTGTATTGGACAGGAGGCCATTATGAACCTATTCGCGAATTACATCTGTAAGTATAAATACACCACCACCACGACAATGGTGAGCGTATACACTATTTTCTTCTTTTCTTGAAATAATCGTTGCAGCTTCGTTTGCTTCGGCTCGAAATGGCGTAAGAATTCATCATAATGGTCCGATAGCGACATGGTCGGACGATCCAATCGTTTGTTGACAAGATTATGCATATGGTGCATCCATTGGATAAAATCGGTACGGTTGTCTAAATAGGGACTGACGGGATTGTCTGTCAAGAGTCGTTGGAATGTATTGGCCATGGAACGATTCGGTATGAATTCATGTAGGTTATGAATGAAACGATGGTATATCTTTTTTTGAATACTGGTAGGATGCTCAGGATAGTTAAATGCCATGGTGTGCAACATAAACCAATAGTGGGGCCCCCAAATAGATGGGTCCATTAGTATTTAAACATATAAAACAAACTTACAAAAATGAATAAATGTAATAATTGTGGACGTTCGTGGCATGTCTATAAACATTGTAGGTCTCCCATTACAAGCAATGGTATTATCAACATCAACGAAGAGAAGAAATATTTAATGATTTGTCGGAAGAAATCGTTGGGGTATGTCGATTTTTTGCGAGGAAAGTACGTTCTTACGTCCACGGCACATCTTATCAATTTAATCGAAGAGATGACGCTACAAGAGAAGGAAGATGTGTTGACCAAATCGTTTAGTGAGTTGTGGCATGATTTATGGGGTGTCAAACCAGATGGAGGGTCGGATGCAATGCTTGCGAGTGAAAAATTTTCTTCCATCGTACAGGGATGTATCATTGAGGGTGAACGTGTTACGTTATCGTCCTTAATTCAATCCGTCTCCACGACTTGGACCGAACCTGAGTGGGGATTTCCTAAAGGTAGACGAAACAATTACGAAACAGACAGTATGTGTGCGCTAAGAGAATACGAAGAAGAAACGGGTTATGATAGATCCGATCTCAACATTATTCGTAACATTATGCCCTATGAAGAAATATTCATTGGATCCAACTACAAATCGTACAAGCATAAATATTTCATTGCTCGAAGTAACGCTAGTCAACCTAGAAAAAGATTTCAAGATAGTGAAGTGAGTAATCTTCAATGGTTCACGTATGAAGAGGTTCTTGCAAAAATACGGCCCTATAACGTGGAACGTAAGCAAATTGTGACGTTGGTTCATTCGATGCTAGATGAGTACGTCACAATAAATTAATATATTAAGAATACATATGCAGGTTGAAAAACTAGATTGGATTATGATACCTTATGAAATGGATACGTTCCCTTTGATCCTAGACGAATCGTTTATGGAGAAACTAACCCAGTTTGCAGACTTTAATATTCAAAGTGTCATTCACAAACCCAAAAATCAAAAGGATGTTGAAAAGATTGCTGCCCGATTGTGTGATTCTGAAATCGAATTATCTACGTATCAGACCTCCATACGTAATTTCTTGTCGAACGAAACACCTTACAATGGACTTTTATTGTTTCACGGATTAGGTACAGGTAAAACGTGTTCCGCAATTACTGTAGCGGAAGAACATCGTAGGTTCATTCGACAAAGTGGATTGTTTGTACAACAAGGGTCCAAGCGACATGAAAAACGTATTTATGTTTTAGGCGGACCCAACATTAAGTCTAATTTCAAAAAACAATTGTTTGATCCATCCAAATTGGTCGAGAAACACGGAGAGTGGACCTTTGAAAACAGTTGTTTGGGGAATGCCTTATTACGTGAAGTAAACCCGACGAATCTAAAGTTAACCCATGAAGAATTGACCCTGCGCATCCAAGACATTATACGTCGATACTATAAATTTATGGGGTACATTGAATTTGCCAATATGGTGCAAGATTTGAAGCAGTTTAAACATGCAATACGTCGAGTATTTGAACATTGTATGATTGTCGTAGATGAGGTTCATAACATCAAGGGGAATGAATCGGAAGACAAATTCACTGCAAGTAATGCCATTGACCTTATTACAAAAAAGACCACTGTCAAATTACTGTTTTTGTCCGCGACACCCATGTTCAATGAACCGACTGAAATCGTGTGGATTACCAATATGTTGAATCAAAATGACAAAAGACCAGTCATCCTCGAACAAGATTTTTTTAAAGAGGGTATATTGATTGAACGACAACAAGAACATTTCCTACATCATATTCGAGGGTACGTTTCTTTTGTAAAAGGTGAAAACCCTTATACGTTCCCCTATCGTGTATACCCTGATAAATTCGACGACCGTTCCTTGCCGTTACCTACTTTAAGTATCGAAAACCTTCCCATTGAACCGTTGAGAACAAGGATCTATCCAGTACAATTAAGTTCATACCAAACAGAACGCTATCTTGCTAAAATAGATCGTCATATGAAAGCAGGGGATGTTAAAAATTTTACAGTGAATACGGTGTTATTATCTGCTTTGAATATGAGTTATCCAGATGATATCAACGAGTTGACTAGTTATATGAAAAAACGAGGCACGAAATATGAATATCGTGAAAAGAAAATCCATTGTTTTGATCCAAAACATATCGGTACCTACAGCGCTAAGATAGATGCCATCTGCAAACACATTCAAGATTCTACTGGAATTGTGTTGATTTATTCAAGATTGATTCCAGAAGGAGTCATTCCAATGGCAATTGCACTTGAATCCATGGGGTATGAGAATATCGATGGTAATTTATTCTCTTCCAAACCAAGTGCTACCAAATATTGTATGATTACAGGAGATTCGAACAGTGCTTCTACCGTTTCCAACATCAAACTCATCAATTCCCACGAAAATATACACGGGAAGAAAATAAAAGTGGTGATTATCTCGGAAGCAGCATCGGAAGGTGTTGATTTTAAAAACATTCGCCAAATCCACATTATGGACCCTTGGTGGCATTTGAATCGAAATGAACAGATTATTGGACGAGGCATTCGTTTATGTAGTCACAAGGCATTGCCATTTGAACAACGGAATGCCCAAATCTTCTTGTATGTATCGCTCATCGGAGACAAGGAAGCCTTTGATTATTACCTCTATCGATATGCAGAAGACAAGGCTGTGAAAATTGGTAAAATGGCTAGATTGTTGAAAGAAAATGCAATGGATTGTGTCATGAATCATAACCAATTTCAACCCGTAGAGGATTTGAACCTTCTTGTCAAACAAACATTGTCAACTGGAAAACAAATTGAATATCCCATTGGGGATAATTCTTACTCTGTACTATGTGATTTTATGGATTGTACGTATACGTGCAATGTCAAAGAACATCCCGTTCGGTACCCCCGCAGATTATTCGACCTCAATCGAACCATGGAACAAATCCGTTCCTTCTTTAAACACGGGTATGCTTATACAGCGCAAGATTTATTCCGAGAATTGAATTTGACAACCCCCATGACCTACGAACAACTGTATGAGGCATTGACTCAAATGATCGACTTGAAAATGGAGTGTCAGGATATGATGCATCGTTCGGGGTATATTGTCAATTATGGCAAATACTACCTATTCCAACCTAAACAATTGCCTGGGCCAGTCCCCGTCTACGAAAGACGAATACCTTCGAATGAAATCTATCATTCCATTGTCGTTAAACCCGAACCATCCGTTCAAGAAATCAATGTTCTCGAACTTCTGGATACGATGCGCGAACAATACGAAACGGCGTCTTTATCCACGGGGAGTGACTGGTATAGTATGGTAAACGTATCCAAAAAACATATCATCGAAGTCTTGCAGAAGAAACAAATATCGAATTTTGATGAGGAAATGTTTAACCAGTGCATTATCGATCATATGATCGAATTGCTCTTATACAACCAGTGTTTGGAATTAGTGAATTATTTATTTTTTAACAAACTTGATCCGTTTGAGGAAATGGTAAAATCCTATTTCAAGGTGCAGAATGGTGTTCTTCGTATTTGGAACAATACAAAAATAGTTCATTTACGTATACACGAGAATACCTGGGTTGAAATCTTTGTCGAACGAACTCCTACACTCTACACTTCATTCGGAACAGTGGTGGGAGGAATTGTCAACAACGACGAAGATGAACGTTTCTTTAAATCCAAGAGTATGACGAAAGCGAAAACCTATGGTCAAATCTGTGCTCAAATATCGAACAAATCAGTTGCCATCGAGCGTATTGCCGAAGTATTAGGCATAAATGAGTATACCAAAATGGACCTGAAAAACATTTGTAATGAGTTAGAATTACTCTTACGATACTTGCAAAAAATAAAATACGAACATAAAATATGGTTTTTATCTGCAGTAGAAGTGCTTGAACATAATCAAAAAAAAACGAGAGAGGGAACTGTAAACGTGGTCAATTTAATGCAATCTCGGAAAGAGAATTCAAAAAAATGAAAGGTTTAAAACTATCTTCGTATAGTATATCCAATGGACATCTTTCATCCTTCTTTGTTGACGAGACGTGTGACGATCCCCATGATTAAAATGGGTGGGTCGATACAGCACGTGATACTGGAGTCGTTGTCCGAGTTAGAGGGAAAATGCGGAGAAGAAGGCTACATCAAACGGGGATCTATCCAACTCTTTAATTATTCGTGTGGAATGATTAAAGGACCCAATGTGATGATTCAAGTCGTCTTCCATTGTGAAGTTTCCAATCCTGTACCCGGACAAGAATTCGAATGTATTGTCGAACACAATACACGTGCGGGTATTAAAGCGCGATTAAGTACGCGAGACGATTCCCCTTTCATTGTCTTTTTAGCAAGAGACCATCATTATATGATTCCTCAATTTTCAGACATTAAAGAAAAAGAACATATCCGTGTGAAAGTATTAGGACAACGGTTTGAAATCAACGACCCTAAAATATCCGTGATTGCTACCTTGATTGACGTAGATAAACCTGAACCTGTATCCGAATCCGAATCAGAGGACGACTTTGAAGGTGGTGCAACGGATGTTCTGGTACTCTCCGACTCTATCAAGAAACCAGGGAAAGGTCCGGATGAAAAAGTATCCAAAAAGTATAAAGCATTGACGAAACACTTGGACTGGCGTAAGCGATTGTCTCTGTCAGACGTAGCTGTATTTTCGTGTGAACAAATGTTTAAGGGTGCCAAATGGAAAACCCTCGAACATTTCAAACACGCGTGTATAGTACACAAACACGATCCAGTTTTGGCACTCACTTTCAGTATGGATGGCAAAAATGGAGATTCGACACATTTAGAAACCAAATACAAACATATCGACACGAAACCAGATACGACATTGGATGACGCAATGTATATAGCCACCATTGCCCAATTTGAACAACATCCCTCTAAAATGAAAATATTAAACGATACTGCACCAGCTAAACTGATGTGTCCAGTACACGGTCATCTCACGTATTATGAGAAACTACGTGATAAAAAATAGTCGATCTTATGAAAGCTCGAACCAGTACCTCCGTACTTTGTTGGCATAGATATTCCAAATGAGGGGAGTTGTCTTGGTCAGTTGAGTCATCACTAACATACGACCATAGAGTGTGAAATTTTCCACAACAAGGTCTGCAACGTCCGGTGTATATCGGACTGCTAAGTCGCGTGACAGATGGTCATTGATTTCGTACACATAGTTTTGTAGACACTTAGCCACTGGATGCGCCATTTCAGATTTGATTCCATATTTATCAAATCATTTCAATTTTACAATTTAGGCATTGCATTTAGACAAGTAGTTTTTTGTGTTTTGTATTAGTATGAAATATTATATACTAGGCGGATTCACGGCCCTTGTACTCATTTACATTGTTGTTTATATCATAAAATCAAAAGCAGGAAAACCAAAAGAGTCTGCTACACAAGTGTGTGAATTGTTTTATTTTTATACGACGTGGTGTCCTTATTGCAAAAAATCAAGAGTAGAATGGGACAAATTCAAGGCTGAATGGAGTCATAAGACATACAACGGCTATGTGTTACAATTCCAAGAAATCGATTGTGATACCAATGAATCGACCGCCGCAAAGTATAACGTAACCAAATACCCCACCATTAAATTAATCAAAGATGATATGGTCATTGACTTTGATGCAAAACCTACGGTCGATTCACTCACTCGTTTTTTATCGGCAAGCTTTGAATAGATGAATTCATAAAATGTTTATGTTGGGTAAACATTTTATTTACACGAGGTGGGATTCGAACCCACGAAGCCGAAGCACGGGATCTTAAGCCCCGCCCATTTGACCGCTCTGGTACTCGTGTGAATCTCGCTGACCGGATTTGAACCAGTGACCAATGGAATTCAACCTCTACAGTCCATCGCTCTACCAACTGAGCTACAGCGAGGTTGTATGCTATTAATGAACATATGTCTTTAAGTTCAAAAAATAGACAATAAAATTGAATCGAAATACTAGAATTGGATATTTCACAGCCAGACGAAAATGGCAAGCGAGAAAAAGCTGTGGACGGACTATAGCTCTGATGAGGAGTACACAAATCCACCAGCCGAGCCCCCTCGCGAAAAGACTGTGGACACCAAGCCACAGCACAATAAACCGACCGTGGTCGAGCCCCGTCGGACAGTGGTCCCCGAGCCACCCGCCAAGCCCCGACAAAGGCGCGTCCAGAAAAACACCAAGCCCAAGAAAGAGGGTCAGTGTCCTTACTGCGCTTTTGCCACTCACTCAAACCCCGAAGACTTCCTTGAAGAATTTAAGGCGTGTTGCTGTGTGTGGTGCCCCAAGTCGAAAGGGAGAAGGCACGGGGAGCGTTGTGAAGGAATCGAATTCTGACACAACCCCTGGGGGGAAACCCCTTTTTTTAATTTGAATCGTTTCTACGTTCGCCAGACAGCCGACCATATCCAATGGAGGTTGCTGCAGAGTGGAACAACCTTGCCCGATTTTTTTAGCGGTAGAGTATATGAAACGCAGGACCAAACGTAAAAGAGGAGGGAGTCCGTGGACATATATGAATTGGCCGTTTCAACACAATGCCGTCTACTATCCACTCAACACCTACAGCGGACAAATCGACCGCGTCTTGCGTATAGGCGGGACACGTAAACGTAAATGAAATTTTTTATCTTTCAAGAGTATATGATTGCCAATGGTCGCATCAATATACTTCAACCTCCAAACCCATTGACTCTTCAGGAAAAACCCATCTACACCTCGAGTTACAACGATGCCATGACCGGCAATTGGACAGACACTCCATTGTCTCGGGCGTTTTTTTCGATTGAAAATCAGCAAATCCTGCAGAATGGAATTCGGGCAGGGGTCTATCAACAATCTAGCGGCAAATATATCATCTCCCAACAATCCATTACCGATTTAAAGATGATTATGCGAGCCTTATTTTTAGAACACTCGGCGAATCGCCCCGACCACATTGCAGACCAGATTCGCGAATTGAATGAGTACGTTTTAAATTATTGTATTCCAAGGGTCTTCAGTGAAGCCAAAGGATACTTGAAGTATATTCAAGATGCAAGTACGCTGGTAGTACCACTTGCACGTCCGATACACGCGTCTACCGATAAAACATTAGAACTCAAATCGTTTTTTTGAACACGTACTATATGGAGAAGATGTACAATGCAGTACAGGGTAAAATCAAAAGCTTGACGGTGCAAGAGCCCAATCCCTATTTTGATCGTAAAATGCGGTTGCACAAAAAATATATGGTTCAACTAGACAAGGTGGTTCAAGCGTATCCAGGCTATAAAGCAGGTGTTCCCAATGACTATGATCACCAATTGTCTCTGTTGAACGGAATCACGAAACAAATTGGAACACTTCAAAAGGAAGTCAAGGAGAAAACGCAACGATTTGAACGTAGTGTGGATATGGGCGATATCGATATTCAAAAATTAAAAAAAGTGGAGGACAATCTGAAAACGTTCACTTCCATGGACGACCTTGACATCACGTCGAAACGAATGTTAGAAGACCATATTGTCCAATACAACCAACAAAAGCTTTTGTTCTGGATCAAGTTGGGCATTATTGTCGTCTTGAGCATCGAATTGATTCGCAAAGAAAAATATAGGCAACTGGGTCTATTGATAGGAATTACCCTACTTTTGAGTTTACTATATCGAGGGTATTTAAGTTATACGTCGCGTGGTTAGTTTGCGATGTACGCATTTGTTTGATTTTTAAATTACGAATGTGGCTCCGTATCTCGGGATGTTCTTCGATCACGTATATTGCATACAAATAGATGTATGCATTAAACATGTCTAGTGTAGAGATATAATCGTGCCCGTGATACGAGGTGAAATAGAGCATACTGGAATAGGCCATCGCGTCGTTATGAATGGCATAAAAACAATCCTCTGCTGTGTAAAACCAATTTGAACAATAGAGATTGACAAAATCCGAGGACCAGTTGTACGAATCGCTCATCCATTCCTCATTTAGGTTCTTTTTAATCACCTCTAAGATAGTGTCATTCAAATGCATTTATTTGAATGACTATTATCGCTATAAGCCCTTTAGAATAAAATATATTGCATAGGTATGACTCGAATGACTCGAAGACGGCGACGTAAACGACGTACCCGTAGAGGAGGATGAGGTCCACGAATTGAAGGGTTTCGATAAACAAAACCGAGATGGTTGAATGACGGATTTATAATCTCGAAAAACCATTTGGTTTGAACTTGCGGTTTTATTCCTACAAGAGGTATATGTTTACCATCCTCTATACCGCAGTCGTGACAACGATAACCCTGATGATGCTTCATCACCTCTATAATTATTTAAAGGCTCATTTAACCATCCCCCAAGTTCATGACGTTCTTCTTCAAAATACCCAGAAACACAAAGAAGTCCAACAAGTCTTATCTCCAGACACGGAAGACTATCTGAAGCAGTTTAAAAAGACGTGACGTAATAAAGTATGTCCATTCCATCCGTGATACATCCTATAGAAAAAAACGTATACAAAATGCCTACACTCACGGATTGTATCTTTATCTCGCACCCTTATGGTAAACAATATTATTTATGGTTTACCACCGAGTGTATCCTTGTTGAGAAACGCACGAAAAAAGAGACTGTTTTACCGATACCCTTCGACCCCATTCTTGCGGGCACGCTGATCTATGGAACGATAGTCGTTCATGAATCTACGAAATGTTTCTTATTCGACGACCTTTTTTTGTACAAAGGACAGCCTGTCATACAGTCCTATTTACAAAAAGTCGAATTATTTATTGACCTGATTATAGAGTGTATTCGACCCAATCAACATTGTCTCTTGATGTTGCCTCTCATGTCAACCACCTATCAAGGATTTGACCCCATTTACAAACAATATAGTGTGAAAATCATCCATCCTTCTGCCAATTACCATTACTTGGAACAAATCAAAACTACCGTGTTTACCGTGAAATCCACGTCTAAGAGTGACATCTATGAATTGTACACCAATTCGGTACTGCAATCCATTGCGTATATAGACACCTATAAACGCAGTGCTTTTATGAATACACTCTTTGAAACAGTTCATGAACATCGAATGGAATGTATATGGCACGAACCGTTCAAAAAATGGATTCCGGATAAAGTAATTCAGTAGAAACACTTCTTTCTGCAAATCGGACAAGCAGTATAATCTTTATTTTTCACCAAGGGGATTTTGTCATAGCAAGGTACACACAATGCATGTTCGCAGTTGGTTTCAATATCTATACTCTCGCTCACAACACTTTTCGGAGTTCAACCGATACACTTTCAAAAAGTGTCCGGGAACCAGGTACAGAAACGTACCTCTCAAGCATTGTGAGCGAGACTCATATCCACGCAGGCGGAAATGAGAATATCAATTTAAAATTGAATTGACCTATACGTGGTTTTCATAATAAAAACGATATGGCAACTGATGATGAGGTCCGCAGGTATTATGAGTTAGAGATTCGACTCAAACTGAACAATTACATTGACCCGTTGCCAACAGTCGACACATTCAATGGATGCCCACGAACCGAGCTTACTTCTCGTATGGAAAGTTATAGGACTTGGTATCCTGACGCCGGAAAAGGTCAATTTATACAACGTGTCAAACAAGAACTGCCTAAATTGGAGCTTGCCTTCCAGCGTAGGAAAGACCATTACTACAATGCCGAAGAAGTGAAAAAACGAGAAGGTGCGTTCCATAAGGCTGACGCCGTTGAGTTTCGGTCTATCTGTACCGATGCAGAACTCGCAAAACTCGATCCTGATTTCATCGCCGTAAAATCACCTGATAAGGTAAACATAGGTTTCGTCATGGGCAAATACCGACACAATGTGTTTGGTACACCAAATTATGATACTCGATACCGGTTGACCGTACCCGAGCATTGGGATGATACGAAACGATGGAGGTTTATTGCCTACGTCAAACGAATATATCCAAGCTGGGTAAAGCGTGAAACTGAACGTCGTGATAGACGTCGTGATAGAATGAAACAGCAATCCAAGATGGAAAAGTTTAGGAAACGATTAGAGAAAGAAAAAGAGGAAGCCGAATATCAAGCCTTTAAATTGAGAACAATCCTCTAGTTCAATCATCCTTTTTTATAAAAAAATGACTTAGTGCGCCTTCAACAGTAGCGAAGAAGTCCGTTATTGTATGCCTTTGCTGAAACCCATTCACAGAGTCTATCGTATTGAGTTTCGAATATGCTGTTCTCCATTTTTGATAGACATTACATACAGCCAAGTTCCATTGAAATGCCAGATACATTTTTAGGTAGAAAATCACGTGCATTTTGTCCACATTTGTTTTCGTCCACACGACACAGTTCCGTGTGGCGATTGTATTTTTTACACACGCTTAAATCCAACTTGTGACAATAAAGAGGTGCACAATGAGCACAATTCAAACAATGAACCCATAGAGAAAAAAACCTCATACGCATTCACCTGGTTATCTTTAAATAAAATTGAAATACTTTAAGCGTATCGAATATTTAAAGAAAATGACGACCGTCGTGCTATTTACGGACCCTGCTGTTCCGGGTATAACGAAAGATGGAGATGTCGATGATGTTGCTTGCATGATTCTTCTGGCACAACTTTTCGGAACACGTTTAATCGTGGTCATCGGTGGTGACCGGTTCAAGCCCTTTATGAAAGATGTAGGTGATGCCCTGCACGTCGTCTATGGATGTACCTTTATCCAAGAAGAGGAACTGGACCTCCAGTTGCAAGCGAACACGACTGTGTATGTGCACGCACCGACCCAACCTTCATCCGCGGAATGGATGGAACGAAATGTGGAACACATAACCCAAGTGTTTCGACAAGGAGATGACCAATCGGTCAATTTCAAGAGCAGTCCTGAAATGCGCGCTGTTCTGTCGCGACATCCCAATGTTACGACGTACCATACGGACGAAACCAATTTCACCATTGATTTCGACGTTCAAGTATACCAACACTTGGATGGGCCGGCGCGAAAAATCTACGACTATTACTTTCGGTTTGCTTTCGACAAAAAGTTTGGTCTGCCGATACAATCGAAAGTCCTTTGCGAACGACTGTACAGTAGTACGGGAAAGAATGGGGGACCCGGAAACGGAATCCTCGAGTACCTTCCCCTTATTGACCAATTGCCGACCATCGTCTTGCCGGAACGACTCGAACAAGCCTTGTTGAATACCATCAACACGACAGACGAATCCGCCCTCAGGAATGTGCGGAACATTGTAGGCATACTGAATATGTACTGCGATTACGCGGCGTTGATCGTGGATGACAAGTTACCCCATATGGGGAATCTGAAATCCCTGGAAGACGTTACGAAATGGCCGGATTGTCCCGACGTGGTCAAGGCCTTCTTCGAGAATGCTCGGATGAAATCAACCCCGCTCTTTGATTTCGCTTCCGGATACTGGTCCACGATGGGCCGTTGTCCTCGAGAAGAACTCCAGAGAGCTGTCGTGGCCAGTTTGAAACAATTGCACTACGATATGTTGGATTGAGGATCATCCTTTTTTTTGAAAAAAAAATGTTCTGCTTCAAAAATCTGAATGCGAATCACACATTGCACAAGCGCGACACACTCGCTTCTCGCATCCAGCCATAGAACACTCCCGCATCGTCTTATTTTGAGTAAAACACAAATTCTGTTGTCGAAGTCCACTTTCACACCATTTTGGACGAATTCGAATCGGTCCTCGCGTCAACCATTCGGCCCGAGAATCCGTATACGTACGTTTTTCCACACCTCGACACACCGGACATATCATGGGAGATGTTTTGGCACGCCACGTTATCGCACACGGATGGCACATCATGTGCTTCACCGTAGAACCGCATTGAACGACATAATCTCCGTAGTCCATGCACACGATGCACTCCATTTCTATATCCTAAAAAAATGGGTTTATTCGACTTCAATTTTAATATAGCCATCGCGTAGCGTACGTTCCTTGCAAATACCATATTTCAGGGGTTGCATTTCCAAGTAATTGAGACCAATTGGTTTGAGACATACATTGCCACAACGCCTCGCGAAACTCGCGAATCGTCTGAAGATTGACGACTTGTACATCGAATTGTTTTCCAATATCCAATGCGAGAGAGATATTGGCCACACGTTCCGACCGAATGAGATAGTGGATGGTTCTGGAAAAGATTCGAGGGGGTAACCGAGGTACACAATAGGCATCCAACCAATCGTAAGAATATTCGTAAAGGTATTGAAGCACATCCATCGGCAAATGTTTTCGTAGAAGAAGGAGCTTGCACGTACGTTTCAACTGTGTACCGTGTTGTACAACTCGGGCAATATTCGCTGCATGAGAAGGCAAATAAGAGAGTGCATGTTGAAAACGGGTCGCTTGGTTCTTCCGGTGTTCGGTATCATCGTACGCTTCGCGCAGGAGCGGGCACGGTGGCGGCGGTGTTTCGTCAATGGCGCGTCGAATCATGTTGCATGCTCATGCAAGAGAGCATTTTCACGTTCAATTTTTTACATAAAATTGAAATACTTTTAGAATAGTACAATAAAAAAGGTGTTTTTACAATGTTCGTCCTCTTACTATCACTTTGCTCGCTTGTATCTGCAGGTAAATCTCAAGTGATATGGAAGCATTACTTGGAGATGCATCCGGAATTGAGGCCGCCCACCATCCAAGGGTGGTTTTGGAATACCTACCCCACAAAGCAACAGATCGAGGCATTTGAAGCAGAAAAGGACGAACGGTACAGATTAAAGCTAGCGCATGACATGGAAGTGGACGACGAGATGACCACATCGGAAGACGCAACTCGCGCGTTTGAACGAGAACGGGAAAGGAATGAATTCTACCGAAAAAGTAGGGAAGCGGATGTCGAGTATATTCAGGCAAAGACGGTGCTTGAATCGGGTCAGGGATTGAGTAAAACCGCTCAAGCTCAAACCGAACTATTCGAAAAATGTTCAAGTTTGTTATCTGATTTCCATTCCACGTTGGAGAAACAGATGAATTACAACCGAGATTTAAATGAACATATCACCACTTGTCTGGAAGAACGAATGACCTTTCAGATGCATTTGATTTGGACCATGGCGGTTGGTTTATTCTTGTTATACCTCCATAATTCCATTCGACGCGATCACCCAAATCAACAATTGCTTGGTTTCTGAAAAAATGCATTTTTTTTGTATCGTGACGTATCAAATAGAAAATTAAAACGTCTTTCTTCTATTTTCATCTAAATACATTATCATTGTCAAAAAAATTGATTCATTTCAAATCTGTAGTGGGTTCTTATAAAATGTCGTCTCTCTTTCTTAACGGTGTGTCTGATGACCTCGCGACCTCTATCAACATTGGCAATCCCAAAGTGAATGCCAGCGGTGGCAAGAACATCCCGATTTTCAGCAAATCGCGAACTGGATTGAAAGTAAGTACACCAATGATGTTGACTTGGGGCGTCAATGAAAACGATTTTGACGGTACGGGTAAAAAAACCTACGATATGAGTCTACAATTTCCATCAGCAGAATATGCCAATCCAGATGCAAGCGCATTCCTCGACAACCTCAAGCGACTCGAAACGTTAGTCAAAGAACAAGCGTGTGCAAATTCCAAAGCGTGGTTTGGCAAAGTCCAATCCGCTGAAGTAGTTGAAGCCTTCTGGACACCTATGCTTCGTTACCCAAAGGACAAGGCTACCGGAGAGCCAGACTATACCAAGTCCCCTACCTTCCGCGTCAAGCTCCCTTTCTGGGATGGCAAATTCAAGTTTGAAATCTTCAACGTCAAAGGAGAATTGGTGTTTCCAAAAGAAGAGGTCAACATTATGGACGTGGTTCCAAAGGGTTCTGAGGCAAAAATCATCCTACAGTGTGGTGGGATCTGGTTTGCAGGCGGAAAGTTTGGAATCACGTGGAAGCCGTTCCAAATGATTGTCAAGCCCAAGTTGCAACTGACGCACGGTGTTTGTCACATTATGACGGAAGATGTGAAAACGGAAACGAAAACGGAAACCTTGGTAGAATCGGATGAGGAAGATCCTGACCGAGAATATGCAGCACCTGCCGATGCCGAAACAGTATCAAGTACATCCACAAGCACGAATGAAGCCGCTGAAGCTCCTGAAGTACCCGTCAAAGGAAAGAAAAAGGTTGTGAAGAAGCCATAAATAACTCAAGCATCACTCAAGTCATCTTATTTTTTTAGGCCGGAATTACGTGAACTGTAACTTGGAGACAAAAAAATGGTTAATTTGATATAAAATTGAATCATTTCCGTAAAATATTTCAATCATACGCAAAATGACTCTCGAAGAGAAGATAATTGACGGAATTTGGAATATCAACTTCAACGGACGCTGGTACGTGATGTCTGATCTCGGTCTCGAACCTACGCTGGACAACGGCGAGGAGAAAGTGGAGGATGGAGTGGTCTGGATCAAGTGGAACGGTTGCTGGTATCCTGGCGACGAAGCGACACTAGACTACTTCCCGTTCGCAAACCTGACGGACTTCGAGTTCCTCTGCCTCGTGTGAAGTATGATATTTTTTTTTGAAATTCCTTAACGACGTCCACCAGTCCCTCCATGGTACCGACGAGATCTACCGCCACGTCTCGACATGCCCCCTGAACCACCCTCTCGTGGGCGACCACGACGACTTTTCTTTTTGGTTTTACCGAAAGGATTTTTCATTTTGCTCAAAAAACCGTAGGACATACTCTTTCCGGACATACTCTTTCCCTATATATTAATTTATTCGGTTTCCAAAATATGAACGATTTTATGAAATCGTTGTTTCTCTCGATACACTTCTAAACGATGAAAGACTTCCATAAAATTGATATTTTTGGCGGAAAGAAATGCCTTAATCTTATGCTGGGTCCTTCGGCGAAACGCATCCACTTGCTTTACTTTCCATTCTTGTACATCCGTATCGAACACCTCTTTTTTCAGTTTCATAAAATCTACCGTGGCAAACTGCACCAGTTCAATATAATGTTTTAACGCAATCGCATAGTTTCTTGCATCATCATTTCCATAATCAGACGTAAAAAAGGAATTCATTTCGTTCAAAAAAGATTCCTCTTGTAAATAGGGTGCTTGTAAAATCGCGAGTTTCTGAAAACATTCTTCTAAATGGGGGGTTTGGATGACCTGATTTAGGGCAACTTGGATTTGTGCCAATTGGATAAATTTTTTACTCAGGGCTCTAGCTGCGTATCGAGAGGGTTCTTTTTTCATATGTTCTGGACCATACTTTGAATGATGAAAAGAACGGGCCATTTCGTCTAATAATTGATTGCAATAAGATTCATCAAACATACTCCTATATAGATAAAAATTGAATGTTTTCGATTCACCCTACTTGTCTGAACCATGGAAAAGGCTTGGACGTTATTCGACGAAGCCTTTTCAAAACCAGAAGTAGAAACCACTCCATTGGAATGTATCGCTTGCAAAAGTGCGGTACGATTAGCCGAGGACGGTTTCTTGGTTTGTTCGAATCGTAGATGTGGAGCGATACGAATGGATGCGATTGACTTGACGGCAGAATGGCGATATTATGGCGACGAATCTTTCTCCGCCAATCCCATTCGGTGTGGGATGCCCATCAATCCATTGCTACCCGAATCCTCCATTGGATGTAAAGTCATTTGCAACGGAAACACGTCTTTTCATATGAGGAAAATTGCCCGGTATACCGAATGGCATTCCATGCCTTACAAAGAAAAGGCACGATATGACGATTTTCAACGAATTATTCTAATGGCAACCAATGCAGGTATTCCCAAGATGATTGTAGACGAAGCATGTAAATATTACAAACAAATCTCTGAAAAACAATCTTTTCGTGGATTGAATCGGGATGGGATTATTGCGGCCTCCATTTACATTGCGTGTCGCATTGAAAATTATCCCCGAACGTCCAAAGAAATCGCTCGTATGTTTCATTTGGATACCACCAGTGCAACCCGTGGATGTAAAAACGCCATGACCATCATCAATGAAATTGAAAAAGCCACTCCGATGGATCAATTGAAATATGCCGCCACCAACCCCAGTTCCTTTATCGAACGATACTGTAGCCAATTGTCGATGAATGCCGAGCTCACCAAATTGGCCCAATTCATCGCAATGCAAATCGAACGAGGCAATTTGATTCCTGAAAATACGCCTCAATCCGTGGCAGCAGGCATCATGTTATTCATCGCAAGAGAATTTGATTTAAACATTACGGAAAAGAATATTCAACTGATCAGCGATACCAGTGGAGTAACCATCAACAAATGTTGTCGTAAAATGGACAGTATCAAGACCCAATTGATTCCATCCATGATGTATGCCAAATACAAACGTTCATCGTAATTCAGGGTTGACACATTGTTGTTCGGTGGAGTAGAGTTTCGAGGCACACGGCGTACGGTCTACCTTGACACAACTTCGAACACCTTTCCATTCACCTACAAAACAATATCCTTTAGATTGGTTGACACTTTCGTCAGGCTTAGGCACTGGTTTACTTAATTTATTAACCACTAATTTTGCACCGACGGATGTTTGGTCCACTGCTTTTTTGGATACATTTTCTGTAAACGCCAACACCATATTCATCATTTGTCGAATGGTCTCAATCACGTCGAGCAAATGATAAATGTAGGGTCGTACACGAATGTAAATGAAAGCACATACGAGACCAATCACTGCTAATTTTACGTATCCGCTCGAATACCATGGGGTTGGAGGAACGACATCCATATACAAGAACTATACATAAAAAATATGAAGAGATTTATTCATCTGTCTTCCGTACCCTTTTTCGGATGCCGAACGCCATACCCTCTTTCGGGTTCGACGGGCCTTGCTGCATTCTGGTCTCGGCTACGCGTTTTTTTTTGTACGGAAGTATTCGGTGGCAGCAGAGTCAGCAGCTTTGCCTGCGGCTTCGAATGCAGCCTCGGCGACGACTCTGGCGGATTTGGCTTCATTTTTTGTACGGATGTATTCGGTGGCAGCCGAGTCAGCGGCTTTGTATGCGACTTCGAATGCAGCCCTGGCGACGTCTTTATTCTCTTCATTGGCATCGTTGAGGGCGTCCGCGGCTGCCTCCAAAGCCTTATCAGCGGCCCTGTGTAAGGCTTCAGCATTCTGAACAGGGTCGATAACCAAAACTTTCGATTTTTCAGAGGCGTAGGCTTCAGATAATTCAGCGTAACTGTCATCGCACATTTCGTCTAATTCTTGCATCCAGTCAATTTCATCGTATATAGTCCTCCTCGCTTTGCATTGCTCGGCTGTGAGCCCATTAGTCAAACGAATCCCATTGACACATTCACTGATAATGCGGGAGGGTGTTTCCGGCCTTTCTTTACCATCCATACTCGCGATATCCTCTAATAATTGGATGGTCTTTTTAATTGACGATGATGCAGAGGCAAATAATTGCATCTGCACTGTATACAATCGTGCCAATCGTGATGCCGATTCTTCCGGACTCAAGCCTTCATCAATACCGTCGTAGGGGGTCTTTTCGGTAGCCCAATGTACATGTTGGGCTATGTCGAATAACTCATTGGCTTCATTCATGGCATTGGCAACTGATTTGCAGGAGAATAGCAATTTGGAGGAGAGCATTTTGTTTCAAATAATCTCCTTTCATAATTAGATTCAATTTTATGTCAGATTTCAAGATTAGATATTAAACAGAACCATTGCATATCCCATAATGAATCGTGTGGACCAACTAAAACAAATTCAGGGGGAGGCCATGGAATTGTTCATTCGAAAAAATGCAGATTATGGTGATGCTTTTGCCGAATACGGTACCGTGGGCGTCTTGATGCGTATGGAAGACAAACTACATCGTTTCTTGTCCATTACGAGAAACGGTGTGCATTTGGTGAATGAAGAAGGATTGCGCGATACGCTTTTAGACCTCCACAATTATGCGGCAATGGCCATTATGTTGATTCAATAGAGACCGTGTGAGGTTCAATCTCCAATCAAGGTATACTGCAACATTGGATACTTGAGACCTTTTTTGGCAATATCGTAGAATTTTGCATTCCAACGTGTACCTTTTCTCGGACATCTAGGCAGACAAATGGACTGTATTTAAGACAAAAAATTAAATGGTTACTTATGGACGTTCTTCGCAAAACACAAACGTTACAAGATTGTTTATCCTCGATTCGACTAGTTGAACAACTATGTGAACGAACCTATAAACCCAAGTTATGTGAACAAGTTCGACCCTATTGTACCCATTATTGTTATAGGTTCAAGAACTAATCGATAAAATGTCGTAAATGTCAATCATATCTTGTCTTGCAATTTGATTGACGATGGTTTTACATTGTTCTATTGCCGTTTCATTGTCCGGCTTCAATACATAAAAATGAATATCCACATCCAGGTCATATTGCTGATAGGCAAATACACCAATCATCGAGACCTTTTTCATCGTAGAACGATTTTCGACTTTGACATACAGATAACGTCCATCCATTTCTTCACACAACACTTGATCTTGATGGGTATCTTGTTCGCAGGTGGATAGATTCATCTCAATCGAACGAAGCAAATGGGCCAAAGCGAACACATTACCACCATGCGCCTCTACAATTTCCTTGCATTGATGTACAATATTGCCCACTTCTACTTTTACATCCGTCGTTCTTTTTTTAAAGCTGACCTTACTTTTTTCCGTAGTTTGATAGGTTGGTTCTAAGGACAATATCCTTTTTTCAAGTTCCTTGAATCGTTCAGCTCCTGAATAATTACGTTTATGAAACAATCGATAGCCTGAAACACCATACATTTCATTCGTGCGAGAATCTTCAATCCATCGGTCCTTGACGGATTCATCTGGACAAACCGGACAACTCATTTTATAATACCCTTTTTCAGATTCATCCCACGCTTGACGCGTATCTAAACATCGAAAACAATGGATTTGATTCGCCAAGGTTTATATCTTCAAGGCCAATGCCTGTTTCTTTTTTGTACCCAGTTTATATTGGTATATTTGAGTATAGACGTCTTCCTGAACGGGTTTGACCGACTTGTAACTCATGGCCACCTCCATTCCAAATAACGCTTTCATACCTAAAAGGGCTATTCTTTTTCAAACTCATTCAAGGATCATTGAGAACCGTTTTGGGGGTTTTGTCCATTGTGTATGATATTGGTTCACGTCGATATCGCGTTCGGTATAAAATGCCTTGTCTCTGAATTCATTGATCCCTCCATATTTGCATACGTTTGGGATAAACAATTCTTTGAAATACAAATAATACGTGTGTTGATTCTGTTCTCTTATATAATTTAGAAAGAGATCCCACGACATATTCAAACGTACAATCGCTTCCAATCCAAACGATAGGATGGTTCTGGCTAGTTTTTTACTCAAAATCATAGAATAAGTGCCATAGATCAAAAAAGGAACCCGTTGAATATCCGTCAATACATCTTGAGGATTGACATAGCTATATATTTTCTCCTTGCCGTGATGACACCCTAAATATACCAAATCCTTGTCTTTGAGTAGATTCTCGTGTAGGAAAAAATAATAGGGTAACTCTTTGTGAGCAAATACATCATCCTCGAAAAGAACCATATGGGATAAGTTTGTATGTACAAAATTGTGTAGCGCAATGAATACACTATATAATAATCCAAGGCTTTTTTTGGTAATATGCTTTTTACTTGGATTATAATAGAGTTTCGTAGAAATAGGTTTGCGTATGTCTCGTAAATAGCTATCATATAATCTACTCTTGAGCACGGCGCCATCGATCCCTTTTACAAAAGTGTACCTTTTATTCTTCATCCATCCCAATTGTATTTGCATATTTTTTTTGCATTGTACCTCCTTGGGCAAATTAATAATGTAGGTAAACGGCCATTCGTAGTTGCACGCAGGCAAGCTTTGTATAAATTTCAGTGTTGCAAATCGTTCGAGTGCGTCCTCCCTTGTTTTTTCATTATTGTAATACGAATTCGGATACAGAATGGAATTGTCTTTGTTGTAGACGTACAAGGGGTCGTCGATTTGTGACGTTTTTCCGTTACTGAATTCACACGCAGAATGCATTTCAGCACAGTCTGTACAACGAGTTAACCATTGCTGATTCATTTGAAGATACGATTTCGGAATAGATTTGAATAAAATGCCATAGCCTGTTTTTAAATGTTTGAATAACCATTTTGGATTGTATCGAGTCTTTTTTTGTTTAATTTCATCCTCTCGATAAAAAGAATAAGATGGCATATAGGGAACGATTTGATTGTTGAAAAACGTATAGTAGTTGGAAGTACATAATTTGGTATCCGTTGTCGTGTAGTGTTCTTTCAAAATGTCTAATACATTCGGATGAAGTAACCAATCATCCCCATCCAATATACAAACGATCTCAAAATCCCGAACCAGTGAATACATATGATATTTATTGTGCATCTGTCCTTTTTTTGAATCTGTACAAATGTAGGTAAATTTGTCTTTCAAAGGATGCTGTTCTAATAGAGCGTGAAACATTTCGTGGGTTGTATCGGTAGAACAATCATTCGTATAAAGCACTCGCCAACGAGGATACGTTTGCTCTATTACACTATTCAAATTTCTTTCAATGTTTGCACTATTATTAAAGGATGCAATGACAAAACAAAAGGACAAGTTCTCTTTATTTGTCAAATGTGCCATATTCCTAATAAGTATAAAAATGAGAATAATTGAACGATACTCCTAAATAACATATGATGATAACAATGCATTTTTACATTTGTTCTTCCTATTTTAAAAATTGAACCATAATCGAATGGATCATACCGTCAGAACATGGATTTGAATGAAACCTACACGCATTTCAATACTATCGAAGAATGCGACCAATTTGTCCGGACCTTACCTCATACCTTGGGACGTTGTTGTGGAGGTAAAGGCGTACGTCTTCGTAAAATCGCCCTTCATACCGTTCTAAACAATCCAAACAAATATCAAGTGAAACCAACCACGGTCACAAAACATACCCATATCACAAAACATACCGAAGATTCAATCTGCTGTGTATGTTATGAAGAATGTAGTGAACTAACCTCTTGTGGCCATTTATTGTGCACAAGTTGTCTCCCTTTGGTTCGACCGTTATGTCCGTATTGTCGACAAACCTTATAAAAAAGAACCGTTTTTTTAGATGCGAGTCAGGACGCGGACCACAAAGATGGCAGAGGGAATTTTCAAATCCTTGTATACCACATACAGGCGGGCCACCTTACCACCTGGTGCAAGTTTATTCCACGGCATATTCGCAGTCTTCTTTCCTGCTTTCATCCCCATTACTTCGTCGTACGTGAGTACAGTTGCATCGCCCGTCGTGGAACTGAGATAGAAGCCTTGGTCGTTCTGCTTCTTCACACGAATATGTGGCGCGAAAGACTTTGCCTCCGCCATCGTGCCAAACTCACGCCATTCTGAGTGGAATAAGCTATCCTCTGCAACTGCTCGTTGTATGGTGCTAGGCGTCGCTGTGTGACTCTCCGTGAAGAGCTGCGTCCCCTCACGACTTGTACGTGCAATCACCCGTGACATCTTCTTGTTCAGATGAGACGGAGGGATGTCCTTGAGGGTGGATGGGAAGCCTTTATTAGAGCAAAGCTCCTTCCAGCAGAGGATATAATTGTCAACCGTCTGTTGAGAAGTAAAGATGTAGGTCCGCTTGCTCTTGAAGTAGCCACAGGCACGACCCAGCAGACTCTGCAGATTCGTGTCATCCTTACCACCCACACGGTCATAGAGGATGCCCATGTGTTCGTCCTCAAGCGTTTTTGCAGCGTAGAACATATTCTTCAGGAGGATGAAGGTGGTCTGGGCAGGTGACTCCATCAGAATGTCATTGATGTCTGCATCTGACGTAGAACTCTCGGAAACGGTGACTCCGTCCCACGCGATGATGGTGGTGCCAGGAAACTCGTGTACAAGGGTGGCCATAATACGCTGGTAATTGACGGCCTTTGGACGGAGTAGATGATAGAGAGGCCTGTCGTACTCGCGTATGATTTCACGAATCGCGTCAGTGGCCGTGTGTATATCCCCCTGAATAGGGACAATCCGCTTCTCCGCAAGGAGTCCCTCAACCGACTGGTAGTCTGAGGTGGTCTGCAAACGCACCACCTCAGAGTCAGTCGTGAGGTCCATCACCTTGGCAGGGTCCGTTGCACTGATGGTCAGGACGTGAATGTTATTCTCCGCCCACTTGCTACGAGGGCAAAGAGTCTCCATTGTACTGAAGATAATCTTATTGGGGCCGTTGGAGTCAGCCGCTGCAATGTGAGATTCGTCCACAATGACCAGGATATTGCATAGCTCACCACGAGAATGAATCTTATACAGTTCCTTCCTGATGCGTTCCAGGCCACCACGGGCATTGTGATCGACACCTCCACGGACATCGCCAATCAGTCTCTCCTTCGTCTGCTTCTTCCACGCAGTGTCGCTCATCCCCGTAAGTGTAAAGATGTTGGAAGGATGGATGCCCAGTTTCTTGTGGTTGCTAAGGAGGATGCGGATGAGTCCCGCGAGGACACCCGTCTTTCCCGCCTGCATCTCAGCACCGAGATGCACCCACACCTTCCTACGAATGAAGAACATGATGAAGATTTGGTATGCCGCAAGCAGCTGGGGTGGGTGAGGGTCCTCTGCGGCATCCTCGTCCTCTGGCATTACCCACCCATACTTGGGCTCACAGAGCTCAATCGTGAATCCAGTATCCTCAATCTGCATTGCTGCGTCAGCGAGCAGGCCTGGAAAAGAAATGGCCATCTTGTTATGTATACATTTAGATATGATTTCAGTTCAATTTTCCGACTTGACCTTGTATCCTCGCATACAATTCAGCCCGTGTACCAGTATCCAACACACCTAACTGGCGTGCCATGGTCTTCAACTCATTCGCAGAATAATGGGTCATGACATACAATGGTTTTTTTGGATGGAGAATATGAAAATAATCCTTGTATTTTTCTGGATTGCTCACAATATACCCATTGTGTATAATGGTCTGGGGTTCCCCATAATGCCAACATACGCGGTTTTGTATACGCCAATGCGCCTCCGTCCATTTTGGGTCTTTCAACGATTCAAAGTTTGTTTGGGTGAAAACAAAATTTGAATGCATACTACTCTTTTTTAAAGAAAATATCTTTAAGTCCATCCTTTTCGGTTTCATCTGCATTCAACTGTTGTTCTTGCAAATCCACATACTCGATGAATTGTTGCATAGATGTTTTTACCTCCTCTGTCATTTGAGCCATATTGATAAACAATCCATTTTGATTTTCATCGTAGGCAATGTTGTGCGTATTGATCAACAATCGAGCAATCTCAATCTGATAATTCTTCGTCATTTGTTCAATCCGATCTTTCATCGCATTGATGTCCATTCCTTTAGTTTACACGCTTCATTTATATTCTTTTCGAATTAAATTGAAGCTGGTTTCTCGGCATTCATTTATTGCATAATGGAGAAACGTATCCTTCAAAAGTTCAACGAGAACATTACCGAATTCAAAACGCGTATTCTAGAAGAGATACGCAAAGGAAACCCCGTAGAAGAAACCATGGAATGGGTACAGCAATGTCAACCCATTCCTCTCGAACGCGCGGATTTCGTGAAACGACGTAGAACCAAGAATTCGGTACCCGCAGAAGAACGATGTAACGCCAAAAGTGCGAAGAATGATCAATGTACCCGTCGTCGTAAATCCGGTCATACCTGTTGTGGCACACATAGCAAGGGTGTTCCACATGGTTTGATGAGCGCAGACGACAGCAAATCTAAACAAAAAGAAGTTTGGGCCGAAGACATCAACGGCATCATTTATTATTTAGATGCGGAAAATAACGTCTACAAAACCGAAGACATTATGAAAAATATGGTGAACCCCACCATTTTGGCCAAATGGAGTAAAGTCGGCGAATTATACACCATTCACTGGACCTTTTAATATTGCGTTAAGGTATGTCATTGTTATCAGATGTGTCACTTTGGCTGGAACATGTGAAAAAATATAGGCTTGCACCCACGTTTGGATTCGAAGGATACCGACACAATCGGAGATTCTGGCTGGAAGTATTGAAACAATCTGGAAGCGCGTTATATGATATACCTTTAGACATGGCCGATGCATCCAATCCAATCAACACAGAGCTGCTTCTGGCCGCCGTGAGACAAGATGGAATGGCGTTGAGGTTCGTAAACAATGGAACACTCGAAATATGTCAGGCTGCCGTGAAACAAAATCGAGAGGCGATTCAATTTGTACCTCCTGAATTACGAGACCAAGTCCTACAGCCTTATCGTGATATGAGAAATTATAAATTGAGTGGATTTGCAACCAAAAGCCCGCTACCGTATGAATTAACGCGTCCACCTGAGGGAGATAGTTCTGGGGGGTTAATAAACAGGTTGGTTGCGGGTAGAAGGTCGAAGCGTAGAAAATTACGAAAACGAACCAAACGATTCTGATAAAATTTACCCTCTTTTCCACACATAGAGTCAAACGTTCTTGCTGTTCTACAACTCCATTTTTTTAGGGAACCTTTTTTACCCGTCACCAAACAAACGTCCGGCTCTTCCACTGGAATTGAAAACAATGCACATTTACCAAATTGAGGATCGAAAAAATCCCTTCTTCACAAACTTACAGTTGACACACGGTTGAATTGCATCAGATATAACCCACATCAAGAATAGTACATTCATTATGTTCTCAATACTTGTTTAAGTGATTTTTAATTTTGATATCGTATAGTATGGATATTTGTAGTCTTCCGTCTCGATTGATTTCAAGTATGCGAAAAACAATCCCACTAGATTTCGAAGGGCCTGCCATCGATGAACCGATGACGTACACCGTACCCAACCCAGTGATCCCCCTTCATATCTATCAATGTTGGCATGATACAAAAAGAATGCCTAAATCGGTGCGTACATCGGTCAAGATACTGAAAGCATAAAATCCAGAATTTGAACACCATTTATACGATGAAAAGAAATGCCGAAAGTTTATTGCAGATCATTTTCCGCCCAACGTAGTTGATGCATATGACAGTAATAGAGCCCATGCACTCAAATCTGATTTATGGAGATACTGTATTATGTATAAATTAGGAGGGGTTTACATTGATTCGAAATATACGGGAATCCACGGATTTAAATTCATCTATTTGACCGACCAGGAATACTTTTGCAGAGATATACATAAAACACTTGGAGGTGTTTACAATGCCATTTTTATTTGTAAACCAGGCAACACGAAAATGTTGTCGTGTTTGAATCAATTGGTTGAAAACAGTAAACAGCATTATTATGGTTCGTATGATAGTTGCGTAGGACCCATGATGGTAAGTCGTTTTTTTTCGCCAGATGAATATCAACGTTTTGAATTACAACATATTTATGTATCTTTGCATCAACGCTATATTGTCTATAAAGGTCATCGAATTTTGAAATTTTCGGAAGACTATGAAAAAGAGCGTAAAAAAACGAAAAACATCCATTGGTCTCGTCGATGGAAGAACAGAACCTTATACCATAAATAATATAAAATTGATAGGGAATACTTTATCCGAACCTATCATATAATGGACATTCAAAATGTGGACGGACTCCACTATCTTTCCACCCTTCCAGATCAGTCCATTGACTTGGTCTTGACCGATCCACCCTACATCATCTCGCGAGAAACGGGCATGAATAGTCACTACAACAAGGTGAAAGAGAACGAAGCGAATGAGGTTGAATTCGTCAAAACCGAAGCCGAATGGGAAACCTACAAGGCGGAACACGAGATTTTAAACGATGACAAGAAAGACCTGTATAGGAGATATGGGTCACTCTACGGAAAGAAATATTGTGTGAAAACCGATTATGGTGCGTGGGACAGCGACTTTTCCATGGAATTGCTCGACCAATTCATCGGACAATACTACGCCAAACTTAAAAAAGGTGGGACGTTGATACTCTTCTTCGACTTGTGGAAAATATCTTACTTGAAAGACCTCCTGGAAAAACACAAATTCAAACAAATTCGAATGATTGAATGGATTAAAACCAATCCACAACCCTTGAATTCTAGCGTCAATTACCTCACCAACTGTCGCGAGATTGCCTTGGTGGGCGTAAAAGGTACGAAACCCACCTTTCATAGCAAATACGACAACGGTATTTACCGGTTCCCCCTTCAAGGCGGGAAAAATCGGTTTCATCCAACCCAAAAAAGCTTAGAATTATTCGAAGCCTTGATTCAAAAACATTCCAATGAAAACGACGTGGTTTTGGATACGTTTTTAGGAGGAGGTACCACGGCTCTTGCGTGCAAACATACCAACCGTCAGTTCAAAGGATGTGAAATCTCCACGGACTATTTTGAACAAGTGATGAAACTGATTTAAACGTCTAGGATACTGAAATGGGGTTTGAAGAAATGTAACATTTTTTCAAACTTCCATCGAATGGCCATATTCGTCCTACTTTTGGAATGAAACTGAAACTCCAGTACTCCTTGCTTGTCTATATACAAGGTAGACGAATTGGTCCATTGGTCCCACGGACGCGACCACGTATATTCATATTTTTCCCATTCAAACGGCGTGGTCAAAGTAATGTGACGTATCGTGTCAGCCTTTTCATTATGATAGAGAATTGGACAGTCGAACGTATAGGTGACAAGCACGGGAAGAATGATTGCAATGTTGGATTGGATATACCGTTTCAATTCGCTTAGCGTCGTATAAGGAATACCTATAGCCTCACAGAAATCTTTTGGTTTCCTTTGACCAATTCCCTGTACGGCTACACCATTGTCTTTGTCCTTGTTTGTTTTTGCGGATAAATGACCTTGAGAGTCAACCCGTGTGAAATCAAAACGACCATTCTTTTCCGCCGTATGTATGTACTTGTGTGACTCAAATAATTTCGCAAGTCTGAGTCTTAACCGTTCTGGGGTTTCTATACTGTACTTATACTTACCTACGAACGGTGTATCATTGGCCCGACATATCGCCATTTCAAACATCTTCCCAGTCCCCTCGGTCTCCAATGGAGGTTGCGTTCCTGGATTCTGAATCCAACGAATCAATTCCTCTTTGGTCTGTCTACTGTGTCGGATCCCGCGTTCTCGACAAATCGCAACTAATGCCTTTCGATTCATCAAACTGTACTCCATTGTGACCATCGAGCCTGGGTTGTTTCATCTTCAATTTTGTACGGTGCAAACTTCCGACAAAAACATTTTGTCTGCGAAATTTCCAGTTGAAAACGGATTGAACAGTGCATTATAATTATGGATATTGACTTTAATAATAGTTTAGCTATTTATATTCTCATATAATTTACAAATGGTCTATTTTCATGTACTTTTATGTCTTTCATATAATCACTATATGTCAAACCAGTTGCTTTATTTTTATAATCATTCCATATTGGATAAAGAGGAACATTTACACTTTTTAATCTAGATATTATAGAATGTGTATCTACATATTGTTTTCCTACTCCAATATCATAAAGAATATGTTTAAAAATATCGATTGCATCTTTTGAAATTATAAAAAATACATCAACATCAGGAAAAGATGTGTTTTCCCAAGAAAAACCAACATATAATTTAGGTAAATCTTTTCTAACTATATTTTTTAGCATAATATAATCTGCTCTTAAAGATATATATTCAATACAATCAGGGTGTTCTTTATATGCATGATCAAGACTTTGATAAAATGCCTCTGCTTGATTCGTTTTTCCAGCTTTAATTTGTTTTATTGTATTTTTTGGAAAATAAAGTTTTAAATTATTATAGTAATCAGGACATTTATATACACATCCTGATATAAAAACATTAAACCCATTTTCTTCATATGGTAATATAACATGTTTTATTATACTTTTCATTATATCATCTTGACGCTTAAATGAGTCTTCTGATAAATCATAGTCTCTTAATTTTTTATGTTTAGTATTATTATGATAAAAACTTTGAGTATTTCTTAATAATTCTCCTCGAAAAACTATGCATACATTCTTTGTAGAATTTTCTTTCATTTGCCCCCCATTTACTGAGAGCTTACTTGCCCTTTTTTGAAATGTCGAAATTTCTGTCCCTGTTCGTTTTGTTTTGGTTTTGTGGCGCAAGTGGCATCGAAAGGGCTGACCCTGACGAACCTGCACGCGGCGCACCTTTTTACTATTATTTCTCATATTATTACTCAATAACATAATTTATCTAATTAAATCAAAGATTGGTACAAAACCGAGCAATTCGTACACAAACAACTTGGCGAGGGTTCAATTCCACTTACACAAATTCTATTTAATCGAAATGATTTGAACAGACTCTACGTCCTATGATATGGACAACTTTATCAAAACCGACGATAAAATAATCAACGCACAACACATTCGATGAAGAAGTTCACGGATTTGGAGATTTGCCAGTCGGGAGGCTGTATCTTCAAAGAAACCCGTCGAGTCTGTAGGGAGACGAGTCCCATCATACCCAATTGAATCACTTGTTTGAAAATAAGTTGTTTCGTATGATTTTTTGTATTTCGAAGGAGGAATGATTCCGGTAGAAATACAAAACTACATCTTCGAATTCATACAACCTCATCTCACCCGTGAGGACTGGAGAACGTGTCGCATCGAAGAATCCAGAACAATTCAACAATTGGTACGGTTACTACAAAACGGAAAACCTCGAAACCAATCGTGGGGTGTACGATACAAGGATTGGTCGTTTTATGAAAAATTAAGGTTTTCTGCGATCGAATCGGACTGGGCGGCGTTGTTTCCGTGTAAGTGTCTTATGTTTCGTAAACGTAGAAAATGGATTCGAGTATGAAGTAACATCACGTTTTTTTGGAACAGATTTCATATAGCATGTCACGTTATAGCCAGTCTCCATAACTATTCCACACCTTGTAACTCCACCAATTGTTTTACTTCGGGATACACAGAATATAATAAATGAGCATCAAGATGTTTCCAAGGTGCGTGACAACCAAACGTACTATCACTAAATACAGTCTCTATTGAAAACATTTTCGCAATTTCATAGTCCGGTTTGGTTACACCTTCATGATTTCTTGAAAAAAAAATATCCTCATTTTCATCATTATGAATATCTGTGTGTAGGATTGACAACATTTTCGACTTTTTACGAAGTGATAATCCACCGTTTCCAACATAATTACATTGTTTTGCAAATTTCATCGTCTTCTTCCAGGGTGATCCTACATAGTCATACTGTAAAAAATCATAAATTAGATGACGATGTTTGTCGAATATCATTGTATCCGTTTGAAATACTAAAAATGTTTCCGTCGGTATATGATCATAAAAACTTTCACTTTTAAACAGACCATTATATTGACGAATTGTGAGATTATCCACCTGTAAGTCTATCAAGGTAATTCTCGATCGATCTTCCATCTCATTTAAGATATTATTGATATAGTCTAAATTTTTGTTCCCATGGAATAGAATAAACGACCACTCAGGAAGATTTTTTAAAAAATTTTGAAGAACAAACGATAGAGCCTTATGTTTTCTTGGTTCTACTATGATCGCAGTATACATATATATATATATATATATATATTAGAACTTTAATTGAACTTTTAATTGGAAAATCCACTACATCTGAACAATACAGGGTGGATTGTAAAGATTCGCCCGAAAATATTATGGGATTGGACTTTTCGATAGAGTGAATCGTGTGTTGGATGAAGGTTCATTTCATATCTTCTCAATACCGTTTTCAAAAGTCGTTTATACATTCTTCTCTTTGTTAGAACCAATTTTGTCAGCTTTGTACTCGGTTTAGCCCTATTTATGTTCCCACATATCACTTAGTTTTTGATAACTGATTGGACTCGTCTCTTTGCAAACACGATGGGTATCTTTAAACAAGGTACATCCATCCGATTTTGTACACACTTCCATGCAATCCGTGAACTTCTTCATCCATCGAATGTGTTGCATATTCACCAGTCTATCGTCCGTTTTAATGAAATCCATATCATAGGATTGGTAGAATGTTTAAATACTATTTGTTAACGTTTTCATAGCTTTTAATCTCTGAATTAAGGTATGAGTCATCTCAAGAAAATGGATACGACCTATTCCAAATGGCTTGGGATTTTTAACCCCTACTCTACCTTTCCTTACAAATTATCCAAATCGATTCCCCAATTTGACATTCAGGCCTATAAACTCAATCCCCATCACCAGCGAGTTTACGATAAATTGTTTATTGTACAGTCTCAATACCTCCCTAGCGGAGAACTCGAAGACCTTCGAGGACAAACCGATATTCCGTACCCCATCTTTATCAAGCCTCGATGGGGACATAAAACCGCATCCAGTAAAGACTGTTACAAAATCAAATCCTACCAAGACCTCGAACCTCATTTTCGAAAAAAAGATATGATGTGGTCCACCTTTCTCAATGCCAAGGAAGGCATGACCGATTTTGTCCTTGTCAATGGTGAAATCGTATACCAATTAACCTACGTGTACTCGGAGAAACAATACGGGTTTGCAGACGTATGGAAACACGTTTCGTCCGACAATGTTCCTCCTTCCGACGTCGTTCAATGGGTCAACAAACATATGGCAGGGTACACCGGTCCACTCAACGTACAATACCGTGATACCATCATCATTGAAGTGGGTATGCGCTTTGCGCGAAGCGGGATGTACATTGAAAGCACAGAAAACAAACCGCTCATCGACGCCATCAACCATATGTGGGAAACCAAAACGTGGATAGTCCGTGAAGAAATCCGAATCCAACCCTTTTACAGTTTCAAATGTTGGTCTCCCATTCCTGTATTGTGTCTTATTCCACAACACGTACTCGACGTATTGATGAATCGGTATGGAGCCATGAACTTTTACGAATACTATTTTGAACCCACTGGAACCCACAGTACTGTATTTTTCCAATTTTTACATCGGGATTTCGATACCGGGATGCGTCTGAAACAGATGATTGAAACCCTCTTGTTAGGACTCAATGCCTTGTATATCACCATGGCCCTACTCACAATAGGAGGCTATTTGACGCATCGACGATACAAACCTTTTCTGGTGGTTTGGATTGCATTGACGATTCTAAGTATGGACAATTCACTCAATATTATTTACAGTCAAGTGAGTCACCAAAAACAGTTTTTATTCTAGCGTCTGCGCGTTCGTTGTCTGCGAGAACGTTTGGTTCGCGATTTTCGACCTCCCGAGAGGTATTTGTTGATTAACCCCGGGTTTTCAGGATCCGAATTTAATACATCCGCGGGTAAAATTGGAGAAGTACCCGTAGTACTGGTCATGTTCATCATTGCTCCATCTTTAAACCTAGCGATGACCGCCTGTCGGATCTCGCCGGGAGGTATAAATTCCATTGCCTGTTTATTTTGGTTCACGGCTTCCATACAAATCTCAAGGGTTTTGCGGGGTTCATATACATATTCTAACGCCCGTCCATCCTTTTTCACGGCTTCCAGACAAATCTCAGGGGTTTGGTATTTTTCGTATACGTATAGTAACGCATATGGGTTTATTTTCACGGCTGCCATACACATCTCCGGAGTCTGGCGTTCTTGGGATACGTATAATAACGCCCTCGGATGTCTTACCACGGCTTCCATACAGATGTCGGGTGTTCGGAGATCGTCGTTGACATAGTGTAACGTCATCCCATCTTTTTTCACGGCTGCCATACAGATGTCGGGCATTTGGTCTTTTACGTATTGTAACACCACCGGGTCATCTCCTGGACCTCGTACCGCCACCCCATTTTGGTTCACGGCTTCCAGACAAATGTCGGGCGTTTGGTCTTTTACATATTGTAACGCAAACCCATTTTGTTTCACGGCTGCCATACAGATGTCTTGCGCATACTCTGTCGATTGGTCTACATATTGTAACGCCAATCCATTTTGTTTGACGGATTCTAAACATATATCACGGTCTATGAATCCTTCGGGTATAAATTTTAACGACAATCCATTTCGTTTCACTAGGTCCAAGTAATAATCATAACGATCAGACATACCCTTTACAAATATTATTTTTATTCAAATGGTTAAGGAAAAAAATAGTACACAAGAGTATGCTTTGTACTCCCGCAATGGTATACGTTGTATTGGCTTGTCTCAGCATTCTTGCGGGTTTAATGGGTAGTATTAGCAGTAAATCGCTCATTGCCAAAGGTATCTACGCCATTCTTTGGACCTGGATCTTAAACTTGTTATGTGAGAAAGGATACCCTACGATTTCTTGGGTTCTCGTCTTCTTACCTTTTATCGTAATGTTTGGTATCGTAGCCTTGGTGTTGGATAAATCACAGAGTCAGACTCAGACACCATCTATCCAAACTCCGTCATATCAGCCATCGTACCCTATGCTGCACCGCTGATGTAATAAAACACCAAACAGACGGCTATACCCGTTAGTATAATCATCGCTGAGTGTTTCGCAATGTCGGACCAACTTGTTTCCATATATTATTCCTACATTTTAATCACAATTAAAAACATAGAGACGAGTATAACCAAACAATGTTCTAAAAAGTCAGAAGTTGGTCAAGTGCAAACCATTGGACGATTACCGGATTAATATATCCATTATATAATGGCAAACGATCTCTATTTCACGATTACCAAAGGTATATTTCTTCTTTTTTTAGCCGTTGGTGGGAATTATATAGCACAGACCTTTAGTTGTAAAACACAAAAATTTTTACTGGAAAATATGTACGCAAAACAAGCAATGGTATTATATATTATTTTTTTTGCGATTGGGTTTACTGATGAATCCAATACATCCCCCTTTGAAAAAACACAAATTACGATTTTAGTATGGATATTGTTTTTGATGTTTACGAAAATGAATCAATTCTTTACAATGGTAGCGTTCAGTTTATTTACATTAGCTTATTACATTCAAACCTATATTGTTTATTATAAAAACCTAAAGGAGAAGAAATATGAAGAGGAAATAACCAAGTTGTATCGAGTATATAAAACACTCGTTACCATGACCATTCTTACAATCGTGATTGGGTTTATGATGTATTTTATTAGTCAATATAATGATAAGAAACAAAATTGGTCAACCTTGAAATTCATTTTTGGAAACGTCAATTGTGATTATCTCAAATACAAGTAGTTTAAATAGCTCTTACGGTTTCGTTTGAATGTGTTCATCAAAATATATTATAATAGTATATAAACGCAACTATATAGTGTACATAATGGATCCGGAAAAGCCGACCCCGAAATACTATACGGATGCCCACCGGATTGCCCAACAAAAGTATCGGGCAAAAAATCGCGACGACTATAACAAGTCTCAACGCGAACTGTATGCCAAACTGCATCAAGATGAAGCATGGCGGAAAAAGTTTAATGAACAATCCGCAAAGAACAATTTGGTTGCTCGTCAAAAGAAACGAGAAGAAATTCTCCAAGAAAACCCTGACCACGTGTTCAAAAAGCGCGGTAGACCACGTAAAACAGAACTTCCTGAAGACGAAAAACAAAACCTAAATATGGCGAAAATATTCATCCAACTCAAGGACACGGAGCCATATCGTGTCCAAGAGACGATTCGTTCGATCCAACTCAAAATGGATCGTCTCACGGAGCAAATGAAACAACTTACCGAACTACAAATTCAAGAAAAAAACAATATACGAATCGGACGATGAAATTGCAAAAGCGGATAAGACCATTCGATTGTCAAAATGTGATATTTTATGTAGTATACATTATGGATATTGCATTCCTTTGTTTAACCTATGAGGGTTCCACTTCAAAAAATACGGAAAATTAATGATTACGAAAGAATGACCGAGATATCTATAAAATTGATGTTGAATGAATATCCCTTCTCACCGCAAAAATGGCTTCTATCGGTGAAATCATGGCAGAAGTCACTCACGAACAAACGGTCATGTATGACGACGAATTACTCTCAGACATCAAGTGTTTGACTGTGGAAGAACTCTATGTTCGACTGGACAAAGAGTTGAAGACGATAGACGCAGCTTCAATATATGCAGAATTACCTTCTAACCCGAAAGAAAACGACCATCATAAGGGTAGAATGAAACAACTCTTGAACAAACATATCGTCTTCGGTTACCTTACGGAACTCTATCGTAGAAATGTATATAGTCAAATGTTTAATCATACAGCGTGGTGGGAATTTGATGAGATCCGTTGTACTAGAAACGCCAACGCAACCAACTGCCACGGTAGACTCATGGAACCCGATGAAGTTCGGCACTCTAATATTTGTTGTGCAAAATGTAGGACAGACCGCGAACCTAT